TTCAACAGCTTATACCTTTAAGATTTCACAGGAAAATTACCGTTATTATTGGCGAATTAAAGTTTATCATTAAAGAAATATTTGACTTTTAATAAAAATTTTGTTATAATATTAATGTACCAAGGGAGAAAAGCTACTTCCGGAAGTTACGGATGCCCGGTTAATCGCGCGTAAGACCAGGGTCACGGTAGGATTGGTACAGAATACTTATTGGGCCGTAATTATAAGTATTCAACTATGCCTCCATCGTACAACGGCAGTACGGCGTCTTCGTAAGGCGCTTATGGCGGTTCGAATCCGTCTGGAGGCTCTATACCAACGGACAAGGCTTTGGCGCATGACTACTTAGGCGAACGTAGAAGATAATCATGAGGAGCAGGCGGAAGTACGAATAAGGAAGCCGCGATGGATGCCACGAATGTGGGTAAGGGTAGGCGGTATGGTCTGAAATAATAGCCATACAGTAATGATTATCGTTATACTACTAAGCAAGTAGAACAGGGCGGTGGGACGCGAGTGGTTGGTAATTATATGGAACTTATCTATCCAGAGTTCCTGCGGTTCAAGGATAGGGTTTGCGGCACCTTAGACCGCAATTATATGCCAGAGTATAGGGAATCAGCAAACCCACTGCACTGTAAATGCAGCGCTCTTTAGCACAGCTGGGGCGGCACCAGCCTCTGGCACCAAGCGTCTCCATGCGCTTACCGTATCCAATCGGCAAAATGGAAAGTCCTGGGGTCTCACAAACAGGGACTATAATGAACGGCGTGAGCGTTTACTCCGATGTATGGAGTAGGGCAATTATACTTTGAAGCCCTTCTTAGATAGGCGCTGCAGAGCCTAACAAAGTATGGAAGCTAGGTGTTGGCTTAGATAACGTTCGCCATAAAGGAACTGATGTACTGTGGGGAGCTTAGGTACATATATGCCTCCCTAATCCAATTGGCAGAGATAGTGCGCTAAGAACGCATACAGTGTGAGTTCGAATCTCACGAGAGGTACGATTGTTGTTCAGCTGACAACCCAGTGGATGGATTTGACGCATCCCGTGCTACTACTGCGAGAGGGTACACGCCTAGGCTTTGCAAGCGCACCACGTACTCATGAAGGTAGCACATTATCTCATGTACCAAGCGTACAAGGAGTTTTCGGATGCGTGAAAGCGCATCCTGCTTCTCCGGCTAGTCTAAGGGACAGAACGTGTGGCTACGGACCACAAAATCGGCGTTCGAATCGTCGGCTGGAGACTTCGCGCGAAAAGCGCTAATTCATTTTGGAGGTACCTATTATATGAATGAACCAAGACTAAAGATTCTACCACCCTGGACAATTCTAGTAAGGAAGCTAGAAGCCCTATTTGACGGTGATCCGCAGATTGCTTTTAATGTTGACTTTAGCGGCGAGCATCCATCTGTTATTCTTTCTTGTAATAATGGAGACAAGGTTGCTGCACTAATGCAGATTCTACCTGAAGAAGTTAATTTTGGCAATGTTACACTAAAGGTAATGGTAGATGGAACTCCAAGCAATCGCGCCTTCAAGAGCAAGGTTGAACTATTTGATACCGCGTTTGCGAAGAATCCCGCCTATGCATATTCTGTATGCCCCGCAGAAGAAGGCTACCAGTGGATTGGCACTACTTATGTTGTATTCAACAATTGCGTAGTGCAGTTTGCTGCAGATAACCTAAATGATTGTCATGGAGTAATTAGTACTCTATATGAGACAATTGCTAGTGAACTTCTAACTGGGCCTGCAACGGAAGGTGTGTTCTTCAATACAAATGTAGAACGTGCAGGACTTGGAATGCCGCTTGGAGAGTAAATAATCGGCTGCTCTCTTTAAACCCATTGAATTGCTGGAAACTCCTTCGGGACAATCAGCAGCCAAGCCTTATATAAGGAAGGTTCAACGACTAGCCGCAAGGCGTACATCACAAGCGATTGGTGATGGAAGTGGTGGGTATCCAAATAGGATAAAGATATAGTCTGAACTTCTATGTAAATAGAAGATGCGTGTAATGGCGCTGGCATAAAGTAGCGATTTATGTTGAACACTTAGTTAATTGGGCCGTAATTAACAACAATTTGGGAAGCGGATGGCTAGCTACCAATACGAGATTAAGGCGCTCTCCCGCCGGCCAAATTATAGAATAATTATTTTTTAAAAAAATTAGTAAAGTGAGAGAAAAAATAGAAGTTTGTTTCCTGTAATAGCACTCTTTATATGGAGGTGAGCGATATGAAAAAATGGGAAAAATTTTCAGATGAAGAATTAAAGACTATCGTTCAAAATAGTATTAGCTATAGAGAAGTTGCTATTAGACTAGGTTACTCAGAAAAAAGCGGCGGGGCCTGTGATTATGCTAGAGAAATGATAAAAATTAAAGGATTTAATACAGATCATTTTTTAGGTCAAGGATGGAATAAGAATAACTTTGATTATGATAGATTTCAATATGGAAAAGTAATTAAAGTTGCCGCGGCTTTACCAGCATTGGTTCAATTACGAGGACATAAATGTGAAAATTGCGGGACAGAAACTTGGTTAGATAATCCAATTCCTTTAGAAATTCATCATTTAGATGGAGATAGATTAAATAATAGTTTAGAAAATTTACAACTACTTTGTCCTAATTGTCATGCTCTTACGGATAATTTTAAAGGTAAAAATATTGATAAGGACAAAAAAGTTGAAGATGAAGAATTAGTAGAAGCATTAAAAAATAGTACAAGTATACGTCAAGCACTTATCTCTGTAGGACTTGCTGGCCGCGGTGGAAATTATGACCGCGCACACGAATTAATCATCAAATATAACATTACTAAATTTCTAAAAGAGCAGTAATGCTCTTTATGCCACTGTCGTATAAGCGGTCTGTACACTGCTCTGAAAAAGCAGAGGATGTTAGTTCGACTCTAATCGGTGGCACGAATAACGGCTAATCTTTGCGGAGATTAGGAAGTATGAAAACCACTTCCGCCGAACTGTCGGTAGTAGCAAACACTTATGCGTAAGTAAAGGCAAACAGTATTTGGGTAGTTTAAGTCAAAACCACGTGCTAGCCGCCGTGATGTTGGTCTGCGACCGGCGCCAACCCCATTATGCGCCATTAGCTCAGTGGTAGAGCACGTGACTTTTAATCACGGTGTCCGCAGTTCAATCCTGCGATGGCGCACACCAAGAAACCGCACAGCGGACCAGACAGGAGCCGCCTTGGTACAATTTGCTTTGTCAGCTTTTCGAGGCCGAGGTAGAAGTACGCGACCAACGCTTCAGGCAACTCCGAGGTTGTAAGAATTGAGAAGGTTGACAGCTTTGAAATTCTAGTTTGACGGAGTATTTGACATTAAATAAAATTTATAGTATAATTAATACGAAAGAAAGAAAGGAGTCCATTATGAGAGATCCGAATCGTATTGATAAGTTTTGTGATGAACTCGCGGAATTATGGCGCAAAGTTCCAGATTGGCGTTTTGGACAGTTTGTTCTTAATATGGAACGTGCTTGTCGTGTAAATACTGGAAAAGATGTTTTCTTTCTTGAGGATGATGAGTTTTTCAAATTCATGCATGAGTTTTTTAAAGAGATAAAACTTGATAATAACTAATCCACCTGATATGGCTGTGACTACAAGGCGCGGAAAGGTGGCGGCAATCTCTAGCCCAGGCAAGTTGAAACGATATACACCCTTGGGATGAAAAGCTCTAATAAGGCAAGATAGAGATATCACGTTAGAATGTATACGATATATGAAATGTAGTCGGTCTCCCTGCGGCCCGTTACGTTATAGGTTTGGCACAGGGAAAACTTTCGGGATGTAGCTCAGTTGGTTTAGAGCGCCTGTCTGATAAACAGGAGGTTTTCGGTAGTTCGAATCTACCCATCCCGACTTGAGGTTGCGACCTCAGGCATCTTATGATGCACGTAAGTTCCGTATACGTCCGAATTACTGCACAAAACGATGTAGTTGATACGGTAGAGAAAATTACGGCGCTATGCTAAGTAACAACGAAACTTGGTGGAGGGGCTTCGTCTAATGGTAGGATTAGGCTCTCCAAAAGCCCAGATGGGCGTCCGAATCGCTCAGCCCCTGCTTAAAGACTCATACAGCAAATTTCTTTTGTAATTGACTTTTAATCAATCTCACAGAATGAGTCTTGTTTTATGCCCCATTAGCAGAATTGGTATATGCGATTGGCTCAAACCCAATGTCTTTTACTGGTTCGAATCCAGTATGGGGTACAATATGCGCTAAGATGTAATTAATTAAAAGAATGAGCGCATATAGGGTACGCGTCAGCTCTATTTTATTAAACAATTTATAATTAGTGGCGCGATGGTGGTTAAATGAGGGTGAGACTCGATAACACCATAAATACTTTCGAGAAATATAGGAAAGGTTTGACGGTCGGCATCCAATCCTATATGCCCGAGTAACCGAATTGGCATAGGTACACGGTTCAGAGCCGTGGTTTTGTGGGTCCGACTCCCACCTGGGGCACATACCTATCATTTCAAAAAGTTTTCCAGTAGGTGTTGTTATGGAAAGCCTCTCGCTACGGTTAATGGTTCAAATTCTGCCGGCAATAAAGCAATAGAGATCCCGCATGGTGAAAGCGTGCCAATAGGATGCTCAGCGAGTTATATGGGCTTGTAATTTAATGGCTAGAATAGTTGGTTTGCACCCAGCAAATGAGGTTTCGATTACCTCCAGGTCCATGTATGTCTAGACTGATGTGAGGGTCTTTCTATCTTCAACCTTACAAAGAATGATAATATTTGAAGGTATGTGCGGCGGGCGGACGTCGGGAGATAAGAAGGCTGGCCGGCCATCCGCAATTATATAGGTTCGAGAATCAGGCGGCTAGATACTGGTCTGCAAAACCCGTCAGATGGGTTCGACTCCCATTCGAACCTCTTATAAAATTTTATTTATTATAATAAAAAGGAGGAGAACAATGACTTTAGATATTATTATTCCTTGTTTTTATCCTTCAGAAATTATTTATCCATGCTTAAATTCTATAAAAAATTAGACAGTCGTCAATGATATTACTGTTATTATGGTGAATGATTGTTCTACAAATACTGAATGTGAGTATATGGATTTAAGAAATGAATTTTCTAAATATTTTAAAATAAAATATTTAAAAACAAGCCATAATAGTGGCCCCGGAGTAGCAAGGCAATTAGGTTTAGATAATGCCACTAGCGATTGGGTTATGTTTATAGATGATGATGATGAGTTGTATGATAATACTTCTGTTGAAAGGCTAATGAAGCAAATAAATTCAAATAATATAGTTTCTGTGAGTGGGCAAAGTATTCATGTAGATTTGGTTACTGGAGCGCAAATTACTCTAGACCCATGGATTCATCATCAAGGTAGTATTTATAATCGCGCTATTTTAAAAGGGTATAATATTCGTTATGATCCAAGATTGTCATTTTTAGATGAAGATACTTGCTTTTCACATATGATATTATTATATACTAGAAAGTATAAACAGATATAGCTGAAAGAACTAATATATAAGAAAAAATGTAATAATTAGAAAATTTGTTCTTTAACTTCAAATAATCTAGTAGAAAAAAAGATATTACATATGATAGGATTATATACAAATGTTTTAAATTATTATATTAATATAAATTGTGAAAAAGATTTTTATACAGAAGCGTATGTATCTATCGCTAATTTACTATTATTTTTATCTACTTTTCCTAAAATTCATTTTACTCAGCAACAGTGTTATAATCTGTTATCTTTTTTAGTTGAATTTAATAGTAGCGTTAATAAATATGACTTACCTCTATCTGAAGAAAGATGCGAAAGTTCTATAGATTTTCTTAAAAAGAGATCTTTTTTTGAAGGAACTAATTTTATTGTATCGTATGATAATGTATTACGATATAAACAAGAAAGTTTAATTTGGATAAAAAATATACTAGAAAAGGTGATCAACGAATGAAAAAATATCCAGTAATAACTTTATGCGGCAGCACACGTTTCAAAGAAGACTTTGAACGCGTTAATAAAGAGCTAACTCTTCAAGGCAACATCGTTATAAGTGTAGGCTGTTTTGGTCATGCAGGAGATTCCTTTACAGACGAACAGAAGGAAATGCTTGATGATATTCATAAGCGTAAAATTGATATGGCTGATTCTATTTATGTAATTAATAAAGATAAGTATATCGGCGCGAGTACCCGTAGTGAAATTGAATATGCAATTTTACATGATAAACCAGTGAGGTATATGGAATGAGAAAAGGCCGTGGAATTGACCATCATTGGCAGATAAGAAAATACCGCGGTGATCTTGCCTTATATGCGCATTGTAAATGTGGATTTGAATACGCTTGTTCTTCTAATAAAATAAAAGAAGACGGTACTTTTAGCTTTGAACAGGAAATTACTAAATTATATTCGTATTGCCCTTGCTGCGGAGCGCGAAAAAAGTGGTATAATAATGTTCCTAAAAAAGTAGAAAAAGAATTCCCTTGGGAATAATGGCAGGTAAACCAGTAAAGCACGCTGGCACCGCCTCGAAAGCGGATGGATCCAATAGGATTGGGGTGCGAGTCCTCTGCCTGTCGCCACGATGCGCGTGACCTAGCTTGGAGCTAGCCCCGACTGGAAATCGGGCGGTGTTGTTAAAGGCATAAGGTTCGATTCCTTCGCGCGCAGAATTATTATACTGGAGCTAATGCATATGAGAAGTAGAGCTGAACGTCGTAAAAATACGTGGGCTAAAATTCATCGAAGAGCAGAACTAGAAATGGATACTGAAGGGGGATATCGAAAGCCTATTTTTAAATATATTCATCAGTATTCTAAAGACAAGCTTCATAATCCTAATAGAGTTTTTAAAACTAATAATAAAGGCAAACATAGGTATAGCCCAAAAAATTATGCTCCATCAAAAAATTGGAGCCCATCCGATCAAAAGAAATTAGACTCAATTAATGAACAATTAAATGGAGTTGATGATTATGAGGAATAGGGCTGAAAAGCGTCATAACGACTGGAAAAAAGCTATTCGTAAGCGCAAAATCGTAGAAGAAGTTTATCAATGGCCAGAAGGATGGTATGATAATCTTCATCAGTACTCCAAGAATAAAATATTTTGCTCTTGCCCCTTGTGTCGGGGTCTAACTAAACATGGCGAAAATAATATTTCTGATAGACGTAAACTTGAAGAAATGAAAGACCAAATATTTGACAACGACGAAAATTTATGATATAATAATTACAGAAAGAGAGATAAGAGTAGATATAAGAGGCAACAAACTTGAGCTTGCAAAACATTTGTAAATCATCTCCTTTCTTTCGCGGCGAAAGCCGCGCTTATCGAGAATGTAGTGTAATCTGGTAACACGGGTGCTTCGGGAGCACCAATTGCGGTTCAAATCCGACATTTTCGACTTTATAGACGGATACAGCATATTAATTACATAATGGATGTGAAGATATACCGTCTAGTTATAGGCCATTACAGCATATCATGTGGTTAAAAGAAAATTTCTATTATAAATTTTTTGAGAAGGTTCAAGCCCTTCAAATTAATGGCCTAGTTTATTTAAATATTCGCTCCGTATCGGGGCCGATAGATTGCCGCGTTGGGAATAGCCCTATTTGAAAGAGGCCGAGTAGTATCCGCAACTCTTCCGCGGCGTTTTATTTTGGAAAATAAAGGAGTTTATCATGGAGACAAAAGTTTGTTCTAAATGTCACATTGAAAAGCCCATTACGCAATTTTATAAACATGGGTTTAATTCTAAAGGTGAACAAACATATCGTAGTGATTGTAAAGAATGCCAACGCAAATATGATTTAATGCGACTTCATAAACAAGCAGAATTTATAAATGCACAAAAACATAAATGTGCAAAATGTGGTGAAACTGATAAAACTAAATTACATTTTCATCATATTGATCCACAACAAAAAGAATTTACTATTGGTAAAATGCGTAATTATCCACTAGAAAAAGTTCAACGAGAAATAGATAAATGCGTAGTATTATGCGCACATTGTCATAAAACTTTCCACAATTTAAATCAATTTCAAGGCATTAGCTTAGAAGAATATTTAAAATCTTAGAACTGTAGGCTTAGAAGCAGCCATCAGCTAAAGAGTTTTCTTTTCTCCATTTGTGCGAAATGTATTATAGGCTTACAATTATATGCCCTATAAGTATGATGTGCGAATGGGTAATAGATAAGAAATTTGGCGTAATAGCACATCTAAAATAAAGGAGAAATTATGGACGATAAATTAAGAGAAGTTTATAACTGTTTAAAGACAATGGATATGATGCTTTATAATTATAGTTGCGATCCGCCCCATGGTGTAATACCATTTAAGTCTACACAAGAAATGGCAAAATATTTTAGACTTATGTTAAGTATAATTTTGCCAAAAGAATATCAATATGCTAAATGACACTATGACGGAATGGTAACGCACCGACCTGCTAAGTCGAGGTTACTTGTAAAAGGGTATGCACGTTCGAGCCGTGCTAGTGTCGCTTATAGTCCCTTAGCGTAATGGTAGCGCAATGGACTTTGACTCCATATGTGTTGGTCCGATTCCAACAGGGACTGCTTTTAGGAGGGATTATTATGGCTAAAGATGAAACTCCGATCTATGAAATCTATGTAATGAGTGAACCTTGGCATTTGGATTCTAATAAGTTTCCAAGCTGTGGTCATCGAGAACGAGTAGGATTTTACTATGAAAAAGATATCGCTATTCGTGCAGTAGAAGAAAATTGGTGTGATTTGCAAGATCATTATGCCCATGCTGCAGAAGTTTGCAAGGTAGAACCCGGTCTTTATTCATTTCCTTCTCGGCGCGAATACTGGTACTTTCTATGGAATCAGCAAAAAGAGAAATTTGAACTCGCGCGAAAACCTAAGCTTGAAGGATGGGAGGTAGAGTCTTGAAACTTTATACATCCTATTGGGCGCAAGTGCGTAATTTTCCAAAAAACCTAGTCGGTCTCTCAACAACTATATGGAACCCGCGCTGGAGAAAAATAGGAAAAGACGCGCGCGGAGTAATATGCGTTGATTGTCCTCCATTTAAGCCAGGACATAGTTGTGATGGTTTATGTAATGGAAAATGTAATCCCAAGCATCCAGAAGATTGTTTGTTCCTCCAAAATTATAAAGCTCAACTTGATAAAATTAATCCAATTACAATTCAAAATAGTTTAGGGAAACTTGCTACACAAATTTGTCGTGATGAGCATCTTTCAGATGTAGATTTTGCTTTTCTCTTTTATGAAACTCCAACTAATCCTTGTAGCGAACGCGTAATGGTACAACGCTGGTTTAAGGAACACAGATATGAAATCGAAGAATGGCATCCTAATGTTTGACTTTATCAAAAATTTCTGGTATAATATAGGTACAGAAAGGGGAGATAGAGATGCGTAAGTATAGCATGAAGTCTCATAAGCGTAAAAATCATCAGCGATGGTTTAATCAGTATGTACGCTATATTAATAAGACTATTGAAGATGATGATTTGTGGCTTGGGCGCTTCTGTGTAAAACAGAGACGTACAAAAATGGAATGGTTTGAAGATGGTAGCGGCGGTCTCATGACCGCGGAACTCATTATGTGGGACAAAAAAACTAATATTGTACGTGTTGGATGCTATAGTGGCCTTGATATGGATTGGCGCTTTTGGCATGACTTTAACGATTTCATCATCGAAGATTGCAAAGTCTGGGAAGAGGTTCCAGATGTACGTATAAATCGCATCGACTATCGGAAGGAGAAAAAGTAATGTTTTATAAATATACCGTTAGTTATTATGATAGGCATATTGATGAAGAGCAAACTGATACTGGCATTGTTTTTGCTTCTAATTTTGGTACAGCTTCCGCGCGAGTAGCTAAGGAATATGGTGAAGACGTATATGAAGTGACCATTCGTGAAATAATTGTAGAAGAGAATAGCTTTTGTTTAAATAAAGAAGATATTGATTATGCATTTTCGCATGATGAATAAGTAAATGCCGCAGGAAGGGGATGCGGGATAAAAATATCAACCATCCTTGACATAGCCAAGAATCTGAAATTGGTTACAGTTATGTATTGAGACCTATAGCCCTATTGACTCAATCGGACTATGCGTGAATGGGGAAAATAACCAAATAATCGGGATCTTATATATCACTCCTGCGGGTAGTAGATAAGGACGTGGCTACTAAATGAGTACACCTGTTACTTTCAGGGGCGCAGGTCACGTATAAGATTTCTGTTCAGCCCACCCGATGGCGTAATAACCCTAAAAGAGTCTGAAACGCTAGGCAATCGAGTACGCGGCCAGCTCGTTAAATCGGCCTCAGAGGTACCAGTCACTCTGTATAATAACGACTGTGTATCATAGGTGTAATGGCGGCGGCACCTAAAATCGCCACCCTACGGCGCCAGTGGGATAATGCCTAAAGCAAAAGTCGCCCCATTAAGACTGGCAATCATAATCGGCGGCAAGTTATACTTGTCGCCATTTTTTTATTTGACTTTTTTTAAAAATTATAGTATAATTTTTATGTAAGGAGAGAGGAAAAATGAAAAAAGAAAAAAAGAACCGTAGTAACTTACCAGAAGAGGAAATGACAGGTATCATTCGTAAAGATAAGAAAAAGATAACACCATGTCAGTGTCCCCATTGTGATGCAATATTTTTATATCACGGAGACATTAGTCCTAATCTCGTTCCATGTCCTAATTGTAATGATTCATATATATGGAAATTTTGGACTATTAGCCCTATAAAGTATAAGTTTTTACGGTATTGGAGGATGCGTGATGGGAAAGCTTAATGATCTCTTTACTAAAGATTATAGCGCCTTGATTGAGAAATGGCGTAAACAATATAAAGAAGAACGTCATTGCTTTGTATGTAAGCATTGTATTGATATTTCTGATACTTGGAATACTTGCCATACGTGTGAATACGGCGGTCTTTTACCTGATGAACGTACATGCTTACTTTGGGAGGAGATTGAAGAATGAATCTTGACATTTATACTGAAGAAATGAGCAAGTCAGCATGGGATAAAGCTTTCTTTATGGATAAGATTCCCGGGGCAAAATGTGTAATTGATTTTGGTTGTGCCGACGGTGCAATGATTAGATTTTTAGCACCGTTATTTCCATCTGTTGAATTTTTTGGTTATGATATTAATGACGAACTCATTGACATGGGCGAACAGGCGCTACCAGAAGAAAATAGCAATGTATCATTTTGGCGAAATGGAGAATTACATAAGATGATACATTGGATAAAAGATTGGTATTCCATGAATGAAATTTGTATCAATTTTTCATCTGTACTGCATGAAGTTTTCTCCTCTAGCCCCAGTGGTAAAGAAACTATTCGGTGCCTTGTCGAAGAATTGCGGCCGAAGTACATTACCATCCGAGATATGTATTGGCACGCGGCTCCTGATGTAAATATGCTGTGTAGCGCAGAAAATAAAATTCGTGCACAGGTAGAAGAAAAATATCTCAGCGACTATGAAGCTACTTTTGGTTTTATGCACTCTCCTCAGTCCATTACTCATTTCCTTATGAAATATCAGTGGAAAGACAATGGATGGGAAGATGAAATGAAAGAAAACTATTTTTCCTATACTATTAAGGATTTCCTCAATACTATGTGTCAATGGCAGTATACTACTATATTTGAATCTCATTATCAGCTTCCTTATCTCACTGAGAAATGGAAAAAAGAGTATGGTTTCTTCGTACCAGAAGCGCATACTCACGCACAGTTTATTCTTAGGAGGAATTAATAATGGCGATTTTATATATTCTTTGCGGCCCGAGCGGTTGCGGCAAAAGCACTTGGCGCGATGCCTTTATTGCAGAGCATAGTGAACAGGATATTCGTTATGTATCTCGTGATGAAATTCGTTTTTCTATGCTCAAAGAAGGCGAAGACGAAGATTATTTTGCCCATGAGAAAGAAGTTTTTAAGAAGTTTGTCGGCACTCTAGCTCAGACTCTTAATGACGGATTTGACGTAATTGCGGATGCTACTCATCTTAATGAGTTTTCGCGCAAGAAGCTTACCAATGCGCTTGATCGTATTGGCGTAGATTATGAAATCAAATATGTAGTATTCTACACCTTGTATACTGAATGCTGTGAGCGGGACGCAACGCGTGAAGGTATGGCATATGTAGGCCCTGATGTAATTTGCGGAATGTTTCGCTCTTTTAAGGCGCCGACTCTTGAAGAAGATCGCCGCGCCACGGAAATTATTGAAGTAGGGAATAAGAAGGGGGATTTTTCCTTTATGATGAATCCCTACTGGAAGGAGAAGTAAAATGAGTGAAATTTGGCTCACATCGGATTTGCATCTAATGCATAATAAACCATTTCTATATGAACCGCGTGGTTTTACTTCTACTGAGGAAATGTGTGAAGCTATCGTAGAACGTTGGAACTCAGTTGTAATGGACGAAGATACTGTTTATAATCTGGGAGATATCGCACTTTCGGACACCGAGGCCGCAATCCCGTATATTCAACGTCTAAAAGGGCATCAGATTTGGCTTAGGGGCAATCATTGTACAGTCAATCGTGTTACTCGTATTCTTGAAACTTGCCCTAATATTTCTCTTCTTGCGGGAATGGATAGCTCCTATGCAACAGTAATCAAGTCTGGGAAATGGAACTTTTATCTATCGCATTATCCCACTTTAACTGGGAATAACGAGGCTTGGCGTAAAGTAGTTAATCTTTGCGGCCATAGTCATACCCAAGATAAATGGGCAGATTGGGATAAGATGTGCTACCATGTAGAGATGGATGCCCATGATTGCTATCCAGTAAATTTAGAGCACATCAAATATCAAATTCAAAAGAAACATTTGACTTCTTTTGAAAATTGAGTTATAATAATTATGTTAGAAGATAAGAAATGTTTAATTGGCAGTCCATGTATAGAATGTGTAGAAACATGCGGCTATCGCAAAACCTACAGCCGTGACAACGGCCAAGATGAAAAGGAGAATGAAAATGAACGAACTACTAAAGAATCTAAAAACTGAAACCAATTACCACTATACCGAGAACGGCGCCCTAACCCATAAGTCTACTCTTAATAAGGTACTGGATATGTTTGCTATGGGCGGTTCTATGCGAAATCGCTCTGATGATGACGTTATTAATATGTTCAAGCGAGCATATGAAGAGGATAAGACTCTCGCACTGAAATGCCTGTTCTATCTGCGTGATGCGCGCGGTGGTGCGGGCGAGAGACGATTTTTCCGTGTTTGCATCAAATGGTTGGCTGCTCATTATGAACAGGAAATGGAGCATCTAATTCCTCTGGTAGCAACTTATGGTCGCTATGATGACCTCTTTGAGCTATTCGGCACTCCTTGCGAAGCCGCGATGATGGGATATATTTTCCATGTCCTTAGCAAGAATGAAGATCATCTTATTTATAAATGGATGCCTTCGATCAACGCATCTTCTAAAGAAAGCAAGATTCGTGGGCGTAAATTCGTGCGCGAATTTGGCATGACAGAACGTCAGTATCGTCAGATGCTTTCTGAAGGCCGTAAAGCCTGCCATTTGGTTGAAACTCTTATGAGCCAGAATCAGTGGAATCAGATTGCATTTGATAAGCTTCCTTCTCGCGCGGGACTTCTGTACAAGAACGCCTTTATGCGGAGAGAAGAAACCCGTGAACGCTATGCTGAATTTATGAATAGTAAGGAAACTAAGGTTAATGCTGCTGTTCTTAATCCAGTAGAAATTGCTCATCAGATTTTTACCCATCATTGGGCTAGCCCTGAAAAGACCGAACGTCAGGCTTGGCAGAAGTATTGGGATAATCTGAAAGATTATTACAATGGCCGCGAAGAGCCTGGCATTGCAGTAGTCGATGTCAGTGGCAGTATGAGTGGTACTCCTATGGAAGCCGCAGTTTCTATGGGCGCTTATATTGCTGAGCGTGGGAAGGGGCCGTTCCATAATCACTTTATTACCTTTAGCGCCAAACCGCAGCTTGTCGAGTTTGAGGGCGTGGATATCTATGACAAGTTTATGCGCGCGACAAGGGCAGACTGGGGGCAGAATACGAATCTTGAGGCAGTATTTGACATGCTGCTGAAGACTGGTCTGCGTAATCATGTGCCAGATGCCGAAATGCCGAAAACAATTTACATATTTTCAGATATGGAATTTGACGACGGTTTGATTTGCGGTACATGTACCACTGATTACTGGGGTCGTATTCGTCCTATGAATCGCTCACAGATTGATACGCTTATTGAAGCTAAGACTAAAGAGTGGATGCGGGCAGGATATACAGCGCCAAGAGTAATCTTCTGGAATCTCGATGCCCGGCAGCCCAATATTCCCGCTATTGGCCCTGGTTTCTCCTATTGCAGTGGTTTCTCTATGAGCGCGCTTGAAGGAGTACTTTCCGGTAAAGATGGCGTTGAAATGATGCGAACTGTACTAGAAGGAGAGCGCTATGCGCCAATTTCTAGTGTTCTATAAATTCTCTCTCTTTCTGAAAAGTCAAGCAATCAAATGCTTGACTTTTTTCTTATTTTCTGATATAATATTTATATAAAGAAAGGAGTAAGAATTATGGATGTATATGCAGCAGTAAAACGGCATCATGAGCTTGTGGCTGAGCGTGGCTATAAATGCCTAATGACGGTACTTATCGGATCCCAAAATTATAGCTTATCTGATGAGCATAGTGATATCGACACTTTCACCTTCGTATTTCCAAGCTTTGAAGATATGGCATTCGCGCGCGAACCTAAAAGCGGCGAATTCGAAGTAGAAGATGGTAAGTGTATGTATAAGGATATTCGTCTCGCGCTTAATCTTCTAAAGAAAGCATCTCCAAATAGTGTTGAATGCTTCATCGGACAATATCGCTACTTTGAGCCGCATTATGCTGATGTTCTTAAAAAGTATCTATGGAATGATACCTATATGAATGATATGGTGCATTGTAACTATTCTCATATGCTTTATGCAATCGCGGGTATGTCTCATCAGCTCACTAAACGTAATATGCCTGCGGGAAAGCGTTATTCACATGCACTTCGTATGTCTGATATGATGGATACTTATATCACTACTATTGATTACCGATATCTGTTAGACTTGCTTCCACTGCATCGTGATGAAGCCTATACTGCAAAGCGCGATACACGCCAAGGAGTTGAAGAATATTACAATCAGGGATGTGAACTTATTGCGACACGGCTTGAACGTCAACGTGATGAATTTATTCTTACTCCTGATAAAGCCGAGGTTGAAAAGCGCGGCATGAAGTTAATTGAACAGTTTCAAAAAGAACTGTTTCTAAAATATATTAAAACCGAGGTAATGAATGGAAATTAAGATTCACGCAGGACAGCGTGTCCTGTACAAGCACAATGGACAATGGTGCGTTGGAAAACTTACAAATCAAATGTCACCAGAGCTTACTGAAAAGGGATTATTTGTGTTTGTTATTCCTAAAGATTATATGGATGCTGAGGAAGTGTCATATTTACATGATGTAGAAATTAATGATTTGTTCCTAGAAGCAATCCCAGTAGAAGATTGGATGGCTCAATATGGTTATCTAATGCCAAAAGAAGATTATATTAATTTTATTAAAAGCGAAGAGTTTGATAAAAACACTGAACGTGCATATGTATCAGATGGAGAATACTATTATTACAATGTAAATAAATATAGCGAGCAATGGCTTAATAAACAGCCGTTTGATTATATAGTGAGGGAAGAATGAAACCAAAAATTACTTGGAAAAAATTTATCGGACATTGGAGAACAGTACGAATGCATCGTAAATGGGTACGATATTACTGTCGTCTTGCGGGTATTCCTTGGCGAGGATGGAAGCATGACTTATCCAAATATTCGCCAACTGAGTTTTTGGAATCTGTACGCTATTGGACGGGCACTCATTCTCCTATTGAAGAGGCAAAGAAACAGCAAGGATACTCCCGTGCTTGGCTACATCACCGCGGCCGTAACCCACATCATTGGGCATATTGGGCAGATAACTTTAGTGAGGGTATGACAATTTATCCAATGCCTAAAGATGACTTTGTAGAAATGGTATGTGACTTTCTCGCGGCGGGACGAGCATATGGCGGAGACATGTTTTGCTATTCAGGAGAACGTACCTGGTGGCTCCATGAACGCGAATATGGCTCAAGAGCGATGAACAAAAAAAATAAAGAAATGCTTGATATTATTTTCTCTGACTTGGAATATGCAGAAAATCATATGCTTAGCGGATGCCCAACAAGTTTACTAACAATGGGGCCAGAAGATTTAATTAAAACTGGTTATATTCAAGAAGTATGGAGAGCAAATAAATGACCTGGTTAAAGAAAGAAATCATGCAAAATGATATTCTAGCTATCGCAGAACAAGGCAGAATTATGGCAAAAGCCGGTAATCCTTTAGTAGAACAACTAAGATGTGTATATGCATTAGAAGATAATAAAATTATCTATATGATTCCCCTTCTCGATTATATTGATAATCCGCCCGAAAATATTACAAAATTTTACCTATGTCAAATGGCTTCCTAACCATTTGACTTTTTTTTAATTTATGATATAATTTTTATAGAAAGAGAGGGAAGAAAATGGTAGCTAAAACTTATCAAAGTTTGGAAATTCAAGGAGAGCCCTTTGAAGAAAACAAACGGTTATATGTCAATGTCGTTACTAAAAATGGCTTAAAGAAAGTACGCTGGTATACTGATGCTGAGTATCAGCGCATGTATCCAAACGAGCCAGTTGTAGAGAAGGATCTTATGGATTTTAATGCGCGTCATGCTTTTGGCTTTGGTGAAAAGGGCTATATTACTATTTACAAAGGTGACAAAGCCTTAATAGAGAGGTGGGTAGAAAATGACCGTACTAATATTTGGTATAATCTTACTTTTGGGTATTATACTCCTAGCAAATTCCCAACGCCCGAAGTTTTGAACGGCATCGAGCCTATTCAATTAAAATGGGAACAAGTAAAAGACCATGATGATAGGATGAAGCCGCATGAAGAAGTTGCCAAGCTTGTTAATAGCCTTATTGGCGTACACCCTCTTGCGAATAATAGCACCTACCAAGGAAAAGAAAACGACTGGATTGAAGAAGAAGTTACTATTAAAGAGAATATTGCGCGCGAAGATCATTTTGGTGAAAAGCATACGCACTTTATGCGCGATGCCGAAGGTAATACTTACGTGTGGGAAACAGGCACCAAAAATTTTGAAACTGGTATGGTTATTAAGTTGAGAATGAAGGTCAAGGCGCATAAAGAAATTAATGGAGAAAAATGTACTGTTGTTTGGTACTGTAAGGTTGTATGATTATTTTAAGTAATTACTATAGAGGACTAGTTTGCCGCTGCAATAATTGTGGCGCATTACTTGGATACGGGCCCGAGGATGTACACAATAATTCCTATGTTACATGCCCGCAATGCAGATTTGAAATTTTAACTAAAATGCAACTTGATTATGATGGACTAGTAAAAGAGGAGAAAGACGATGGCGAAACTGTGGTTCGGTAATTCATTTGGCAAAAAGAGGGTAATTGCAGAGTGTAATACCTTTGCGGAAGTAATGACTGAAATTGATAAGTTTATCGCTGATGCTAATGATAGATGGCCGAACAAGAAACCGTTTAAGAGATATTATACTCGTATCTGGAACGAGAATGGGCAGTCAGTTTTTGATGTAGGTAGCCACACTGAATTTTTCTACTTCAACTTACTTTATCCAGAAGATGAGCATGGATTTGTAAATGAAGATGAGGTATTCAATAGATGATTGTTTCCGCCGCAGTTCGTATTTATGATAAGAAGCAAGATAAAGAAGTTATTCTTCCCGTACACCGTCATTGTGACGCTTTCTACATTTTAAAGGAACTTGGATATTCTCCAAAAGATTTTATTTCAACACAAAAAGATCAGGGTTTCCTTGATGAGAAAGATAATTTTTATACACGCACTGAAGCATGGAATGAAGCATATAGATGTAATCAGCTAATGATTATTGACAATACTTCTAAAGAATTATTTAGTGAGGATTTGTGGTAATGAGCAATGAATTTAAAGATTACTTATGGGATACAATAAGCGATCTTGTGCTTAATTCAGGCGTGATGGATAAGATTGAAGAAATACCTAATCCATCGTATAATAAAACCTATGTCCACGGATGGAAGAATGGGCAAAAGGTTTTGTTAGAAGTTTGGTTTGATGATGAACTTGAAGAATGGAAAATTGAACACAGGGAGCTAGATAAATGAAGAAAATTATAATTATTCTGTTGTGTATTGCAATGTGCGTTATACTTTCTGGATGTACACAAGTTTATAAATCAGAACAAGAAAGTTCCGCTACTTCTTATGCCATGATTCTCATGCCAGATGGTTCAATTATTAAAGGCGAGTTTAACGCCCTTACTCGCATTTCTAATGGATATGCAATGATAAAAATTGATGGTATTAGATATTATACTAATGAATGGCGTATTGTAATTTGGGAAAAAGATATTTGACATTTTCTAAATTTATGATATAATTATTATATAAGAAAGAGAGAAAGGATGATTTAAATGCTGAATAAAAATCAAGAGCGTGAACTCGCTTATGTAGTCCTGATTGATGGCATTGAACCGATTCCTGGCTATGACCGTGTAGAACATGCTATTGTTGGCGGTTGGCGTGTAATTGTACAGAAGGATCAGTTCAAAGTTGGCGATCCTGCTATCTATTTTGAAATTGATTCTCGTGTTCCTTCTGATCGTGAATGTTTTGCTTTTCTTGAAAAGCGGCATTATAAGGTAAAAACTTTGAAGATGTGCAAAACCCTGTCGCAAGGCTTGCTCATGCACGCTTCTGATTTTGGTTGGACTATCGAAAATAGTACTATAGATGACCATCCTGTAATTATTGATGATGAGAATAAACCTCATTATGTGACTGATGATTCTCGTTTCCTCACCAAGAAACTTGGTGTAACTTATGCCGATGACGAAGATAATACTCGAAAGGCCGCGCCGGTAGATAAGTATAAGAAAATGACTCAGCGGCGTCCGCATATCTTTAAGCAGCCTTGGGCGCGCTGGATGATGCGCCGTGAATGGGGTCGTAAAGTTATGTTTTTCTTCTTTGGTAAGAAGAAGGATAAGAAGAATGGGTGGCCGAGCTGGGTACAAAAAACAGACGAAGAAAGAATAGAGAATATGCCTTTTGTGCTTCAGAACAAGAATCCTTGGATAGTAACGGAGAAATGCGATGGAAGTAGCACTACCTTTACTATGAAGCGTGGAAAGTTTAAGAAAAAGGACTTTTATGTATGTTCCAGAAATGTATGTTTTGATAGCGTAGATAAACCATGCTATTATGATACTAACATTTATTGGGAAATGGCGCAGAAATATCATATGTTTGAAGTGCTATCTAAACTTCTTGATTCTATGCCCGGAGCAGAGTGGGTAACGATTCAGGGTGAAACTTATGGTGAAGGAGTCCAGCGTAATACTTATGGACTTTCCGGTCATGATTTTATGGCTTTTAATCTGATTACTTCTAGTAAGGGCCGTTGGAATAGTTGCGCTATGAAGAAAATCCTTGAAAAAGATTATAACATCCCTTGTGTGCCTATTCTTGATGATAACTACATTCTGCCAGATACTGTAGAAGAACTTCGTGAATATGTAAATAGCCAGCCTTCAGTTATTGATGGCGAGATGAAAGAAGGTATTGTGTGTCGGTCTCCCGATGGCATTCATTCTTTTAAGTGTGTATCGCCAGAATATTTGCTTAAATATCATAGCTAAAAAAAATATTTTTATGGAAGAAATTGATGAAGTTCTTCATCTTCATAACCACTATTTTTATGGATGAAGAACTTCATCAAAATAATTTTAGGATGTGATATTATGGGTAAATTTATTGATTTAACTGGAAAAACTTTTAATCGTCTTACTGTATTGTATAAAACCGATAGAAAATAGGGTAATGATTGGATATGGCATTGTAGATGTGAATGCGGAAACGAATGTGATATATGCGGTGCTTCTATCCGTTCTAATAGGACTAAGTCTTGCGGATGTTTAAAGCAAGAAAAAGATAAGATGCCAAAAGGCAATGTTAAAGATGAAATTGGTAATAAGTATGGGCATCTTACAGTAATCGCTCGTGCTGGCAGTAATGAAAATGGATAGGCTATGTGGGAATGTGAGTGTGATTGCCCAGCGAAAACGCATATCATCGTACTAGGAAACAATTTACGCCGCGGACATACCCAATCCTGCGGATGTGATAGACGCTCTCATGGAGAATTAAAAGTAGAACAATTATTGCGTGAAAATAATATACTATTTATACAAGAGTATAGACCTTTTAAGTTCTCTTCTGGCGCGAATGCTTCATTTGACTTTTATGTAAATAATGAATATATTATTGAATATGATGGAGAAACTCATTATCAATATAATTTACATGGGTGGCACGACGAAGCACAAATGAAAGCACAGCAGGAACGGGATATTATAAAGACACAGTGGTGCAAAGATAACAATATTCCGCTAATTCGTATTCCATATTGGCATTTACAAGATTTATGTATAGAAGATTTACGATTAGAAACAAGCAAATTTATTATCTAACATGAAGATTGCTGAAATATCATGGGATAAGGAATAAATGATGAATAAATGTGATAAATGCTCATACTTTAGAGATCAATTCGGTAATTTTGTTATGTGTATAAAAACATCGCGCTTTATAGATTGGGAATATTGGAATAACATAGAACCGGAAGATTGCCCTTTAAAGGAGAATATAGATGACGAAAAACGAAGTAATTCGTATTCTTAAAATCGAACGTGAATGCATCAGCCGCGATTGTGATCGCAATTGCAGCGAATGCGACTTAGTTCAAGAACAAGAAACCCTATTAGATGCATATAATAGCGCAATCGCGCTTTTGGAGGATAAAAATGAGTAAAGAAGCACTAATTATGAAGTATCAAGCTCGTATCAATCTATTGAACTCGCGCGATCCTGAAGGTAATCGTGGTATTGTACACAAACTACAGAGAAAAATAAGGAGACTTGAAAAATGAAGGAATATGGTAAACTAATTATTATTGCTTTGGTTGCAATTGCGATTTTAGGTACAATTATTGATGTTTTCAATCCCGGCTATGGCTGGTTTGCTACCGTTCAAGCAGGACATGTTGGTGTAGTTGAACGCTTTGGTAAAGTACGAGAATCTACATTGCAGCCTGGATTCCATTTGACTAGTTATTTTGAACATGTACGGCCAGTAGATATCCGAACGCAACGGCATAATTACGTTACAGAAGCATTTAGTTCAGATATCCAGCAAGTTGGTTTAACTATTGCTGTAAATGAAAATATCTCGCCAGAAGCCGCATATAAACTTTATACTACTGTTGGAATGAATTATCTTGAAAATCTGCTTGAACCACGACTTATGGAAAACGCAAAGGTAGTTATTAGTAAATATACTGCCGAATCACTTATTGCTAATCGTGAAAAGCTGTCTTCAGAAGTGCTTGTAAAAATGCAGGGAGACATGGCTCAGTATGGCATTATTGTAACTGCTATTTCAATTGAAAACATTGATTTTACAGACCAGTATGAAGCTGCAATTGAAGCTAAGCAAGTTGCTACACAGGAAAAGCAGAAAGCTCAAACTGAACAGGAACGTATGACTATGGAAGAAACTCAGCAGGCCGAACGTAAGCGTATTGCCGCACAAGCCGCCGCAGATGTGCAGAAAATTAATGCAGAAGCAGAAGCATATGCTGTAAAGATTCAGGCTGAAGCGCAGGCAGAGGCAAATAAGAAGATTAGTGAATCTCTAACTAATGAACTTATTAATTATAATCAGGTTAATCGCTGGGATGGAAAACTTCCTACTGTAACCTCTGGCGCAGTCCCTATTCTTAATCTTAATAATGCCGAGTAAAACTCGGCTCTTTTTTGTTTGACTTTTTACAAAAATTATAGTATAATTTTTATATGAGGTGAAGATAATGGCTTGGTATTGGTGGATTGTAATTATTTTAGTCGGTATTTGGATTATTAAAACAATGTAAAAGGATGAGTAAAATGCACGATATATTTTTCTTTACTGATGTACATGGAAATTATGAATTATATAAAGCCGCAATAGAGTACTGTAATAAACAAGACCCAGAAGCAATGATTGTATATGGCGGCGATGCGTGTGATCGTTGCCCAGATGGATATAAGATTATGCAAGAACTTCTCGATAATCCAAAAATAGTATATCTTAAGGGCAATCATGAAGATATGTTTGTTCATGCTGCACGTTTTATTATCAATGACTATAAAGACAAATTAGAGTCGAAAATTATTAAAGATTATCTATACGATGCTTACGTAAACATACCTCAAATTCAGCTTTCAATATATAATGGTGGTTTTGATACATTGACTAGTTGGATGCTAGATGGAATGCCTAATGATTTTGTAAGTAAAATTGATAAGCTGCCGCTTACTTTTAGTACAGATACAATTGATTTTTGTCATGCAGGTACGATTCCTAAAATCTTTAATCGAGTAGCTCAAGATGAGTATGAAGGAGAAATTCCCGATAAAGAAGATACTGAATTAATTCTATGGGATAGGAATATGCTTGGGTATGGGTGGGCGCCAAATCGTATATGTGTATATGGGCATACTCCTACGCCGTACTTGCCTGCAAAGTATTACGGAAAGGATAAGAGTTTGGCAAATGCACATCCTTGCAAATATATCGGTAATTTAGATGAACGATTCGACGGCGCGAAAATTGCTATGGATGTGGGGACTGCCCATACTAACAAGTTATATGTGTTGAATTGTCTTACTATGAAAGCGCAGGGATTTAAAGATTTAAATTTTGACAGTGAAGAAAAAAATCATATCATTGAACAAATTGAAGTAATTCAATTGTAATATTAATACTTATTTTTAAGGAGAAGCCATTCGAAAGAATGGCTTTATTTTATGGAGGCGAGATATAAGCATGGATAGGACTACATTTAATCAAATAGGTAATCTTGCCTTTTATGATGGGTGGAAACCTAACTATATATATTTTAAGTCATTACTCACCGCTGGAGAAACTTATAGTGATTCTGCAAATAATAGATGGAGATCAGATTTGGCTTCGCCCATAGCTGATCGCGCGATAGCAGACGCTACTGCACGTTCTCATCTGAACGGATTATCTGAGAAAGAGGCATCCACTGCTATGCTCGAACGTTTTAATAAGATTTGTACATTTTTACAGAATGCAATTACTTATGAGCGCAATAATGAAATTAGTTATTTTAGATAGAAATATGAATAGTTAAAGAATGCCTTTACTCCTGAAGAGCAAAAAATTATTCCTTAGTTAGCAGAATTATTTGAAATGTTTAATCCAGATAATACTCAGGAATTTAGTTATACAAAATTTATTACATTAATAAACGTACTTTAGCATGGATTAGATCAAACTAAAGTAATTGTTGACTATGAGCAGTAGCACCTTTCAAAGATTGATAATGCAATAAAAGAAGTAGTACAAGCCCGTGATAACCAAATAACCGGTTTAGGCACTAAACAAAAAAAATCTTTGAAAGAAATTCAAGAAATGGTAGAAAAGAGTCATCAAAAAATTGAAAATGAACTAACTGTTGAATATTTAAAGCATGGCTCATTTGGAAGTAGAGACGCTTCTGGAAAATATCATAGTAATGTGCGTGGAGTGTAGGCGCATTTTGATTTTAAGAAATTTCATAATTCTATAGATGTAGAGTTGGCACATTGGATAACCAACACACTTAAAGATATTATTCAAAATGGCGATTTGGTAGATAGACTCGCTTCAGTATTGCAGTCTAATTACCCAGTAGATGGTAACTTTTATAATCTGTCACGCGAAGTAAAAGCCAAGATTATTGATGCGGTTTAGTCATACGGTATAAATAACTTAGCTAAAGCATTAAAAACCCGAGTGACAAGTAAATATGCTAAAGAAATTGCAGAGAACATTGCCAACAATCCAAATATCTATAATACATAGTCAGCCTATAATATTAAAGGATACTTTGATAATCATGGACAATACGGGAAAATTATAGAATTATTCGAAAATGTAAAATAGATTTCAGATCTAAAAGAAAAAAGTGCAACTGGCTTATATGATGCAATTAACAAACTAATAAAAAACTTAAATAGCAAAAAATGGCTACCAAGTCAAGATTAGACTTAGCTACAGCAAGTATTCGCAAGTAACAAATAGTGGGCTGGAATTGAAGAAATGGTTAATTTTATTCATAAGATTGAGAAAATGCAAAAAGAATTAAATAAAATTCAAGAGAAATATGATAAAGGGATATTACAATTAAATGAAATTAGTGGAAAAACCTTATCAAGTGGAAATAAAGATAAAAATCATATCGAGGTACAACTAGAAGTTGTAGATGATAAAGTAACAATACGCGCAAATGAAAAAGGAAAATCATCGCTTGGCTCAGCTATTAGTTCAATTTCGACTTTTAAACGCTTTGGATTGTAGTCCTTTAATCCATCGGATTTAGAAGGTGCAATCTCATCATTAAAAAAAGCAGCTTCTTAGTCTTTACGAGACAAACTTGTTCAGAGCTTAGAAGCAGCGATGCAATCTGATAAATTTGGATTATCGGAAGGAGAATTGTTGAAATCAACTTCACAAGGACTATAGAATTTAAAAATTAGTATTGGCGGCCCAAAATTAAGTGAAATTACAGCAGGCCTTAACTTCCGCCAACGAGGTAATGACTTAATTGTTGATTGGACTGGCAGTAATAACGGAAAAAATGACGTAGTTTCAATTACGATTGATGTTAATAATGTTAAAACACATATAGATGTATTATTTAATGATAGACTTGAAGGAGTAGTAACGTCAGTGACGAAAAATGATATTATGTCCGCACGAGAATAGTATTTAACCGCAGTTAATGACGCTTTTGATAAAGCAGTAAAGAAGAATACTACTAAGAATGTTGATAAATATACTATCTAGGGTAAAATTTTTTAGGATTAGAATGACGAAAAAGATAAGCAAGTAACTGATGCAATGGAACAATTGCAAACATTATGGAAGAAAATAGATAAAGATTTAAGAAAACGTAAAATTTCAGAAGATACTAGAAACAAATTACGTAAGCGTTTTTTTTCTATTTTAACTGATAGCTTTTATGTCTCAACAACGGTTAAAACGTATAATGAATATAGTAATTAGATAGGATATCTTGGTGGGAGTCTAGGGAGCGACTTAGAATCTCAATTAAATAGGATTGGAGAATTATTTATGTCGACAGGAAATAGATTGTCAAAAGATGATATAGATTGGTTACAATTTGCTATTATTAATTGTACGCCATATAGTGTATTAGGTACGTCAAATAAGGGATTAATTGAAAGTTATTTAGGTAGCGTTGCTGCGCTTGCATTATTTGATGAAGGCAGTGCTGAAGGAGAGGTAATACAAACTTTTGCAAAATAGCTAAAAGATGGAGCTAATGCTAATAAAGCAGTAAACAGAACCGGTTCGATGAAAATTCTACATCTATATAAAGGCAACGGTATTTATGTGCCCAGCTCATATATACTTGAATAGGTTTTAAAATCTATTCAAGAAGAAGTCATTCCTAATATATTAATGATTCCTATTACCATGAAACGCGGAGCTGGTATTACTATTATTAATAATGTTTCTGAGCGAAGTACAAATATTCCTAATCGTCCTATTTTTAATCGTACATCTTGGAATAGTAATGCTTGGGCAGATGCTGGTGCTAGCGCGGAAGGGCAGGTTAAGTTATAGATTTTATTTCTTGCTGGACTATTAGATATCGTAAATAGTATCAATGCTACATTGTGCGGTGTAGAAGTGCCAGGTTAATAACCGCTTCGCGGTTTATATAAATCTCCACATGGAGGTGAGACCCATATGAATCAAGCATAGCTTGAACGCGTATTAGATTGGCTTATTCATAATTTTGCCCAAGTCTTTCTAATATGCTCAGTTTTCATCCAAATTACTCCTGTTAAATGGAATCCTATTACTTCTTTTATCAAATGGCTTGGAAAAATTTTAACTAAAGAAATCCAAGATAGTGTAAAAGACATAGCCGAATAGGTAGAAAGTTTATAGGGTGATGTAGATGCAAACGAAAAAGATCGCATTCGTTGGGAAATTCTTGATTTTGCTAATTCTTGTCGAAACGGGCGCGAACATACGCATGATGAGTTTCAACATATTTCCGATTTGCACGACAAGTATAAAGCTCTTTTAAAGAAAACCGGCGATAAAAATGGTGTATTTGATACAGAATATGCCATGATCGACGCTTTATACAAAAAGCATTTAAAAAATAATGACTTCCTAAATAATTGACATTCTTTTTAATTTAGTGTATAATAAATTAAAAAGGAGGATGAAAAATGGTTCAAGAAAAACGTAGTGCAGAACAAATTGCAGCTTTAGAAATTTACACAGATGGGTCATGTAAAAGTTTAGCCAAAATACGTTTTGGCGGCTGGAGCTTTGTTGCTCTACGTGGAGGTGAATTTCAATACCGGGCTTGCGGCGGCGAACAGGATACCACAAATCAGCGAATGGAATTATTAGCAATTCGTAATGCCTTAGAGTACGCGCGCCTAAACCGGCATCCTAATGAACGTGTTATTATTTACAGCGATTCAGCTTATGCTATTAACTGCTATAAGCAGCAATGGTATAGCAAGTGGCAAATTAATGGGTGGGTTAATTCTAAAGGAGAAGATGTCGCAAATCAAGACTTATGGATTCAAATTATTCCATACTTTGAAAACTTTTGGTATAGCTTTTCAAAAGTAAAAGGCCATGCCGATAATTATTGGAATAATGAATGTGATAGATTCGCTCAAGAAGTAGCCCAAGACTTAAAGGATAGTTTCCGAGGATTAAACAATGAACGATGAAATTTATGAAGTTGGGCGTAATGAGTATGCCGGCCTAGTAGGAGAAATGAAAACTGACTGTTTTGATATGGAAAAAGTTTATAAAGATGACTGTGTTATTATTAAGCTAATTAGCAAACGCACAGGCAAGGTAATTACCAAACGAGTTATTGATGCAGATCAGAATGAAACCTATTATATATATGAATTGCCTGCAGATGATGAAAGACTCGCGCCAAAGAAAATTCGTCAATATCAATTAGAAAGCCGGGAAGAAGTCCAAGCTTTCTTTGATATTCTTAATAAGATTCAAAAGGGTGAGAAGCATGACTGAATTATTTGCCAATATTAATGATAGATTAAGATAGGAAGCTTCAGATGTTTGGCAGCTCGCATCTATATTATCACCTGAGCGCGCCGCACGGCTCTTATCTGAATATACTAAAGCTCACTCTGAAGAAGAATAGGATTTTTTACAGTTCTATTTTAACTTACAAATGGAAGTGCTAAAACAATGAAACAAACAATTATTTTATCTGGTAAGTCTGGTTCTGGAAAAGATGTTACTGCTCAATATATGCGCGAAGCTCTTGAAAAGAGAGGAAAACGTGTATTATTAATTCATTATGCTGATGCACTTAAATGGTTCCTGCGCGATTTCATGGATTGGGACGGCAAGAAAGATGAAGTAGGCAGAACTTTATTGCAACAAGTCGGTACAGACATTGTACGTGCTTGTCATCCTAACTTCTGGACTGGAATTGTTGTAGGACTAATCCAATCTTTCGAGCCATATAATAATTTTGATGTAGCTATAGTACCAGATGCGCGATTCCCTAATGAAATTGATATCGCATTACAAAGTATTAAGAATTGCGTAGCAGTAAGAATTGAACGTAAGAATAAAGATGGTACAGAATGGATTAATCCAGCTCTAACTGACGATCAGCGTAATCATCCAAGCGAAACTTCACTTGATTGCTATGGTTTTGATTATGTGTTACATAACGAAGGCGACTTAGATGAATTGCAGGCTGGCGCAGAAACAATTTTAAAAGACCTATACTTAATTTAAAAGGAGAAAATATATGACTAGTACTCAGTGGCGCGAATTAGGTATCCAAAAATATTGGGCTCCAACAGCATCTGTTTCTAAAGAAATGAAGCGCATGAAACTTGAGGCTGCCGCAGAAAGTGGCCAATATATTTGGAGTGAAAAATTTGATGGTAATTTCTTGCGTGGAATTATTACTCTAGATGATAACGTACTACAAACTCGTGGAATTAGTAAAACAACGGGGCAACTTGGTGAAGTGCAGGATAAAGTACTTTTCTGGAAAGATGTATGTAAAGCATTTACAAAAGGCACAACAGTTCTACTTGGAGAAGGATATATTCCCGGTGGTGTAGATGCCACAGTAGGAGCTGTATTGCGTTGCTTAACTCCGAAGGCACTTGCACGCCAAAAAGAAACTCCTGTAGAATGGCACATATTTGATGTACTTGCGCTAGATGGAGTAGAGTTCCTAGATAAACCTATTGAAGAGCGCGTATCTTATATTAATGAGGTTGTAAGACGTATTAATAGTCCTCTCGTCAAAGGGATTGAATTCCATGAAATGGACGAGCATTTCTTTGATGATGTAGCTACAATTTTAAGCCGTGGTGGTGAAGGTGCGGTATGTTATAAGAAAGGAGTATTATATACTCCCGGTAAGCGCAGTTCTGCATGGACTACAATTAAAGTGAAACAAGAAATTACTTCTGAAGTTGACGCCATTATTACTGGTACTGTGCAAGGCGAAAAGCTCTATCATGGAGATGACCTTGGACATTGGCAACTCTGGGAGAATAGTCGTACTGGTCAATTAGTGCAGGGAGACTACTTTGGAGAATATCAAACTGGCGGCGCGTATATCCCAGTTTCTAAAAACTTTTTTAATCACTGGCCTGCAGCAATTCAGGTTGGCGTATATAATAAACAAGGTACTATTATTCCACTTTGTAAAGTCAGTGGTCTCACGGAAGATTTTAAGACCGCTCTGCGCGATAATCCTGTTGAATGGATAGGAACGCCCGTTACAATTACTGGAATGATGGTTTCTGAGCGACGCGCAAATTCTGAAGGAGAAGGTATTTCCATCCGCCACCCAATTCTAAAATCTCTTAGGAAGGGTGATCTTGATCCAAAAGATTGTACGCTCGCAAAAATTATTGAATAAGCCCGCATATTAGCGTGGCTGAGGAGGACTTATGGACTTAGAAGAATTATTCGGTGAAGTAGAAAAATTTGGTTTTGATCCAATTACATATCAATACTTTCATTAGTTGCTAGATAAGCGTACTATTATTTTAAATGAGTATGTTACTGACTCAACTGTAGAAAAAGTATATCTTCCGTTAAAGGAATTTGAAGAGGATAATTCTACCGATCCGGTAACGCTAATCCTAAACTCGTGCGGCGGTAGTGTCGCTAATGGCTTCTACCTCGCGCAATATATTTCACTATATTCTAAACCACTAAATATTATCGTGCCAGGTATGGCCGCAAGTATGGCAGGAATTATTCTCGCTGGTGGTGGAAAGAATGAGAATGTAATTCGATATGGTTTTCCCGCATCTTATGTCCTACTTCATGATGGTTACGTAGCGCTCGAATCCAGTGAGAGTCGTACAGCAGATGATATTATGGAATTTAATAAGGGCGTGGACGCAGATATACGGAACTTTATTATTACTAATACTAACATAACTCCAGAGATGTACGATAGTCATGCAAGAAAACAATGGTTCATAAAAGGTCAAGAACTAATTGATTTAGGAATGCTCGACCATCTATATGGAGTTGATGATAAATGATTAAGCGCTTTGCAGACACATCTTATATCCTACATGGAGCGGCTGAAGGACATATTGCCATCAGCCCTTTAACTTTATGTGAGCTAGAACATATTAAGGGAAATGAGCATGAGAGTCCGGAGATTAAGTTTCGGGCGCGTGAAGCCATTCGTAAAATTATGGAAGGCAGCAAATATGAAGTTGTATTAGATAATAATAAAAAGATAGACAAGCTACTAAAGAAGTATAATTTTCTAAGCAATATCAATGACCATCGAATTATTCTCTCTGCTGAAATTTTCGCGCAAGAAGAGAGAATAGATATAATCTTTCTTACCTGTGATGCGGCGCAATATCAATTTGCGCTTCAAATGCCACACCTTATGGCTGCTTATACTCCGACCCGACAAGTATCTACTGAAGAATGGTGCGGCTGGGCTAAGTATTATCCAAATGAGCAAGAAATGTCTATGCTTTATACTGACCCAAAAATGAATGTTTTGAAAGCTAAAACTAATGAATTTTGCGAAATATATGAAGGGGCGGAACTTAAAGATGTATTGTTTTGGACAGGAGAAGAATATCGACCTTTAAAGTACAAAGATATACGCAATCCTTATATTCAGGAAACAATTAGTCCGCGTAATTTAGAGCAAAAAATGGCATTTGATTTGTTACAAAATCAGAATATTCGGGTTAAACTATTGACAAGCGCCTGGGGCAGCGGAAAAACCTTACTCGCTTTATCATATGCGCTAGAACAAATACATAAGGGAAAATATCGTAAACTTATCTTCGTGCGTAACAATATTATTGTTGCAGATACAAATGATATAGGCTATTTACCTGGCGATTTAAAGGACAAGATGTCTATATGGGGTGGCCCATTAGCAGACCATCTTGGCGGTCCAGACGTATTAGACCAATTAATAGATGATGGAGTTATTGAAATTTTTCCTCTATCTCATATTCGCGGTAGATCTATTCGAGATGCAATTGTTATCTGTGATGAATGTGAAAATATGAATGATAAACTTGTAACACTACTAATGAGCCGTATTGAAGATGGAAGCGAGTTAATCTTCTGCGGCGATATTGCTCAAATTGATAACCGTAAATTTGAGAAAAATAACGGAATTCGCTCTATGCTAGAACATCTGAGCGGGCAGCCGCTATTTGGCACAGTAAAATTGGTGAAATCTGAACGTGGAGCTGTAGCTCGTATGTGTGATTTGTTAAGACCTCCGGTTTAATTATAGGGACGCATTTTGCGTCCCTCTTTTTTTATTTGACTTTGAACGAAATTTATGATATAATAAAAGAAAAAATGGAGGAATAAAATGGAAAACTTTTATGACAAACTAATTGACGAGTATTTTAAACGTCATCCAGATGCAGGACTTGCTTGGTGGATGCTACCATTGGAAGAGCAACCAGAAGGATTTAAGCAAGAGATGTATGATATTATGTGGGATTTGACGCATAAGGAGAATGAATAATATGAAAATTTATTTAGCTGGCCCTATTTTTACTTATGGTGACTTACTTCGTAATACTGAATGGGCGAAAAAAATTCGTGATGCAATCCCGGGAGTAGACCTATATTCTCCTGTAGAAAATACCGATATCAATGGGGTTGAAGGAAAGAAGAAATTCGCAGGTTCACAAGAAATCGCAAATGGGGATAATATACGTCTTAATAAAACGGATATCCTAATCGCTTGTATAGATGGAGATGTTCTTCCATCAGGTACTTGCGCCGAAATCGGTAAGTTTCATGAAAAAATTGAACGTGGTGACCATAAATATATTGTTGGTATTTGTACTGATAATAGGCAAATGTTTCTAACGCATAGTGAAGCGAAAGATAGAGGTGGGGCCGCCGCATTAGGTGAACAGCAATACAGCTATCAGAATCTATATGTTACTGGCTTAATTAAGCAAGGTGGCATTCTGGTTAGTAACATTGATGATGCTATAGCTTTTATTAAAGAACATGAAAAAGAATTCGGTACAGAAAATAAAGACGAATATACGTCAGATTGGAGGTAAATATGGTAACTACAGATAAAGTAAACGTCGGAGAAAGCTCCACAAGGACGAGCACAAGTACAACTTGGCACTGCCCATATACTTAGCCTAAAGCAGAACAAGGATGGGAATGCCCTCGCTGCGGCCGCATTAATGCACCTTGGGTAAGACAATGCGATTGTACCAGAAATAATTGGGATATCACGTGGAAGGATACTACTACGGATGATGATGAGTGGTGGAAAAAATATGTAACCACTTGTACAGCCGATACTTTTAAAGTTCATCCTGATGGCACAGTATATACTACCGCCCGTAATCCTGTTGTCGGTGGCGGTGATTATAAAGATTCGGTTACTGGAACTTGGGTAAATGTTCCCAAAACTTATACTAATTCAGTAAAGGGGTAAATATTATGTTATATGGAATTAATGATAAACTTCCTACAAAACGACTATTCGTGGCTGCGATGCAGCAGGTTATTGCTTGCTTTGTGGCTACAGTACTTATCCCACAGATTTGCGGAGTTCCAATCGCGCCCGCAATGCTGGGCGCGGCGCTAGGAACACTATTATATCAGCTAATTACTCGCGGCCAGAGCCCTATGTTTATTAGTTCTTCCGGCGCATTTGTCGCGGCGGTAATGGGCGCACTTGCGCTTGGAACAGCACCTAACTACTTAGCAGTATTTATTGGCGGTCTAATTGTATGCGCTATTTATTTTGCGGTTGGCCTTGCTATCAATCATTTCGGTACTGCTTGGATTAATAAGCTACTGCCACCTGTTGTAATTGGGCCAATTGTAGCAGTTATCGGCCTCAATCTAGCGACATTCCTACCGACCTACTTTCAAATCAATGGTCAGTATAGCCTAATTGGATTTGGACTAGGAATGTTAACGCTACTTATTACTGCACTAATTTCTCACTATGGAAAAGGCTTTATTAAGAATCTACCTTTCCTAATAGCCATTCTAATTGTATACGCTTTCGCCGCAATCCTTACCGTATGCGGAATTAAGATAATTGACTTTAGTGTATTTAAGAATGTAAGATTGTTCCAGATGCCAGATTTTGCATTTACGCATTTCGGTAATTGGGATTGGAGTTATCTACCTCAAATTCTCTTGCTATTTCTACCGCTAAGCCTAGTTACTATTTCTGAGCATCTATCAGACCATAAGGCATTAAGTGCAGTAATTAGAGCTGATTTAACACAGAAACCCGGCCTTGGATATACACTGATGGGTGACGGCGCCGCAACAGCATTAGGCACTCTTATTGGTGCAATGCCTAACACTTCTTATGGTGAGAGCGTAGGAACTACTGGTTTTAGTAAGATTTGTTCTAAGTATGTCATTACTCTAGCCGCGGTAATTATGGGTATTGCCGCATTTATTGGCCCACTGCAGGCTTTCCTTGTAAGTATTCCAAGTGCTATTTTTGGTGGTTGTGCCGCGATTCTCTATGGATATATTACTCTAAGCGGCATTCGTACCATTAAGGATAGTAATATTGATTTAAATAATAATAAGAATGTTACCATTATTGCAGCAGTTCTAACACTTGGCGTTTCCGGCGCGGTTTGTAACTTTGGAGTTGTGAGTATTGGTACTACCGCATTAGCAATGATCGTGGGCATTGTATTAAATCTAATTCTAAAAGAAGATGAAAAGCCAGTACGTGGTCTTCGCTTAAAAACATTACCTATTGATGATTATTGTGAAATGTCACCAGACATAGTTACAAATGTTATTAAATCAGGAGAATACAATGTATAAAACAAAAGAGGAACTAGAATGCGCCTGGCCCCTCGGTACAGTTATTGCCGAGGAGCCCATTTTCCAGCGTTTCTACTGCGCCGATGAAGTTATGTTTGAAAAAATTAAGGAATGGTTTAAGGATGCCGAAGTTAAGCAAACTTCGCCGCATCATGTAACCGTTCAAAGAATGTCTAGAAAAACTATTGAAGGATATCTTTATAATGGAGAAAGTTGGTTTCCTATGATGAGAGAAAATCATGATTGGTCTATTTATTTTCCAGAGGAACTTGAATTTTGAGGAGCCCAATTTTGGACTCCTCTTATTTGACTTTTCATAAAATTTATATTATAATTTATATAGAAGAAAGAAAGGAGATAAAAAATGACTGAGATGAGGCGGCCGATAAGCCCGTTGCAACGCTTATATAATATTGAAAAAACTTTATTCCCAAATATAGAAATAACACAAAATGATATAGATGATTTTAAAAAAATGCTTATTGAGATTTATTCAGAAAAAGAAGAGGAGAAATGAGTAATGGGAATGGACTGCTACGTATGGGAAGCTCCCAACCATAAAGTATTTAAGGATGAAAACTGGTATTCCTCTGGCGCCGTAAAAGAACGCATGTATTGGCGCAAGAACTGGGATATGGTTGAGAATTGGTCTTTTATGCCTAAAGACTATGAATCTGGTGAGTTTGTAGAAATTGGCAGCGAAGAGCTTGAAGAAATGATTAGGGTTGCTTGTACCTATCGTGATTACTTTGGAACTTACGATTCCGTGCCCAAACTGTGTGAATTGCGCGATGAGGTATTGGGATGGGAGCACGATGAAGTTAAAGACAGAAAACTATTTGTGGAGTACGATTACTAATGACATTTAAAAACTGTATTGAAAATTTTCCTATTCATGATACCCTCGTAGGTAGGTATGAATCAGAGCAAATTTTTACTCTGACCGATCCTCATAGTATAAACCATATTGAAAGATGGGACGATAATCCTTTTTGGGAAGATAATAGCTGTTATTCATTTGTAGTATTTAAACCGCAAGAAAAGAAATTTCGATGCTGGAGCTTCGTTTTTAGTCGCGTTTCTGGCTATATAAATGAAACCGAAGACTTTGAAGAGTTCTATCCAGCCTCTTATTCTGAGGATTTTGGATGGGAAAAGATTGATCCTTTCGATCCAAATCTAGAAGACCAAGTAACTCTCCCAGATGATGAATTAGCAATAGAGCTTGGATGGCCACTTGCAAAGTATAAAGAAGATAAATGGCGGCGCGAGCAGATAGCATATTTGTTTGATACCAAAAGTTACTTAAATGGATTTACTTTTACAAGCCCTGACGCTTTGAAAAATTTTTGTATGGAACGAAAAGATTTGCTATAATTCAAAAGTTATATTATGACTTATTCTATGGAGGATAGGCCATATTTTTGTTGGAGGTGAAAGTGTCCATTAGAGCACAATAAAATGACATTAACAAAAACAATTATTATGGAATTTGAAAATTATATGAAAGCACAAGGTTGGACGCAAACAACTGCGGCAGAAAAAATAGGCTGTAGTCGTGAGCATCTAAGTAGAGTATTGAGAGGGCAAAAAAATCCCTCATCTAAATTATTAGATAATATGGAGGAAATTATCAACAATGGAAAATGAGCTTTATATCGTATATATGCCACGCGTCGCCGCTGCGTTACGAGAAATGGGCTTCAAACTAATAAAAGTAACACCTAATAATCGTAAGCCACAATATGATGTATATTGGTTTGAAGATACTCCAGAACTACGTTCCTCCTTCCCTGAAGCCGTAAAGCGTGCTCAGCGATAATACATTGAATACAGGATTTATACAGGAGGAATTGATATGGCTAACACAGCAAATCAAAGAACTATTATATTGCATAATCAAGATGCAATAACTCATAAAGAAGGAAGCGGAAAACGTTTTCTAAAAGGTACTGATTGGGAATACCTTGAAGCCGCCGCAAAACATCTAAAAGGAGAAAATTTCAAAGTATATATGTATTTTCTTTCTTGGTATGGCGCTGGCAGAGTAGATTACTCGCCAGTAGATGTAAGTAACAAATGGGGAATGGGAATATCTACCGCGCGAGGAGCAATTGATACTTTAATTCAGCAGGGATATTTAGTTCCTGTAAAGGATAAAAATAATCAATATGATTTTTATCCAATATCTACCACACAGGTATAACAAAATTTGGCGCTTGGAATACGCTAAAAAATAATGCTTTCAAACGCCAGATTTTGGCGTATTGAATAACTAGAATCTGGCGCTAGTGGCGCCAAAATCTGGCGCTTAAAACGCCAAAATTTAGCGCTAATCCGCCAGAAAACCATAGAGTAATATAGATATATATAGATAAATAAAAATATAAATATAAATATAAATAAAAATATAGATAGGCGGCGCACGTTGCCCCGATAGGGGCAACCGCCGCGAAAGGAGTAAATATGAAAAACCTAACTGACGAAAATTTTCTAAAAGATCAAACAAAAGAACAACTTATAATCTATCTTCACAATACAGAATTAGAGCTTGAAAATTTACGTGACCGAATGTATAAAATAACAGGATGCCGCGACTTTGGTAATCTTGATGGAATGAATGGCACCTGTGTTGACTGTTCTTATAATGAAAGAGAATTGTTTGATAGATGCTGGAATTTTAAATTCAGCAAGGAGTGAAAATGAGTAAAACAAATTGCCGTAATTGCGGTGGTCCACTTAATATTGCAGATCCTAAATGCCCATTCTGTGGCACTAAAAATATTAATCTAACAGATATTGACCTTGCGAGCGGTGAAGCAGCAAACTTCATCTTTCGCTTACCAAATTATATTAAAGACGCAGACGGGCAAGAAATATATTTAAGTATGCTTGCCGTACCAGAATTAGAATCTTTTGAGCTAACGAGTGACTCATCTGATATTTATGGTGGTTGGAGCCATACTCCAATTGCCAGATTTACGTCCTCTACGGAATTAAACTGTAAATTAAACTTACGTACAGTTCAGTCATCGGAATCCAATTCACTTTATAGTTTGACATTATCCTAAATTTATAGTATAATATACTTACGAAAGGGGAGATAAAGATGAGTAGAACAGTTTTGTATATCATAAACGGTGCAGGTGATGTGATTCCTTTTAGGAAGTCTTATCGTAAGGCGCGATACAGGAAGTATATGAGTAGATGGCATGATGTAGATGTTTTTCATAAGAATAGGAGAAATAAGAATGTGTAATTATTGCCGCAAGCTTACTCAATCCGCATACAAATTGCGCGAAGGCTATGATGTAAACATTAGCTATGAAGGTGAAGCTTTTATTGACTTCTTCAATAATCTAATTATTCATCTTGAGCATCCTGATTCTGCAGTTGAGGCCAGTATTCCAATTAAGTACTGTCCTTGGTGCGGGAATGAATTAAAAAAGAATTATCCTTATAAGAGTGGTGAAGTGGAATGAAATGGGAAGAATTTGATCAAATGTACCCGTATCTGCCGGAATTTACAAACAAAGTTCTTACAGATATTGAATGTCCCAGATGCGGCAAGAAGCTGTTTCAAAGGACAGATAAAGTTTTAACAAGTTATCCTCCTCAGTATCAGTATGAATGTGAATGCGGTTTTGTTGGATATTCTCATGCGCAATGGAAAGTAGGATGGTAATGAAAGATATAGAAACGCTTATTGGAGACTTGCAAGAGGATTACGATCTTCTGACATATGACAAAGAACGAGAATCGGCAGAAACCGCGAAGATCGCAAATGATATTGCTATAGTTATTGCTCTGCTGAAAGAGCAAGAAACAACATTTGAAAAAGATGGGCATCATATTCGTTGCACAAGTTGCGGCAATTATTGGTGTGATACTGACAGCGAAGGAGATTTGTTTCCTCATAATTATTGTCCGCATTGCGGGCGAAAAGTGAAGGTGGAATGAGTATGGAGTTTGTAAAAAAAGAACCACTTCCACTTGTTTGGAAAAGTGAATGTATGAATTCAAAGATAGACATAGTTGAAGTAGTTCGATGTAAAGATTGCATATATCACAATTCCGAACCGGACAGTCAGGGAGATTACTGTGATAAGATTCATTGGTCAAGAGGACTTAATTGGTATTGCGGTGATGGGAAAAGGCGGTGAAATATGATGATTAACAGAGAGAAAGTTATCAAGGGACTGGAATTATGCCTGACTGGAGATGCTTCTGTGTGCAAAGATTGCCCGTATGAGGCTGAATGTGAAGCGACAATTGGAGCAGGCCCATCGCCTTTGCGACACGATGCTCTTACACTACTGAAAGAACAACAGAAACTTATTGATGACATCACGCAGAGGAGGGCAAACAATGGGGCTTTCGATTGACAAGGAAAAGATTATAAAAGGGCTAGAATATTGTTCAAAAGGCTGCTCGTCAGATTGCCCATATTTTACTGTTGAAAAATGCACGCATGTAATGGCGAGCGAAATCCTTCCGATTCTTAAAGAGCAGGAACCTGTTAAACCCGAATATAAACTTCTCCCAGGTTCAACAACAATTCACGAATGGGACTGCGGGAATTGCGGGTACGGCTTATTTATGATTTTTAGCAATGAAAATAAATATAATGCAAAGTCCGCCGTGCATTACTGCGCTGGATGCGGAAGAAAGGTAAAATGGGATGACTAAACTTGAAGACGTAATAGAAACCGAGTTTGGGCCAATTGAAATTTGGAGCCAAGATGAAATGGAATACTTTTTTGATGATGCTAATACTTACATAGAAAAGTGCAAATTTTTAGATAATGAAAGGCAGATGAAATGAAATGAAAGAATACGGCTGGGAATTATTTGCTGAAAAGTGCTTTTGTTCACGTGATGCTTGGGAAGAAGGCATGGATACCATCCCGGGTACATGGGACGAAGAAAACGGGTGTTGGTATGAATTTAGTCATAGATGTTCGGCATGTAGGAAAAAAATAAGAAATGATGGCGAATTCACACAATATTGCCCTTATTGTGGAAAAGAAATGACATTTGTTGAAAAAGTAACACGAACGGCGGTAAAATGAAATGCGCGAACTTATATATCGTGATGACTGTGACCTCAATGCACCGTCTCTCGGCCGCGATGAGATGCTTTGGGATTTGATTTATGAAATGCGCATGCCCGACTCTGAAGAAATGTTTAACTTCGCTAAAGCAGTAATGGACCGCGCGCAAGCTGTCATTGATACTGCGCCAACCGTTACTACTGATGAAGTCTTGGCCTATAAGTGTCCGGAATGTAAAGCTATTAGTATTCTATATGATAATGATGAATGCTGTCCTGTTTGCGGCATTAGGAGGTATAAATGAGTTATTTTATTGAAAATCTAGAACTTGCAACATTTGTTGGTGTAATTATTTGCATTATTGCTTTCATCTTTATTAATGTATCCGATGCAGTGGATTACTATTATTCTAAGAAACGGGGCGAAATTTAATGGAAATTATTGAAACAGTTCCAATTTATGGGCCGCCCGCTTGGCCAATTATTACTTTTTTTGTTGGTCTTGGCATTTTAATTTTATGTGGTATGTTTTTAAACAATACCGAGTATGCTGGAATAATTACACTTATTATAGGTACTGTAGTTGTATTTGTCGGACTAATATTTTATGCAATTTTGCATAAAAGTGAATTCTCTCATAATGAATATATAGTACGTATTACAGATATACCAGCTCAGGAATTTGTAGAAAAATATAAAGTAACAAAACGTTTTGATTATTCCGATGTAATTCAAGTAAGGGAGATTGAAAAGAAATGAAAGTAATTGCTCGTCCTGTCGGAACTGGCAAGACTAAAGAACTGATGGAAACCGCGCTTGAGGCTGATGGGATGATTCTCACTACTAACAAACGTGCACTTCAAGTAAAAGCCGAAGCTTATGGATTCGACTCACTTGAAATTATTGATATTAATGATTTGTATGAAGGAAATTATGATGAAAACAAGCCCTTATTTGTTCATAAACTGGAAGATGTAATGGAAGAATATTATAGAATGGAATTTGGGCTTACGCTTGCGGGTTTTAGTGTGAGAATGGAGACGTAAAAAATGTTTAATTTTTATGATACAGATACTAAAGAATATCAAGAAATTCTTACTGCCCAAGAGGCCAGTAAGAAAATATATGATACAGTGCAATTTTATGCTACTCGTGTAAAAAAACTAGATAAAGCTAATCAGGAATTAAGAGATAAAGCCGTAGAAATAGTAAAGCATCAATATGAAGAAGAAATTGCAGCACTTAAGGAACGTCTGCATCTTTCTTATGGAGAATTTGCCTCTCAAAAAGAACTAGATGCCTACAATGATTTTACTGATAGACACATGCATGACCGTTTAACATCTAAATACAATGGCGGTCGAGTGCCATACCTAATTCCAACTGGAACTGGTATTGGTACTATACTTAAGGTTGTATGCCCTATTTGCGGCGAATCTGAGGATATTACAGACACGGGAGCATGGTAATGAATATTTTAATTTTTACTAAACATTCAGATCCGATAATTGAATTCTTTAATAAATTTCTGCCGTCTGATTCGCAGCGGCACCGGCGCAGAGATGTATATGAATGGAAATATGGTATAATACATTGTACTATTTATGAAGTTCAAATTCTGCGCGATAACTTTAGAGGCATGAGGGCAGATATGGTTTATGCCGATCAGGAATTTCTTTTTAATGCCGGAGTATATGAGCATCTACTTCTGATGACACGTTCTACTTCAACAATTTTTCCAATTGAACGACTATGGGAACATGATTATTATGATTATCATAAAGAAATAATTTGCGATACAAAACATTATCTCGAAACCAATATAAGAAAAGGAAATCGTGATCGTCTATACTTTAGTATATTTTATTCTTCAGTAACTGGTAACTTTAGTACTGACGGTTATAGTTCAAATACCAACATACTTCAATATCTTAGCAGCAACTTGCCGCTGAGCCTTGATGCATACAGAGCCTGTAAAAATTCATGTAAAGTTGAAATTACGCCCAGGATACTCGACGTTGCCATTCGCTGTTATCTCCTGCGCGATTGTCTTGATGAAATTTTTGATGAATATAAGATTTGACTTTTAATAGAAATTAGTGTATAATTTTTACATAGAAAGGAAAGTGAGGAGAAAAGAAATGAAACTCTCAGAAAAAATGTCTATCACCAAGCGTACTTCAGATGGAGCTTTTTATGGCGAAAAGAACGGTATTAGTTATGTTATTGACCACACGCATCCTGAATATGCCGAGTATGAAAGCCTATACAACCTTATGCGCGAAACCAAATATGCAGACCGGATGCAGGTATTTGAAGACCTTGTAAATAATAATCGGTATCCGAATATCTTTAATGCTATTTCGTCTACCGCCTCTGTGCCCCAGCCAAAGAAAAGCCCAGAAGAAATTCTGACCAACGGTCTGAAGCATATGATGAGCTTCTTTACTGAGTTTTCATTTACACCATCTCTTCGCTTTGTAAATACTTTTGCATATATGGCTTGCAAAGACAGAAAAAGCGCATGTGACTATGTATATAACTATTTTGCGCTTATGGACTCTTCCTACACGAATGAAATTCGTCAGAAGATGCAGAGTGCGGAATTTAATCAGATTATTGATGACATCGCGCAGTACGGCGTACCGAAAGAACATATCAATACTCGTCTGAAGATTTATTATGGCAGCGCTGGAACAGGAAAAACAACCCTCGCGCAGGAAGAAGCAGATAACCGCTGCATCGTGTGCAATAGCTCTATGCTTCCGTCTGACCTTATGGAAGATTTTATTTTTAAGGATGGGCAGCCTGATTTCAATCCTTCCCTTCTGTGGGAATGCATGGAGGAAGGTCGCAAGATTGTACTTGATGAAATTAATCTTCTGCCGTTTGACTCCTTGCGCTTCTTGCAGGGAATCGTTGATGGCAAGATTGAGTTCTACTATAAGAACCGGCCCGTACATATTGCTGAAGGATTCCAGATTATTGGAACGATGAACCTCTCTCTCGGCGGTATGACATATGGCCTGCCGGAACCTCTCGTTGACCGTTGCGCCGAAACTCGTGAATTTGTACTTACTGCTGATCAGCTTGCAAAAGCTATTATGGGAATGGAGTAATAAAATGGAATTGAGCTTTGCTAGATGTAAATCAATTGTTGATACCCTTCCGATTGGCCTGTATACTGGCCGCAGAATTCCTCTTGAGCTAGTCAAAGATGAAGAAACTTCATACTACTCTATTACTGAGGATAAGATTATTATTTCCTATCCTATCATCGCTCATCGCTTCGCACAAGTAGAGGAAGGGACTTGTGACGAAGAAGAGGCGGTGCGTTCTATGCTCTATCATGAGGTTAGCCATGCTATTTTAACGTCTACGACTTTGGATAATAACTTTCAGAATAATTGTATGGAAGATCAGCGCATTGAAACCGTACTTAAAAATTATTATCATGGTGTTGACTTTCGCAAGCAGCTTTATGATATCCATGGCGGTCATGCGCCAAAAGCTACCGATGCCAAAAGCGCATTCTTTAACGCCGTGCGTTTTGGCCTTGGCACAGCAACGGTTCAGAAAGAGGTCAATCGCATTATTAAGACCTATGCTACATTGAATCGTATTTCCCCTCGCTGGAATACAGATGACATTGACGTAAGTCATTATGAAAATGCTATTTACGACCTGTGGCGCCTGGTTCAGAATGAATTTGAAAAACATCCTGAAGAATTTAATGATTCTAATGGAGAAGGCCAGAATGCTCCTTTTTCAAAGCAGGGCGAAGTTAATGGCGAGTTTGCAGAAAAACCTTCCAAAGATTTGACCGAAATAGAAACGAATATAGAACAGCTCAAGCGTATGGTTGGCGCTTCACTTTCTAAAGATGCTGGACTTAAGTCTGCTGAAAAAGAGCAGCTTGATAGTTTCCAGAAAACCGCAGAAACCATTATTAACAATTTTAAAAAGAAGAATAGCGGCGGAAGCGGTATTAATACATACTCCGGTGTTTTTAATCCTCGTGCTGTTGCGCGAAAAGACTATCGTTACTTTGAGCGTTCTATGTCTGTACAGGGAAACAATAAATTTGGTTCTTGCCATCTGAATCTCTTTATTGACTGCTCTGGCAGCTTTTGTGATAATGTAAAATTGACAAATGGTATTCTTGCAGTACTGTCTAACATCGAACGCAAGAATCATAACTTTTCGATGGATGTTGTTTTTATCAATCACCAGTTGAAAATTTGTAAAAGCGTGCGTGAGCGTCAGATGACAGCTTGGGGCGGAAATTCTATTCCTGTCGATATGAAGGATATTATTCTTAGAATGCAGAAGCCGCAAACTTGCAATTACAACATTATCCTCTTTGACGGGGATGCAGTTTGTAATGATTATAGCAATATGACTGATGCTATTAAGCGCTTTCATGCTTTTGATATGAAACAGGCAACACTCATTACTGACCCGGACAATGAGCAATATATGAATCCACCTTTTAGCTCTACCAAGGTGGTAGTAACTCAACAGTATACAAAAGAACTTATTCGGCATATTACTAATGCGCTTATGGTTGCATTTGGATAAGAGGTGTAAGATGGGATATAATTATAGAGAAGAAATGGTTAAAGATATTAAGAAATATATTGTAGATAATTATATGGAACCAGAGCCTGGAATGACACGTGATGAGTATGAGGAACGACTTGATGATGAATTATGGGATGTGGATGAGATAACAGGAAATGGCGGCATGTATTATGCCGATGAAGATACATGCGCGGGTTATATCGGATATGGACTTCTTGATCTTATTGACGCACTAGAGGAGTGGGGTTATGAATTTACTCATGACATGGTAGACGCTTTTCGCGCCGCGCCAGCTTGTTATATAGATTGTCTCATTAGAACCCATATACTATATGAATGTGTAAGTAAGGCGGTAGATGAACTTGGATACAAATTTGAAGCTTAAAGTATCAGTAACTTATACATGGGAAGAAGAGGTTAATCCGCGCGAATATGGTGGTGAATATATATCTAATATTAAAGAACATTATGTTCTAACTGGTGCGTATCAAGAACGTATTAATAAACTCGATACTCGCGCGGAAAACTGTTTACCAAATGGTTATAAATGCTCTGTAAATTTAAATTGGTAGGAGAGAAGAAAATGACTGTTATGCAGTTAATTGAAGAATTGTAGAAATGGCCGCAAGATATGCCAATTGCCACAGTGTAGGATATAGACTGGGTTACACGAGATGACCCTCATTGGATTAAAGTTTCTAAGAAAACTTGGGTACATGGAAATTGGCCTTATGATAAACCAGATTTCGATTATATAGATTTGGAGTAAGAAGTCAACTAAATAATTGACTTCTTTTTTAATTTATGTTATAATATATTGTAAGAAAGAAAGAGGTGAGAGAATGGCTTATAATGCAGATTCAATACAAGTACGAGATTTTCGTACTGCAGCGAGGTCAACTCCCGGTATGTATATTGGAGCAGATGGGCAAGATGCGATGTTTAACTGTTTCTTGGAAATACTAAACAATGCTTGTGATGAAGCAATTATGGGTCGCGGAAATGAAATTACAGTAGAAGTTAATGATAATGATATTAAAGTATCCGATAAGGGCGCGGGCGTACCTCGCGGCCGTAATAAAGATACAGAGGAAGTTCTAATCGAAATTTATGCTTCTGCCCATAGTTCAGGAAAGTTCGATTCTGAAAACTATAAGCGTGTGCGCGGAATGCATGGTATTGGATCTTCAACTGTGTGTGTCTGTTCAGAAATCTTTGAAGTATGGACTAGACGCGATGGAGCAGAATGGTATCTTCAGTTTAAAGATGGTATTCCTCAAGATACGCAGGCCCGTCAGCTTCGTAAAACAAAAGAAACTGGTACTACTATTTATTTTAAACCAGATAAATCTATCTTTCATTTGGATGCGGCGACTCCTTCTTTTGAGAAAGAACGTATCCGTAAGGAGTTGGAATTAACTAGTTATTTTATTCCAAATGTTACTTTTATTTATAAGAGCGGCGATAAAATAGAAAAGTTTATTTCTAAGAATGGGCTAAAGGATTTTGCCGCAAATAATATTACAAAACCTCTTCATAAGCAATATATTTATAGTGCCAAGACTTTTGATGGAGATATTGATATTGAGGTTTTTGCGCAATGGACCACCGGGCGCGAAAAGTGTTATGTATTTTCTAATGGTGCTTTGAATAGTGGCGGCGGTACGCCTGTAAGCGGAATGAAGGCAGCCTTTACGCGTACAATAAATGACTTATCTAAAGAATCATTTGATGGTGATATGATTCGTAAAGGACTTGTCACTATTATCAATATTAAGCATCCACATCCTGTATATCAAAATCAAGTAAAAGATAAGATTCAGAATCAAGAATTACGCGGATATACACAGACAGTATTTACAGAGGCAATTAAAGATTGGGCCTCTAAAAATAGAGAAGACTTTGATAAGATTATTGGACTTCTAACTAAAGAAGCACGTGCTGATGCTGCTGCAGAAAAAGCTCGTAATGCAATCCTTAATATGGAGAAAAAAGAAACCGAACAGCGTAAGCGCAAGGTTACTTCTTCCGATAAATTTAAGGATTGCGAAAAGCACGGTCAAGACTCAATGCTCATTATATGTGAAGGTAATTCCGCATTGGGCGGTCTAATGCCCGCACGCGATGTTAAGACTGAAGCATTGTATGCAGTGCGCGGTAAGGTTAAAAATCTAATGAAACATCCGCTCGATGAGTGCTTGGAGAATCAGGAAGTATCTGATATCATTATGGCACTTGGGTGCGGCATTCAAGACAGATATAATGGTAAAAAACTTAATTATGGAAAAGTCGCTATTGCAGTTGACGCGGATGTAGATGGCTATAATATTATGTGCCTTATAACTACGCTCTTCTATGTCCTAATGCCGCAGTTTATTGAAGAAGGACGACTTGGCTGGCTGCGTGCGCCATTGTATCGTCTAAGTAAAGGAAATCAGCACGTTTATGCGTATGATGAAGATGAACTTGCCGAGCTAAGAAAAACTCGGTCTGGGTGGGAGCAATCACGCTACAAAGGCTTGGGCGAAATGGTGGCAGATGATATGGAAGAGTCTATGCTACACCCGACAAATCGGCGCTTGGACATTCTTACTATAAATGATGCTGAAGCCGCGGCTGAGTCACTACAAATGTTGATGGGTATGGAAGTTGAGGGACGCCGGGATTTCTTGTTTGAAAATGTGGATTTTAATATTTTGAATAATTGACAAATAATAAAATTTATTATATAATTATTATAGAAAAAATGAAAGGATAGATTTAAATGGATACAAATATAGAAGATTTTCGTGAAGGTATTTTTTCTTTACATACTCGTAGATTTGGTGACGTCGCTGAACTTATGATTGAACTTTTATATAAAATGCAACCTTCTAATGTATTAAATTTTGATAAAAGAGATAATACTAATAAAAGAATAGAAGTAAAATTTTCTAGAGCTTTAAAAGAAAATAGTGATACTATCAAGAAAAATAATGTAATTCAACAATGCTTAGAAGCTTCTACAGTACATAGAGCTTTTAATTCTTCTGAAGCAAATACGCAAAAATTTGATTGTAATATTCAACAAATTAAAAATAAAGAATTCGATATTCTTTATTATGGTATCTTTTTTAAAGATCATATTGAAATATTTAGAATTGAAAATAATAAAATTGAAACTTTAAATAATTATTCTAATAAACAGCATCGTGGTAATATTGGAGAAGGTCAATTTCATTTAAATAATACTAATATTAAAGAGCATAGAAAAGAATATTTGATTCAAATTCTTTCATATGAAGAATTATATAAATTATTTCAAGAGGCGGTATAATATGATACAATTATATAATGAAGATTGCTTAAAACAAATGTAGTTAATTGAAGATCATACAATAGATTGTATTATTTGTGATTTACCATATGGAACAACAAAATGTACTTGGGATGTAATCATCCCTTTTGATAAATTGTGGGAACAATATAATAGAATAATTAAACCAGATGGGGCTATAGTTCTATTCGGACAAGAACCATTTTCTACTCTTTTGCGAGCTAGTAATTTAAAAAATTATAAATATGATATTTATTGGGAAAAAGAACGTTTAACCAATGTTAATCAAGTAAAAAAACGTGTAGGAAAAACTATAGAAACTATCTCTATTTTTTATAATAAACAATGTACATATAATCCACAAATGGTATCTTATGAAGGTCCAAAACGTACTAATAAAGTGAAAAATGGAAAATTAGGTGTTTTAACAGATCAACAAGAAAAATCAGTTATTGAATATAATGATACAGGTTGGCGTTATCCTACACAATTATGGCATTTTAAAAGAGATATATTAACATGTAATTTACATCCAACTCAAAAACCTCTAGCTTTAACAGAAGCTTTAGTACGTACTTTTAGTAATGAAAATGATACTATTTTAGATAATTGTATGGGTTCAGGCACTACTGGAGTAGCTTGCAAGAAATTACATCGTAATTTTATAGGAATTGAATTAGATACTAATTATTTTAATATAGCTAAAGATCGTATAGAAAATACAAAAGAATTAAATGAAGAAATTAAAAATATTCTTTATTGACAGCCTTTAAAATTTATGTTATAATAAATAAAAAGAAAGGAGTGAGAATATGATTAAGAATGTAGACTTTCAAAAGACAACCGAAGAAGCATTTCTAAAATATGCGGCATCAGTGGCTCAAGAACGTGCGCTACCAGATGTACGCGATATGCTGAAAATTGGTTTGCGGCAAGGTCTATATGCACAATTTACTAATAAGCTCACTCATAAAGACAAATTCCAGAAAGCTCAGAAGAGCGTTGCCGCCGCAATGTCTCAGTCATATGTACATGGCGATGTAGCAATGTATGATGCATTGATACGTGCGGCTCGGCCCTGGTCAAGTCGCTATCCACTTGAGGATGTTCAAGGCAGTTATGGTAACCCCTCATCTCCTGATAGCCACGCGGCCGCCCGTTATGTTGAAATGAAAGCAGGCGAGATTGCGGACTTCATGTTTGATGGTCTTAAGAAGAATGCTATTACCGAATGGTATGACAACTATGATAGCACCGAACAAATTCCATCGGTGTTCCCTTCAATCGGATATTGGAATATTGTAAATGGTTGTCAGGGTATCGCGGTCGCAATGGCTACATCTGTACCTCAGTTCAACCTTAAGGAAGTAAATAATGCACTTATTAAAATTATCCAGAATCCAGAAGTATCATATAATGATATTTATTGTGCGCCAGATTTTGCTACAGGCGGAACTATTACAAATGCCGCGGAAGTAAAAGAAAGCCTAAAAGTAGGAAAAGGTAAATCTATTCGTCTGCGCGCGAACCTCAAATTTAATCCTAAAGAGAATATGCTTCAAGCTACAGAGCTACCATATGGTGTATTTACAAATACAGTTATGGATCAGCTTGCATCTTTAGTAAATGATGATCCTGATTATGGTATTGACAGAGTAATTGATCATACTAAGAAAGAAGCGGATATTCGTATCTATCTCTCTAAAGGGCAGAATCCTGATAAAATGATCGCTAAGCTTTATCATGATACAATGCTTGAAAATCATTATTCCATTAATATGATTCTGTTGGATCAGGGGCGCTTTCCGAAAGTGTTTGGGTGGCGTGAAGCTTGTGACGCATATATTGACCATATTAGACAATGTAAGCGTAATATGATTCAGTTTGATCTTGATAAAGCTCTTGCGCGCGAAAATGTCCTCAATGGCTTGCTGATTGCGCTCGCCGATATTGACAATATTGTTGCTATTATTAAAGGTAGTGATAGTCCTGCAGATGCAAAAAAGGTATTGATAGCGAAATACAAATTCAATGATCCTCAAGTCGATGCGATTCTAGATATGAAGCTATCGCGCTTATGCCGGTTGGACGGCGTGAAAATATCTGATGAGCTGGCAGAAATTACTAAATTTATAGGGGAGTGTAACCACTTATTATCTGAACCTACCGCTTTGGATGAAAAACTGATTGAACTACTAAATCTAGTATCTCAAAAATTTGGTGACGCCAGACGCACACAAGTTACCAATGTACTTGGCGACGAAGAAGAGCCAGAAGAAATTAAGGAAGAAGATATCGCAATTGTCTTTACTGATATGAAAAGTTTTCATATTAAAGAAAAAGGTAAGGTGGCGGCAGTAAAGAAGCAAACGGTACTTTATACAACTAATCTCGGTTCTTTAACTCTAGTAACTAATGCAGGAAAAATATATAATATTCCGCTTAGTAAGCTAAAGTTAAATAAAGAATATAAGACAGCTGATGTAGCAGATATTGGCGCGGAAAAGCCGCTTCTTCTAATTGACACTCGTACTTTTAATGCTTATAAGTCTTTAACTTGTGTTACTAAGAAAGGCTTTATTAAAAAAAGTCATATTGGGGAATATATTGCCCGCGCGAAAAAAGGTACGGCCGCAATTAAACTTGAAGAAGGCGATTCACTTGTATCAGTAATCCTAAGTAGCGATGATGAAGATCGAGTAGCAATTATTAGCTCTAGCGACTATTATAATTGTTTCCCATTATCTGATGTCGCGTATACTGGGCGACTTACTAAAGGTGTAAAGGCAATCAAATTGGCGGAAAAAGAAGAAGTAAAAGAGGCTAAATGGGTAGGCGATAATACATATAAAATTACCGGACGGGCGGTAAAAGGAGTAAAGAATGCATAAGAAATATCTGGAACTATTTAAAGAACTTACTCGCGCGACAGCTGTTGCCGCTGAGCAAGTAATGGACTATGATAAGGAAAAGAATGATGATAAGGGCTTTGAAACGGCAAAGACTATGCGTGATGATTTTGAAGCTCTTCATGACAAACTTACTGCAGAATCTTTTGATGGTAACTTAACAAAAGCAGAATATGCTAAGCTACTTGTTGGATGCTATGTAATTGTAGGTAACATACAAGATAGGATGGAAGCACTAAAGAAGGCTATTGCTGGATATCAAGGAGATTTGGTGCCAAGACTATCTAAGGTTATTGACGCAGAAACTGATGAAGCCGCACAGAAAATTGCGGAAGAACAGTTTACAATTGAGGAAGCCAATACTTGACTTTTAATTAAATTTATATTATAATATAAGAAAGAAAAGGGAAAATAAACCCGAGATATAAGGAGAATACAATATGGCAACAGTAAATAGTGAGAGAACACTAAATTACATGAAGGAACATTATGGACAGGAACTAACTAAGAAAGAAATTGCAGAAGCTCTAGACATCCCATTCGCATCTGTTACAGGCGCAATGAATGCTCTAATTAAGAAGGGCTATGCAATTACAACTCGTACTGAAGTAATTGAAGATGCACCCGCAACTGAGACCCGTAAGGCTAAGACTCATAATCTACTATATCATACTCTAACTGAAGCAGGTCTAGCTTATGATCCAGTAGCAGAAGAGGCAGAAAAGCAGGCTCAGAAGGAAGCCGCTAAGGCTGCTCGCGCGGCGGAAAGAGCAGCGAAGAAGGCCGCCAAGGAAGCAGAGAAGGCTGCAGAAGAAAGTTTTTAATTAAAAATATAAAATAAATAAAAAGGAGAAAAGCACATGAAAGATTTGATGATTCCAAGTGAAAACAAAATGAATCTAGTTGGTAAGCTAATGAATGTTGATTTCGGCGAGGGAAAACTCGCCGATGGCCGTGAGTATAAGCGCGCAACTGTCACAATTCGCGTAACTCAGGCTGTTGATGGTAAGGAAGAAACAAGTGAAATTCCAGTTGGTTTCTTCGCGACTCCCTTTACTAGTACAGGTAAGGCTAATCCTGCATATAAGTCCCTACTTGATCTAAAGGAACTTAAGACTGCGCAGAATGTTGGTGTTGATGCGGCAGATCAGGTACGCATTACTAGTGCTACTCTATCTGAAAATAATTTTGTATCTCGTACTGGTAATCTTATCAATGGTTTCCAGATTCGTGGTTCGTTTATTAATCCAGCAAAGCTGGGTGATGTTGCGACTTTCGTAACTGAAGTATATATTATGGATATTCACGATGAAACCGATCGTGAAGGTGATCCTACTGGACGTCTGGTTGTTCGTGGTGGTATTGTTCAGTACGGCGGTAGACTAGATGTACTAGATTTTATTGTTGAAGCTCCTGATAAGGTTGAATTTGTATCTCGAAATTGGGAAACCAATAAGACTCTAACTGTAAAGGGCCGTGTGCGCGTAACTTCTCATGAAGTAACTAGCAGTAGTGAAGGTAGCGGTTGGGGCGAAGATATTCCTGATACTACTACTACATTTGTTCGCGAGCTAATCATCACTGGCGGTGATGATGAAGGTAAGGAAGAAGATTTCAGCTATGACCCTGCTGAGATTAAGAAGGGATTTAATCAGCGTAAGGCTAAGATTGAGCAGATGCAGATTGATGCTCGTTCTAAGATGGCTCGACAGGGCGGCAGCGGTTCTCAGGCCGATGCCAAGAAGTATGATTGGGAGTAATCGTAGGCCAACACCGGTGGTAGGAGTGATTAAAGCATAAACGGTCACTTGACAGTCTACGATGTGATAGGGGATATGGGCGCAAGAATTTACTTGCGCCTAACCCCGGACCAATTATATAAAGGAGTGAATTAAATGGCTGATATTGATATTTTTAGTTTGGAGCCTAGCAAAATTTCAAGGGATCTTAAAGGTAAATTTTTATTGATTTACGGTCAGCCTAAATAATTGGGCCTTATATAAGCGATTATATAAGATAATTACTGGAAAAATCTGGGAGCCTGAAATGGCAATCAGAGCGGAAGTTGTTCCCTAAAAAGAATAACACGCACAACGATTAGGACAATTAAACATTAAGGAGGGTTCTATCTATGGATATTACCGTTATTAAGCAATTATACGAAAGCGGCAAAAGCTTGACGCAGTTAAGTAAAGAAACTGATATTAGTACTTATAAATTAAAAAAGATACTAATAGCAGAAGGTATTCATATTAGAGGCAAGGAAGAGCAGAATAAGTATTCTCCCCAGAATCAGCGGAAATATGAAGTTTGGGATGATTTTTTTGAAAAATTAAATCCAACTAATGTATATCTAATGGGATTTTTAGCCGCGGATGGAAGTATCCAGAAAGACGGCGGAATTAAAATTGGACTTTCTACCATTGATAAACAATTTTTAGAAAAAGTTAGAATTATACTACATAGTAATTATCCTATTAGAGATTATCTTACAAAAGACGGATTTTCTGTTTCTGAATTTATTTTTCGTAGCGAAAAGATTAAACAGAAATTAGCAGAATATGGAATAGTAAATAATAAAACAAAGACATTTACATTCCCTTATAATCTGCCAAAAGAATTTTATATTGATTTTATTCGTGGTTACTTTGATGGCGATGGTACATTCTGTATGGCAGGTCAATATCGTAGAGCCTCATTGTGTAGCTACAATCAAGAATTTTTACAATCAGTTGTAGATATACTTGAAAATCAATATAATATTCCGGCTGTAAAAATACAGAAAGATAATAGAGGAAATACTTATTATTTCCAATATTCTCAAACCTCTGCTCAGAAATTATATGAATTATTTTATAAAAATAATCCCGTACTTTACTTACCTCGTAAATATGATAAATGCTTACAACTCTTTGGTGAAATAAAGTCCCACGAGCCAGTAACTTCTCAAGAAGAAGAAAAGATAATCTGACCTTACGAGAATAATAATCGTAAGAATTATCGGATAAAGAGCCGATAAGATAACATATGTGAAGACTGGTAAATCCACATTTGGTAGCCAACTACCTCGTTCTCTGTTTCTAAACTTTGAACAAGGAACTAATGCCCTAGCTGGTATTCGCGCGGTTCCAATTCTACGTTGGACTGACGCTAAGAAAGTTCTTACTCAGCTTCGTAAGCCTCAAGCTAAGGAAATGTATGACTCAATTGTTGTGGATACTGCTTCAATCGCCTGGCAGCTATGTGAAAAGTATATTTGTCAGCGCGAAAATGTTGATAGTATTCGTGACGTACCTTGGGGTCAAGGTTGGAATATGCTAAAGACCGAGTTCTCTGAGTTCTGGCGTGAAATTACTCTATTGGGTTTTGGTATTCTATTTATCGCGCATAGTAAGGATAAACCTACCGAAATGCGTGATGAAGATGGTAATGAAATTACTGCGGTTGCGCCGGACCTGCCTAATCAGGCATATACTATTATTAATTCAATTGTGGATATTATTGGATATCTGCAGGTACAGATGAATCCAGACGGAACTTCTGAACGATTCCTATATACTCGTTCTACGCCTTCTGTATTTGCCGGTAGCCGTTATCAATATCTTGCGCCAAAAATTAAGTTTGGCTATCAGGAATTAGTAGATGCTATTGGCGATGCTATTGATATGGCTGTTGAGAAAGATGGCGCACAGGTTACTGATCATACTGAATTTGCTCAGATTAAAGATAGGCCCTTCAATGAAGTTATGGCTGAAGCTAAAGAAATTTGGGTTAAGTACCTGGAAATCGGCGGCGAAGAGAATAAAGATCAGCATCTGATGATTATGAAGGATATTATTAAGAAGGTATTTGGTTCTGAGGACTTTAAACTAAGTCAGGCAGTGCCTTCTCAAAGTAGCTTGGTTGAATACTTTATTGACGAAGTAAAGCAATTAATGTAATAAGGTACTAAAAATGGATACGGATGTTATGATTGCTTAGCTACGAAAATTAGCAGAAGAACATAAAGATGATAAAGTTTTTACGTTTTAGACAAGATGGGCTGATGTATGTCGTGACGTGGCAAACAGGCTCGAAGAATAGCAAAAAATAATTGAACGTTATCATAAAGCTGATTCCTTTCTTATAGCCCATGGATGGAATTGGTAATAATAAATGCGGTGGCGGAATAGGTAGACGCATGGGAGTTTCAGGAGACGGGAATACGGATAAAAACGTAATGGTACTGTTCCCAAGGGTTCAATTCCCAATAACCAGCGCAGTGCACGGCGCATGTGAGGTGCAAATCCTCATCCGCATATAATAATAGTCGTGCAAAACTATATAGTTTTAGGGAACAATGCTCCGGTGTTGTTCCTATTTTTATTTGACTTTTTCTCAAATCTATGCTATAATAAATTAAAGAATAGGTATAGGAGATTAAAAGAATGAAATTAACTAGGCAATGTAGTGGATGTAAAGAGCAATTTAGGAAAACCGAACTAGTTGAATACTCATCCATTACAGGTAAAACATCAAATTGGTATTGCCCAAAATGTTTGGCGGAAAAGCAATCGCGTGAACGTTTTGCAAACAAAGTGTGCCAGATATTTGGAATTAAAGCGCCCGGCCCAGTTATTTGGACTCAGCGTAAGCGTCTCCAAAACACATACGGATATACGGATGATTCGATTGTTGATTGTCTTGATTATATATATAATGTAAAGAAGATGAAAAAATTATCTGAATCATTAGGTTTGGTCAATCCGCGTAATATGGAAGATATGCGTAAGTGGAAAGAACAAAAAAAGGCCGAAGGAGGTAGTCTTGCTGCGGCAGTGGCCAATACAGAAATGAAGGAATATATTGTTCCTATTCGAGAAAATAATAAAAAGAAAAAAGAAATTAGCTTGGATGACGGTTTATTTGATGATTAAGGGGGAATTATATGACACTTTCCGATCTGACGGCATATCGTCAAGTTATCGGTTGCTTAATATATAAACCTCAATTATTTTTGGAATATCCAGACATTAGACCGGTAGATTTTGATTTTAAACCCGCGCGAGTGTGTCTTAATTCAATAAGAAAATTATATGAGGCCGGAGCAGTAGAGCTATCTGTTATAGAAGTAGATCAAGAAATTGAACGTGGTGGTGGAGCCGCATTACAAATCTATAAGAACGAGAACGGACTTGAGTTCCTAAAAAATGCATATGAAACTGCTTCATTAGGCAACTTTGAATTATATTATACAAGAGTAAAGAAATGTTCGTTATTAAGAAAGTTGCAGCAAGCAAAGTATGATATAAGTGAATTTTTTATTGAAGATAAAGATGTTAAAAATCCATTAGAAGAACAGAAAATTAAGGATCATTTAGAACAATCAACGTTAGAAGAAATTTTAAATAGCGTTGAAAAGAATTATACAGAAATTAGAAATGAATATTTAAATGGCGGTCGCCTGAAAGGAGATCCGGCTGAAGGTATTAATGAATTAATTGAAGAGCTGCGCACCTCACCAAGTATTGGGCCAAGTTTGGAAGGTCGTATTTTTAGTTCTGTGTGCCGTGGAGCAAGAGATGGATGTTTCTTTTTAAAAAGCGCGAGTACAAGTGCAGGTAAGTCTCGTACAAGTATATTTGATGCTTGTCATTTGGCTTATCCAAAGCGCTGGTCTTGGAAAGCCAATTCATTTATAGAAGAATTTACAGCAGAAGGAGAACCACGTCAGCCAAGAAAAGTTTTATTTATTGTAACGGAAATGGATAAAGAAGAAGTACAAACCATTATGTTGGCATATGTTTCTGGTGTAGATGAAGATCATATTTTAACAGGTAGGTATGAGTTTGGTGAATATACCAGAGTCAAGCAAGCGGCAAAAATTATAGAAGAGTATAGTGGGTATTTTTTGATAGAAGAAATTAGCGATCCCAATCTTCAGAATGTTGAAGCCACGATTCGTAAGTATGCAACAGTAGATAACGTGAAATATGTGTTCTTTGACTATATTCATAGTACAGCAAGTATGATTGGACAGTTTGCAAAAAATAATATTCGTGAAGATGTTATTTTGATGATGATGGCGAATCAGTTAAAACAGTTAGCAAAAGATTATAATTTATTTATTTTTTCTGCAACACAGGTAAATGCGGCCGGAATGAATATGGACGACCTTCCTTTTATGGATGAAAAGACAATTCGGGGCGCAAAAAGTATAGCTGATAAAGCAGATATGGGATACGGAATGCAGCGTATTTCAGATAAAGCATGGAATGCAATACTTCCTGGATTAAGAGCCGCCGCGAGAGAAGGAATTATCTCATATGATATTTTTGATAATAGGCCAACTCACGTATTAGATATTTACAAAATGCGGCGAGGTCGTTATAAAATGGTTCGTATTTGGACGAGATTACACCTTGGAACAGGAGAAAGAGAGGATTTATTTATTACAACTGCAGAGAATCAGCCAATTAATGAACCAATAGATTTGTTTGCAAGTAGTTCTGAGTGTCCAATTACAATCTAGGAAGGAGAATTTGAATGCTAACAACTCTACAAGGAGCAGACGAAGAACTTGACTTATATGATATTAGTATACAAGATATTATTAATTCCATTACACTCGATGATGTAAAAACCTTTCTAGAAAGCTTGGGAGTTGATCAGGTCGCGATTTATGAAGATAAAGGATATTTGGTATGTCCTACAATCTGCCATAATCCTATTGAAGAAGCCGAATCAATGAAATTATATTGGTATCAGAATAATAAGATCTTTCGATGTTATACAGAGTGTAATGAAGCGATGTCAATCTTTACATTATATGAAAAATTCATGTTAATTAATTATCATCGCGTTAGTTTTGAAGAAGCGGTTGATTATGTAAAGAAATGCATTAAGCATTTAACTATTTCTAAAACAAAGAAATATCGGTCTGATTTTGATATAGAGCGATATAAATTTGATTCAAGCGTACCACAACTTACCCCATATCCAAAATCTATGCTAACATATTTTACTCCATACCATCATCCTACTTGGATACGAGATGGAATTAAGCCGGAGGTAATGGATAAGTTTCATATTGGCTTTTCTTTGTCACAAAATAAAATTACAATTCCACATTTAGATATAAATGGAAATTTGGTGGGTATTCGCGCGCGAACATTAGATAAAGATGAAGCAGAACAATATGGTAAATATCGTCCTTTACAACTTGGCAGCATTTTATACGCGCATCCTTTACATTTTAACTTGTATGGCATATATGAGCATCAAGAAGCAATTAGAAAACGTCAAAGCGCAATTATTGTTGAAGGAGAGAAATCCGTTCTTCTTGATGATGGATATTATGGACAATGGGCTAATGCAGTTGCATGTTGCGGTTCAAAAATAAATAAATATCAAATTAACTTATTAACTAATGCTTTGGGCGCGAATGAAATTACAATCGCATTTGATAAAGAATATACAGATTGGCGTACTGAAAAAGCGCGCGAATATAGAAAAAGAATTGAAGCGGCTTGCCGCAAGTATGCAGGTCAAGCAACTTTTTATTATATATGGGATATGGATAATTTGCTTGAAGAAAAAGACTCTCCATATGATAAAGGGAAGGAAGTATTTGAAGAACTTTATAAAAGAAGGATACGAGTACGATGAAGAAATGGAAAGAAAAACTTATACGCTGGCTGGGTGGAGATATTTCCCCTGTAGAAATACAACCGCATACTATAATAACAAGCACAGCTCCGTTAATTAGATTAAAAGTAAGCTATAAGACGCTTTATGATTTTCCAGAAGATAAAGCATATATTAAGCGAGAGCTAGCTAAGAAGTTAGCAGATGATATAATAAAAAATCGGATGGCAATGATAGATACAGATGAAAATGAAGTCACGATGACATTGTATGTCGCCGATATAAGAGAGGTAAGATAACGAATGAAATATAAGTTGAAGAAAAACTATACGACCGACCCAGAAGCTGCGCTAGAAGAAATTCTAAAAGACCGCGGCGTTACCGATATAGAAAATTTTATGTGTCCTACGCCCGCGTGCGAATTAAATCCATATAATTTAGAGAATATTGAAGCCGCGGCAGAACGTCTATTATATCATTTGAGGAAGGGAAGCTCCATACTGTTTAATATTGATTGCGATGCTGACGGGTTCACAAGCAGCGCAATTCTATGGCTATATATAAAACATATTTTCCCAGAAGCAAATCTGCACTTTATGGTACACACTCATAAGCAGCACGGGCTAGATGATAAGATTGATTGGCTTGAGGATAATCCAGACTATGATCTTGTATTATGCCCTGACTCGAGTAGTTATGATAAAGAAGAACATAGACGTCTTGGCGAACTAGGAATTGATGTAATAGTACTTGACCACCACGAGCAAGAATTTGATCAAGACGGGAATCCAGTTATATCAGATTCTCCAAATACTATTATTGTAAATAATCAGTTATCTCCTAATTATACAAATAAGTCTTTATGCGGTGCAGGAGTAGTATATAAGTTCTGTGAAGTACTCGATGATATATTGGGCATTGATCAAGCGCACAATTACATAGATCTCGCCGCTTTAGGAGAAATTGCAGATGTAATGGATAGAACAGATATAGAAACCAATTATATTATGATGGAAGGACTACGGCATATACATAATGAAGGCTTCCGCGCCCTTATTGAAGCGCAATCTTTCTCTTTAAAAGAAAAAGCAATATCTCCCTATCCCGGTCTAAGTCCAATTGATATCGCCTTCTATATCGCCCCTCTTATTAATGCTATTACAAGAGTAGGCTCAACAGAAGAAAAAGAAACAATGTTCTATTGTTTTATTGAACCAAATAAAGCAATGCAAAGTACAAAGCGTGGCGCGAAACCAGGCGATATTGAATATGCGGCAGAGCAGACCGCGCGCGTAGGTAAAAACGCAAAGGCGCGGCAAGATCGTTTAAAAGAACAGGCGCTAGGAATAGTAGATTTTAAGATTCAAAAAGATTGCTTAGATGATAATAATATAATTTTGGTAGAATTAGATGCATCAGACAATGTACCGCAAGAACTAACTGGCCTCATTGCTATGAATGTTGTTACTAAATATCATAAGCCTGTTATGATTGGCCGCCGCAATAATAGCAATGAAATTCAAGGAAGTATCCGTTCTGATGGAAATTTCGCAGGGTTGCCTAGTTTTAAGAAGTTCTTGGAAGATAGTAAACTACTCAATTATACTGCAGGGCATGATAATGCTTGCGGCTGGGGCTTGAATGGAAACAGAGTTGAATCCCTTATTGACTACGCTAATAAACATTTAAGTGCTTCAGACTTTGAAAATTGTTATCTTGTAGATTATATCTTAAAGGCTTCAGATTATAATGATGAGCTTATCGCTGCGCTTGCCTCTCACCCTGAATATTTCGGTAACCATATTGATGAAGTACGAATTGTAGTAGAGAATATTCCACTAATGAGCGTAATGCCGATGGGTGCGAATAAAGATAGTCTGAAGATTTCTTATAACAATATTGATTATGTGCGCTTTAAAGATTCAGATTTTGTAGAACAAGTTATGGAAGATAGGACAAAATTACTTACTATCTATGGGCGCGGAAATCTTAATACATTCAATGGGCGTACTTCAGTTCAAGTATTTATTGATGACTATGAACTAAAAGAAGATAATAGTAAGTATGACTTTTGAGGTGGAATATGTGTGAATATTGTCAAAAGGAAGACCCTAAAAGTATAAGTAGTTTGTATTCTGAATCATTTGATGATGAACTAACTTCAGCAAAAGTAAGTTTAAATATTGGAAAAGGGGCGTTATTAATTATAAATGCTCATTGCTATGATGCTTTAAGAAAAACACAGATAGGAATGGCAACTTCATTCGGTATTAAATATTGCCCCTGGTGTGGAAGAAAAGTGGCAGAGGATTAACAATGTTTTTTGACTTTTAATAAAATTTGTGATATAATAGATATAGATAGGAGGAATGTAAATGTTGAAATATCCAGGTTCTTGTCATAACCACACGATGTTTAGCAATGAAACCCTGCGGGATAGCACAAATCGCGTTGAAGATTTGTTTAATCTTGCAATACAGCTAGGACATGAATGTATGGCTATTACAGATCATGAAACTATATCAAGTTATATCAAAGCAGAAAAGTATTATAAGAAAATTAAGAAAGAGCATCCGGATTTTAAGTTGATTCGTGGTAATGAAATCTATCTAACACGAAACGGTTTAAATGCAAAGAATTTTGATAGGACGAAAGATAGGTATTTTCACTTTATTCTTCTTGCACGAGATCTAGAAGGATATCATCAAATTTGTCAATTATCAACTCGCGCATGGAACCGCTCGTATATGAGTAGAAAGATGCGGCGGCGTCCAACTTATTATTCAGATTTGAAGGAAATCGTAAAGCCAAATCAAGGACATTTGATTGCGAGCAGCGCTTGTTTAGGTTCGCAATTGGATAGATTTCTTCTTCAATATATGGATACAGGTGATATAGAATACTATGAAACAGCGAAACGTTGGTGCCTATATATTGAAGATATATTTGGTAAGGGAAATTTCTATTTGGAGATGCAACCTTCAAATGGAAAAGAACAGGTATTTGTAAATAAGCAACTTTTACGAATCAGTAAAGAGCTTGGAATCAAATATATTATTACAACTGATAGTCATTATGGGCGACCAGAAGATGCGGCTGTTCATGAAGCATTTCTTAATTCTCAGGACGGCGAGCGTGAAGTTCGTTCATTCTATGCGACAACATATATGATGTCGGATGAAGAGATTAGGGGCTTTTTTCAATATTTAAGCGAAAATGAGCTTCAAGCTGCATATTCTTCAATTAAAGAGATTAAAGATAGATGTGAAGATTTTAGTGTTTTGAAACCATTGAAAATTCCAAGTTTACCTTGGCGTCAATTTTTTGATAGAAGTAAAGATGAGGTAAATACTTATGTTCAATTAATGCCAGCTTTGGAAAATTTTGTTAATTCTCCATATGAAGCTGATAGAGTATTGGTACTAGCATTAATTACAGGTATCGAAAACCATAAAGATTTACATAATAAAGAAGCATTGAACGCATTAAACGAATGTCTTGAAATGACCTGGCAATCTTCTCAAGTGAATAATGCACAATGGTCAGCATACTTCTTAAATCTTCAAAAAATTATAGATGAATGTTGGAACGCTGGCAGTATTGTTCTCCCAGCAAGAGGTTCCGGTGGTGGATTTGTTCTTCTGTATGCATTGGATATTATACAGATAAATTGCTTGCGCGAAAAGACAAAGATGTATCCTTGGAGATTCCTTAATCCATCTCGTGTCTCCGTACTTGATATTGATGTTGACATTGAGGGGCTTCGGCGCGGACAGGTCTTGGAGCATCTTAGAAAAGCATATGGCGAAAACCGGGTATCAAATGTAGCAACTTTTAGAACTGAAAAGTCTCGTTCGGCAATCTTAACTGCGGCTAGAGGATTAGGAATTGATGTTGATGAAGCATCATATATTGCAAATCTTATTAGCGCAGAGCGCGGTCAATCATATACATTGAAACAAATGTATTATGGAGACGAAGAAGCGGGAATTGAGCCAAATCAAACCTTTATTAATGAAATTAGCAAGCATCCTCAACTTTGGGAAATTGCAAGTCGTATTGAAGGACTAATTTGCGGGGTTGGTATCCACGCAGGTGGAGTCGTATTTAAGGATGAAGATTTTACAGAATCAAGTGCATTGATGCGGGCGCCCGATGGCACGATTATTACTCAGTTTGAGCTACATGATTTGGAAGACGTTTCCGAAATTAAAATGGACTTGTTAAGCGTTGAGGCTGCGGATAAGATTCATACTTGTCTTGATTTGTTAGTAGAACAAGGATACGTAGAAAAGAAAGATACATTGCGCGAAACCTACGAGTCAGTTCTTAATGTATATAAAATAAATCGTGATGATGAAAAAATGTGGAATATGATTCAGAATCACGAGATTGTTAGTTTGTTTCAGATGGAACAGCAATCTGGAACAAGAGGAATCGCGCTCACGCATCCACGAAATGTTGACGAACTCGCCGTTCTTAATTCAGTTATTCGTCTAATGGCGACTGAAAAAGGCGCAGAAAGTCCGTTGGATAAGTATGCAAGATTTCGTTTCCATCCTCATGATTGGGAACAAGAAATGATTCAGTATGGATTAACTGATAATGAACGAGCGATTCTTCATAGAGAATTAGATATATCAGACGGAATGTCCATTACACAAGAACAGTTTATGCAGCTGGTTCAGTTGCCAGAATGTGGTGGCTGGGATCTACAATGGGCCGATAGGTTAAGAAAGAGTATTGCAAAGAAGAATCCAAAAGAGTATGAGCAATTAACAGTTGAATTTTTCGCGCGAGTAAAAGAAAAACAACTTAGTGAAAAGTTTTGTTCATATGTATGGAACGTCGAAGTTGCACTAAGCCGTGGTTATGGTTTTAATGCGAGCCATACATACGCCTATTCCATTGTTGCATTACAAGAAATGAATCTAGCGCGATTTTTTCCCATTATTTTTTGGAATACTGCAAACTTGATTGTAGATAGCGGCGGTTCTCAAACTGTTGAATATGATGAAGACGGAGAAGCTTCTATTGTAGTAGACAATGCGCCAGATGAAGATGAAGATGAAGAAGATCTGGAAGAGTGGGAAGAAGAAAATGAAATAACCGAAGGCGAAAAAGAAGATAAGAAAAAAGAAAAAACTAAATCTGTTGATTATGGTAAGGTTGCGTCTGCAATAGGTAAATTCAATAGTTATGGAATTAAGGTTTCGCCACCAGATATTAATACTTCTTCATTTACTTTTACACCAGTCGTAAAAGATAACGCAATTCTATATGGTTTACGTGGAATTACTCGACTTTCAATTTCAATCGTTAAAGATATTATTGCACAGCGTCCGTTTGTATCTATGCAGGATTTTCTTGAACGAATAAAAGTCAATAAGATTCAAATGTCAAACTTAATTAAATGTGGTGCATTTGATTCTTTAGTAGGAAAGCCGCGAGAACAAATTATGACAGATTACATCGCAATGGTGGCTGATCATAAAGAACGGTTAACTTTACAGAATATGCAGATGCTTATTAATAAAAATTTAATCCCCGAAGATTTAAAATTTTATCAGAAATTATTTTTATTCAATAAGTTTCTTAAGACTTGTAAAAATGGTGATAATTATGAACTCAATGAAGCCGCAGTAAACTTTATTGGAAATAACTTTAGCGCCGATTTAATAGACAATGGAACACAAATACCGCAGGTTCGATGGGACAATGTTTATAAAAAGGCCATGGATCCAATGCGACTTTATTTAAAGGAAAATAAAGATACAGTACTTAGCGCACTAAATGATTCATTATATCAAGAGATGTATGATAAGTATGCGAGTGGAAATATTTCACACTGGGAAATGGATTCTGTTTCATTTTATAGCCATGAACATGAACTCGCGGCTGCGGCGCATGATTATGATGACTTCTTTAGTCTGCCTGAAGAGCCAGAAGTAGAATATAGTTTTACCGGGAAGGACGGTAATGAAGTTAAAGTATTCCGTCTACGGAGAATCATTGGCACTGTAATTGATAAGAATAAAATGAAAAATACAGTTACATTGTTGACTCCAACTGGAGTTGTAAATGTAAAAGTTTATAAAAACCAGTATGCATTATATGATAAGCGGCTTTCTCAGAAAGGAAACGATGGTATTAAGCACGTTTTAGAAAATAGTTGGTTTTCGCGCGGGACTCTTCTTATGGTACAAGGCATACGAAGAGGGCAAGACTTCGTGCCGAAAAAACGGAAAGATTCGTTTTATCCAGTAATATCTAAAATAACAAATGTAGATTCGGATGGAGTATTAACATTCCAAACTGAAAGAATGGAGGTGGAAGAATGATAGGGCTTGTAGACTTACATTGGCAGCAGGCGGATCTTGATCTTCCGCCTCCTAATTTAGAAATTATGAAATTAGCTGAATATTATAAGCGTGAAGAAAATATATTCTGCCGCATTATTGGGCTTGAAGAAACTGAATTTGGCGGCTATGATAAAATATATGTCTTTAGTGAAAATGACAATTATATTACAGTGCCAGATGCCTTTAAGTAGACTACTAATGTAATATATGGTGGTTCGGCTTTTACTAATAAGAAATATGTACCATTTCAAAATGAATTAATAGATTATACATTACCCAAACCTAATATATATGGGCGCTTGCTAAAAGAAAAATACTAGGCTGGCGCGAAAGAAATAAATATAGATCATATACTTGAAGATTCTTATTACAGACGCTTTGCTGGAGAAAAAGAATTACCAATACCGCCAATTATGCGGCAAAAGCGTTTCTATATTTATGATCGCGATTTTTTCTAGCCCGGATGGCAAGATGTAATAGAAGATATTAGCGAACACAAACCATCTTCTATTAATTTTATTCATCCATTACGGCTCCATAAAATATCTGACTTTATTGCGGTTAGAACAACAGATATTATTAGTAAAAGTAATGAAGTATTCTTAGATATATATGTACCGCTAAATGAGACAAAATATATGATGAAAGAGTACAAAAATAAATTTTTAGAATTAATTGTGCCTAACTCACAAATTTTTCTTTCTATTGGCGGTTCATATCAATATCAAACAGAATATTATAAAAATTTCATATATAAAATGAACTTGCTATATACGTTTTGGGCTAATAAGATTCCGATGAAACTTAAATATGAAGAACCAACACTTGGATGCTATGATCCATTACATGAACTTTCACAACTGGTAGCAGGTTGGACTAAAAGTCCTTTAAGAGAAGAGCAAACAATATATGAACGAATACCAAAAAAGACAAAAGTGCCTGAAAAACTTGCGGCAAAAGAGCAAATAAGAATATTGGTAGATAAATATCCGCAATAGGATAATTTATTTAAATAGACATTAACATCAATACAAAAGGGAGGCAGATGGATCAAATGAATGAAAATGATATTCGTGCTCGATATCAAGAATTGAGTAAAGAATTACGTAATGCGCTATCTACTATGGAACGTACAGATAGAGTATTTATAATTAGAGATGAAATTAAAGAATTACAAAATATGTGTCCACATAGTAATGGTAATTATGATTTTTCAGATCAAGACGCATGTCCATATTGCGGGAAAAAATTTAGGAAGTGATTTTATGGATTTACAAGTACGTAAACGCACTGGAGAATTAGTACCTTTCGATAAAGAGAAAATAGAAACGGCCATATGTAAGGCATGGCATGAAATCTATCCAAAAGAAACTGGCTACCCAGAATATGCCTCTGAGATTGCTAATATGATAGAAACAGTAGTTCAGCAAATGACAGTAGAATCAAATGATTTCATGGGCGTTGAAGACATTCAAGATTTAGTAGAAGACTATTTAACTGAATATGATTTGGCAGTAGGAAAAGCTTATATTAAATATAGATATAAGCATGGAATTATGCGCGCAAACTCTACTGAATTTATTCGCGCAATTAGTGAAAAACTAAGAGCCACTAATGTACAGAATCAAAACGCCAATATTGACGAGCATTCATTCGGAGGCCGCGTTGGTGAAGCTTCTGATGAAATGATGAAGCAATATGCGTTGGATTATTGTATGTCTGATATGGCGCGAAATAATCATCTAAATAATGAAATTTATATTCATGATTTAAGCGCGTATGCGGTTGGAATGCATAATTGCTTAAGTATTCCATTTGATGATTTGCTGGCAAAGGGCTTTAATACAAGACAAACGGATGTACGCCCAGCTAATTCTATTAATACCGCTTTCCAGTTGGTAGCAGTTATATTCCAACTTCAATCCCTAATGCAGTTTGGCGGCGTTAGCGCTACGCATTTAGATTGGACAATGGTTCCTTATGTGAGGAAGAGTTTCTGGAAGCATTTTAAAGATGGATTAAAATGGTTCGATGAAGGTAAGGAAGCACATTATTTTGCTAATGTAGATATTAGTAAAATGCCAATTGAAGCATATGAACATTCTTCCGTAAATCCACAAACTATCGCATTAGTTCATACTGCTAAAACTACAAAAGCATACAAATATGCAATGGAAATGACGGAACGTGAACTTCAGCAGGCAGTCGAGGGAATGTATCACAACCTTAATACGCTCCAATCCAGAAGCGGAAATCAGCTACCTTTCACGTCCATCAACTATGGCACTTGTACTCTACCGGAAGGGCGTATGGTAATTAAGGCATTACTGGAAGGGTCTATAAAAGGCGTTGGAAAATATCATAAAACTCCTATATTCCCATGCGGCATTTTCCAACTTGGTAAAGGAATCAATCGCGCGCCAGATGATCCAAATTATGATTTATATCAGCTCGCGCTTGAATCTACTGCTAAACGTATCTATCCCAATTATGCCAATATTGATTGGTCTGGAAATGCAGGTTATGATCGAAATGACCCAACAACGTATTTCAGTACAATGGGATGCCGTACAGCAAATGGTGCCGACATAAATGCAGAACCTGGCGTGAATCCTCAACGTAAAGATGGCCGCGGTAATATTTGTCCAGTTACAATTATTATGCCAACTATTGCAATGGAGGCAAAAGAGATTGTAGATAAAATTGGTATAAAGAATGAAGAAGGAAGTACATTAACTTATGCAGTTGCAATACAAGTACAGTTTATGAAATTATTAGACCAAAAAATCCATGAAGCAAAAGATATGCTTCTTGAACGCTTTGAGTGGATTTGCAAGCAGTCTCCCGCGTCTGCCAAGTTTATGTATGAGAATCACACAATGCTCGGCTATCATCCAGAAGAAGGAATTCGTTCTGCACTAAAACACGGTACAATCGTTATTGGTCAATTAGGACTTGCGGAAACGCTTCAAATTCTAATTGGTTGCGACCATACTACTGAGAAAGGAATGGAGCTTGCCAAAAAGATTGAGCAGTTATTTAAAGATAGGTGTGCAGAGTTTAAGAAAGAATACAAGCTTAACTTTGGAGTATATTATACTCCTGCAGAAAACCTATGCTATACAGCTATGAAGAAGTTTAAAGCTAAATATGGCGAGATTGAAAATGTATCGGATCATGAATATTTTACAAATAGTATCCATGTACCAGTATGGCATAACATTTCTGTATTTGATAAGATTGATATTGAGAGCCAGTTAACCGGATATTCTAGTGCTGGATGCATTACATACGTAGAAGTTCCTTCTGGTGTAAAGAATAACATTCCCGCGCTTGAAACTATAGTAAATTATGCTATGGATCACGACATACCTTATTTCGCTTTGAACGTGCCGCTAGATATGTGTAACGATTGTGGCTATCAGGATGAAATTGGAGAAACCTGTCCTGAGTGCGGCAGTAAGAATATTTCAAGACTTCGTAGAGTGACTGGCTATCTAACAGGTTCATATAAAGACGCTTTCAATTGGGGCAAGCAGAAAGAAACTGAAGATCGCGTCAAACATATACATTAATGAGTAAGATCGCAGGAATTTACTGGGATGATACCGCGGCTGCGCCCGGTATCTCCCTCTCTGTGTATTTTTCGGGATGTCATTTCCATTGCCCCGGATGTCATAATCCCGAAGCACAAGATTTTAACTATGGTGAAGAATATGGAGTAGATATTCGCCAAGAGATTATGCAGAAGCTTAATAAAAATGGAGTAATGCGGACATTATGTATTCTCGGCGGTGAACCGTTAGCTGATGAAAATCTACAAGATGTAATGAGTTTATTAGGATGGTGTAAATTAGATTATCCGAATTTAAAAATTTATTTATGGACAGGTTATACTATAGAAGAGCTAGAAAAACGCAATAATAAATCTGTTAATACTATTCTATATATGATAGATTACTTAATAGATGGTCGCTATGAACAAGACAAACGTGACACTACATTACCGCTTCGTGGCTCTTCTAATCAACGAATAATTAATATGGAGAAATATCGTGAAGAAGGACATATATAAATCAATACTTGCCGGAATGGCAATCTCATTAGGCTGCTGGATGTATTTAGCAGCCTCTAATCCAATAGTTGGCGCTTTTCTATTTTCATGCGGTTTACTTACAGTTCGGCTATATAAGTTAAACTTGTTTACTGGAAAAATTTAGTTTATGGTAACTAAGCAATATACTTGGTATTTTTATTTAATAGTATTTTTAGGAAATATCATAGGTGTTTCATTAATGGCACTCCTTGCCCATAATAATGCTTCAGCTGCTATTGCAACCGCAAAGCTTTCACAGCCGATATGGGAGGCTGCCACAAAAGGAATTGGATGTGGTATGTTAATGTCAATTGCCACATATGAAAAATCTCCGTTATGGATGTGCTTCCCGTGTGTAATGGGCTTTATTCTAGGCGGTTTTAATCATTGTATTGCAGACGCATATTACATGATCGCAGCAGGTACTATTGGATTTCCACTAATTGGTACTATTATTGGTAACATATTCGGTGGTGTTATTTTTAGTAATTTAGTAGAATCAAATATTTGACATTTCCCCAGAATTCTGATATAATTAAGTATCAAGAGAAAAAGGTGATGATATGATTGTAGTATTAATTATCTGCTTAATTATTATTGGAGTTCTGGGGTATCAATTATATTAGAAGAAAACAGTTGATACTTAGTTGGTTGATGAGTATAAAGAACAAATAAACAACGTTAAAAAAGAACTTAATCATAATAAAGAAGCATTAGAATAGTATCGTGGTAAATTATTAGATACTTAGATTGAGGTCAATACTGAGCGCCAAAAACTAAATAACTTATATAATTAGTTAGATAGCGCATAGACTAGTTTGAAAGATGCGCGTGATGAATACTAGAATCTAGTAAATGAGCGTATGCAAGAAATTGACCAGTTAATGGATGAACAACGTCAACGGCGCTAGGAATCATTGGATGAGACTTTTAAAGAAAAGAAAGCAGTATTGGAATCTGAACTGGACAAAACTCTGAAAGAATGCGATGAGCAGGCTGAATATGCTAAAAAATGGATGGCTAACCAAATTGAAGAGGCTTAGGCTAAGGTTAAAGAATATCAGCTTGCAGAAGAACAATAGCGCGAACGTTTCTTTAGCTTACGGAAGCCCTTACTTCAATATGAAATGGATAAGCAGGCAAAATTATTCTATACTATATAGTTGCCTGAAGAATATCGAGACGATATTGAATTCTTGCTTACAACTGTCGCCGCGAAAGTACAACATCCAGACATTATATCAAAGCTAGTTTGGGCAGAGTATGTAAAGCCTTATTTGGACGATACTTTTAAGAGAATTGAAATTAAGGCAGAGCCAGGTATTTATAAATTAACTAATTTGGATAGCGGCAAAGCCTATATCGGAAAGAGTACGGACATAAAGAAACGAATTGCAGACCATTTTAAATCCTCGATTGGTATTAAGAGTATTGCAGATCAAGCAGTACATCATGAGATATTGAAAACTGGATTCTGGAATTGGTCAATCGAAGCAATTACTTATTGTGATAAAGATAAGCTTTCCGAACTTGAAAAATATTATATTGAATTTTTTGATACTCAGACATTCGGTTATAACCGCAATGCAGGAGGATAAATGGAAAATGACTTAATTAAGCGCTTTGCGGAGATTCAAAAGATGAATTACGCAGAAGCGGAAAAACTCGTTGGCGCCGATACTGAAGAAGAAATCATGAAGAAAATTACAGACTTCACGGTTCAAAAAATCAACGGCGGTGTCAAGCTTAATCGTGCACAAAGACGCGCTTTAGCTAAAAAGAATAAAGGTAAAAAAGCACAGACGGCGCAAAAATCTCATATTGACGAGATTAATGAAACCGCCGCGAAGCTTAATTACATAGATTTAATTCAGAAACTAAGAGTACTAAATGAAAAGAAAGCAAAGGAGATTGAAGAAGATGGCGATGCAGAAACTGAAGACAACTGATACTTATAGGGTGGATACCGAAGAAGAAGCTATGGGCATGATTGAAGATGCTAAAGATCAGCAGATTTCTGGCGGATATACTCTTACTAAGTCCAGCTATACACTTAAAACAAAAAAGTCTAAAGGAGAAATAGTTGATCAATGGTTTATTGTGCTTACTGAAAAAACCTTTGGCGACTAAGGAGGACATAAATGAACGAAGAGCTATTAATGGATCCAAGCATCAAAAGTTTTGTAGATGCGATAAATTCACTAACAAATATGGAAGAGAATGTATTTTCTGATGAAGCCGTTGGCCCGATTATTGAGGGGATTGAAAGCTCATTCTCTCCAGTACAGGTAAATCAGGCTATCAATCAAATTATTCAAAATTTAGAAAATCAAGGGACTACTAAGGCAGAAGCAATGGAATCCGTCACTGCTTTGAAAGACTTTGTAAATACGATTGTTTATGGGGAAAAGGTTATTACTGGTAACAAGCGTAAAGTAGTCGATACGATTGTAGAAAAGATATTTAATATCTTTGATACAGCATTTGATAAGTATCATTCTTATGCTATTGAGCTTCCTATTCAGCTAGAGGAAGATGCGCAGGTTCCTACTTATGCTCATGATAGCGATGCCGCCGCAGACCTCTATGCTCTTGAAGATGTAGAAATTCCCGCGCATTTTTACAGTGTACCAGTAAAAACTGGCGTGCATATCCAGCTTCCTGAAGGTTGGGTTGCAATGGTACTACCTCGTTCTAGCATTGGAACAAAAACTACTCTGCGCCTAAGTAATTCTCAGGGTGTAATAGATAGCGGCTATAGAGGAGAAATCCGAGCAATCTATGATAATGTTGGAAATGAACCCTATCAAATTCATAAGGGCGACCGCATCGCTCAGATGTATATTATGCCTTCTTATCGTTTCAAGGCAAAAGTAGTAGACTCTCTGGAAGATTCTGACCGCGGAGAAGCGGGTTTCGGCTCTACAGGGACATGAGTAGTATAAATATTTATACTGTATAGAACGCTCTTGAAACGGAAGGCTGGGAGCTTGTAAGTGAAACTTATAAGAACCTAAAAACACCCCTATAGATGAAATGTCCAGCTGGACATTCACAGGAATAGACATTCGAATATTGGCGTAAACATAAGATATGCGATATTTGTATGGCTGGCGACCCTTATAAGGTCAAAAAAAATAAGGTGCCACATAAAGGCGAAAATGTAACACGCATTCTCGCGCTTGATGCAGCAACTGGGATTACTGGTTATTCGATATATGATAATAGAGCGCTAGTAGGATATGGTACTTATAAAACAAGCGCTATGCTGCCAGCGACTGAGCGTATCAATAATGTAAAGAATTGGCTTAAAGCCGCGCTAAAAGAATGGACTCCAGATTTTGTAGGTATTGAAAATATACAATTATAGAAGTATGGGACTGGCGGCGCGCAAGCTCAAGTCAAAACCTTTTAGACTCTCGCTAATCTATAGGGAGTATTATTGGATACAGTATTTGAAGCTTGTATAGATAGCGATACCGTATATCCAAGCGAATGGAGAAGCTTTTGCGGCATTGGTGATGGAGATTAGCATCGTGAAGCAAGAAAAAAGGCCGCATAGGCAAAGGTAAAAATTTGGTATAATTTGCAATGCTCTGAAGATGAAGCAGACGCAATTTGTATAGGAAAATATTTTTGTAATAAAGTGAAGGTACATAGTACCTGGGGAGAAGACATATGATTAGAGTAACATTACGAGATGTATTAGAAGGACAGGAAGCTCTACAGAAGCTAAGTAATCAGCAATTACCCGGAAGGACAGCTTTCCGAATTGGTAGACTCTTGAAGAAACTAGAAGATGTGCTTACTTCTTATAATGAAGTAAGAACTAGCTTACTTGAAAAGTATGCTAAGCATAAGGAAGATGGAAGCTTTGAAGTGAATGATAAAAATGAATATATTTTCGAAGATGTAAATGTATTCATTGAAGAAATGAACAAGCTGATTATGGAAGAAGTTGAAGTTGAAGCCGATCCAATCGACTTCAAGAGCATTGAAAATGTAAGTTTTACACCAGTGGAGATTACACTTCTAGAGCCATTCATTAAGTTTGAAGATGAAGAGTAAAAAAATAAAGGCCCGGACGTTTAATAACGCCCGGGCTTATTTTTATTTGTGCAAATAATTAAATAAGGTTAGGATCTTTTTCCTTGGCATTGTGCACGACAACCGATTCTGCTACATATGTATCATATGGTTCTACATCAATATTATAAACATCTGTATCAGTTAAATCAGTGCGTTCTATAATCTTTTCTACAATGACATTTGAGGAATCTGTAGTAACTAGAGTATCACCTTCCTGCAATATGGTTGTTCTAACATGATGCTCTAAGAATGCTGTAATAGCGTCTAAAGATTTCCAGCCTTCTATAGTTAATACAGGATGCGATTTTGTAAGTGTTAAAGTACGGTTATTTGAAAGAACTAAATCTACTATATTAGACTTGTGTTCGAATAGCTATACTGACACAACACTAGCTTCTACATAAGATTTAGTATTTTCATCATAGGCTTTTATTAAAGTATTTACTGTTAGCTCTTCAATCGGTATTTCAGAACCATCAGCGAGCTAAGTTAATGTACCTTTAATAAAGCATCCATCAGTAGGCGCCTCTGTATTGCCCTTACAAGCGTCTGCGCAAACAGTATGGCAAGTTATGCTGCAATTAGCAGAACAGTTATTAGTGCATGCTACAGAGCAGCCGCTACCGCACTATATACTACACTATGTTGTGCATTGATCCTTGCAGCTACCATAGCATCCACCTATACAACTGTTATAACAATTTGTCTCGCAATTAGCAGAGCAACTATTAGAGCATTTTATAGTACAACCTGCTGTGCAGTTACCATCGCAGTTACCCGAACAATTACTAGTACATTTGGCGCCACATTTACTTTTACAAGTACCTGTACAAGCTCCACCGCAAGTATCAACATAGGTAGTACCTGAACTGGTATCTTCACTAGGTGTATAAGCGGTTGCTTGCTCAACAATCTTCGCCTATAAAGCTTCCATCTATGTTAGATTGATTTTTACGCTATTACCATTTACTTTGTATAAGGTAATCGTCCCTTCTTTAGTATCTATGGCCACATCATAAAAACAATTTTCATAATATGAACTACTGTAAAACTTTTTGTTGCTACCATAAATACCACAATTCATTATTTTGCTATTAGATAATGTACCATTGAGTAATCCATCAGAATTTAGATCAAAATTACCCATACGCCCGTTGTCTACGGTCATATATCCATCTGTCGCACGGACGCTAAATGTAACTGCGTGTGAACTCTTTTTAGTTAACCTGGTACCAGTTGCAATATCTTCTGCAGGCTATAAAGAAGTAGCCTCAGAATAAATATGGTTGACATATAGAGTACCTAATTCATCCTCCTCAACAGCTTTTTTTAAATTTTTATACCACTACGCTGTAGGGCTAGTCGATGAATTATAAACTATAGGAGAATTATTATATAATACTTCATTGCCACCAGGGTCAGTAACATATACATCAGTATAAGTATATAAAACTTCAGGATCACCAGTTTCGTCACTTTCTTTATTAAGAATTGCTTGCTTATAAACTGTTTTTGTATTTTTAGGACTAACGGCCACTAAGGTAGGCTAATATTGTAAAATTTTTTTCTAACTAATATCATTATCAGTTACTTCATAAGGCGATTCAGTACTGTATACATAATATATATTACCTTCTGAGTCTTCGTATGCATAATATGTCTTTTTATCATATACTACCTTTAAGGCATCGGTAACATTACCATTGGCCAAGTAAATACCACTATTATATTTAATATGATTAAATGTCTCCTCACCATTAAGAAATATTAACTAATCTCCAGAGAGAGCGTTATCAGTAATATTCCATCCGCCTATACGTCCACCAGATACGGAAAATAACTTTCCTTTTATATATAAACTTCCACCATTATATAAAAATCCTGTTGTTTCACTATTAGGCCATGTACTTAAATCAGTATCAGAAGCTCCTACTCCCGCGCCAACACCAAAAATAGTGGTGCCATCAGATGCAGTAGATAAATACATATTATTAGCCCGAATACTCAAGTTCTAATTGACAGTAACAGTAGAACCACTAACGGTCATTACTGGATTGCTATTAAGGTCATAGAATCCCAATCCATCTCCATTTGCAAAGAAATATCCATACCCCGCGCTGCTAGCTTTAAAGGCACTAGCATTTACTACTCCATTGATATACAATCCATTTGAATTCAATAATAAATTCACATTTGAGCCAGTAATAAGTGATGGGTCGGTGCCAACATCAATGCCATTCAAATTCTTACCAATTGCAAATATCGTGTTACCTAATTCAGTTTTCCATGCGCCATTTGCATATGTATCTGTCTGTAACTTAAAGTTATTACTGTTAATATATAAGTTCGCCAATGAACCAATATCAATACCATCGCTAGCGATACGTACATAAGAGCCTTTCTCTACATTACTATTACGTAAGTCAGAAGTGGACTAAGTGACATTAATACTGCCGCTACCAACAGTAATACCATTATTATTCATTAGAATAGCATTAATCTTATTTCCACTTCTGGTCGCAAAACCAATACTATTCTATGTAAAGAGCGCGCCGACAAGACCATCAGAATCGCCAGTTATGTTATAAGTATGGCTATTCCATTTAGAGCTATCCCAAGTAGTACCACTAGTATGAGCAGTTTTACATTTATAATACTTGTTTTTATACATAACAATATCGCCAATGGCATAAGGTACTGACGGACGCCATTCAAATCCCGTCATCTCTCCAGCAGCAATTATAAGATGTTCTTGATTCATTTCAATTGCAGTGCCGGTATTTGCCTATGTAGAAGAATAACCTAAAATTAAATGCTAATCATTTAATTCTACAGAAGCGCCCTAAACACCAGTAGAAGAAGTAGGATCAAAAATACGACCGCTAAATAAACGAATTCCATTACCAGCTCCTATATATACTCCTTCTTCCGCGCTAATATCTACAACAGAAGTATTAGCATAACTACCAGTAGAAGCCTATAAAGTAATCCTACTACTAGATTTCATCAGAATTGTTGAAGATCCCATTTCTATCTTATAAGGAGTAATAAGTACTTTACTTGAACTTGCATCTCCTTTTTTACTGCTAACTTCATCATAGGAAGCAGCAACTAAATTGATTCCTCCATAATCAGACCCGCTAACCGTTGTGGAACCAATATTAATCTAAGTACCTCCAATATTTACAGCTTTATTTCCGACAATATTTACATTATCCTTCGCGGATATTTTAATATCGCCACCGCTTCCTATATCAATTTCATTATGAGCTAAAATATTAACCGTGCCTTTTACTGCATCAACTTCTAAGCTCGCGCCTGTAATTGCGGCTAGGGTGCCATCATATGTTCTTGTGAAGCCATTTATAGTAGAACTCCCATTCGCATCTGAAGTTGCGACGTAACGTCCAACTTCTTTCCCGTGTTCATCTAACTCAATCCAAACATCACCAATTTTATAACTATCAGGCTTAGTCTAACTATAAGTTACCTTTGGAGTTAATTCCGCTGCAATATTATATACAAATCCAGATAATATTTCTGAATTTTTTAAAGCAAGAGAGCCAACTCGATTGATAAGTTTACCGGAATCACTAAGAATCTCTCCTGCTTCTGTGAATAATTCTTTTAATTTATTTTTGACTACTTGACTACTATCAAAATGACTATCAAGATAGGCATCTAGTATGTTAGTATTATTATAAATAGCATTTTCAACTGTGCTAGAAGTCAAAGACAAATTACCATTAGCTAATGCCGCAAGTACTCCACCATTGCGCTGCATCGCGGCAGTCTGTGCAACAATATTAGAAAATAAATCTTCAAACTTTGTAGTATAATTCTATACTTCTACCGTATCTTCCCAAAACTTATCGAGTTTCATCGTTACAGCAGAAATATATCCGCTTACGTTTTCAAACTTTAAATCATTATCGTTAATATGAACAATCTAGTTTAGACGATTATAAGCGGTACGTATAAATTCTGGATTAAGTACACTTAACTCTAAATTATAAGATACTTTGGGCCTTGCATTCTCATTCATAACTTTTATTGCATCCAAGTAAATAGCAATATCTAAGTTGGATAGAGAATATGCAATAGTGATGTTGTTTGTATCAGTATCATTTTGAATATTGGTTGGCGCAAAAATTACTTCCGGTTTTAAAGTCACATAGTACCCAATTCCTTGCGGCGTCAGACCAGTAGAACGATCGTCTGATACAGTATAATAATCCTCGTATTCCTTTAATAATCTATTATTTCTAATAATAGTAACGCTATCTTTCTTTAGCTTTAAGGTATTGAAATAAAATCTAGGATACTCGCGCACCCATGTGTAGCTTTGAGGAGTAGGATGTCCGGATACTTTTCTAGTACCTATAAATGGGCTAGGAGTAGTGCCGCCGACGGTCTTTATTGTAGTCCAAGCATTGGGTATAATATTGCCCTGGCTATCATATTGCGGAAATCCAATAAAAGATTTTGCTTCATCACCGGCAGTATTGGTAATTTTCTTTATTTTCTCGGTATCTACATCCACTATTGAAACTGTATATTTATTTGTCTTTATAAAATTAAATGTATCATTATCTAATTCTTTTACGCCAGTAACTATTAACACAGGTTTTCTAGTGCTTCCAGATCTAACCCATCCTAACTCACAGCCACTACCAATTCTATAACTAAAATACATACTATTCTATAATGCTGCAATCCATTCATCAGCGTTTTCCACGCTCTGATTGTTTTTAAGTTTCTCTTGAATTTCAGCAATAGTAGCTACATTAGAGGGATTACAGTAAACAAAACAAAGGTCATCTAAATGATTTGATACCGCCGCTAGGCGGTCACTAATATCTATAACCAAATGCTAATTCATGCTACCTTCTGCATCGGCAGTATAAATCAGTGGCTCTTCACCCTCATAATATTTATTACCATCCCACATAAACTTTAAATATGCGGTTTGTCCCTATGTTATATTACTATTATTATATCCTATTGTTAGGGAGTCAGAAAATAAATCACCATAGTCATGATAATTCTCTGGATTCCAATATCCTTCTCGCAGCGCTGGCCCCATCATGCGCTCAAACTTACTTATTAGAGCCTCTTTTCGCGCAATTAGTTCTTTTTCCTAATATAATAGGTTGGGACACGCATCAGAAACTAAAGTAGGATTATTCTTATCACCCTCTAGATAATAAGTAAAATTCTCTACTTCTGCTGTTGCTTTATTTAATTCTGCCTAATCGTAGGCAAGGCGCTGTTCCCAAACTGCCTATACTTTATCATAAGCCAATGTTGGATTATAATATCCTCGAGCCCATAGCGTATCTCCTTCGTGCAACTACGGATTATTATCTGTTGTAATATGCTCTACACGAATTACGTTATGATATTCATCTTCCGCGAAATTGTACTATGTAACAATATTGCTAAAACTCGCTTTGGCTCCTGTAAAGTTAGAAGTTCTATATAAACGCAGCGTCCCTCTTTCTAAACCTTCCCAACGAATATTTATATAAAAACCACGTTCAGTAGAAGATAAAACAGTACATGGCGTACCTTCAATAGGAATAACATTTGTCCCGCCAGTCAAAGCCGCGCGAAGTTTCCCGGCTTCTTGTTCTCTTTCCTAATCTAATCCAATCGCATTTTCATATGTAGTTTTTCTAGCTTTTGCTTCGGTAAGCTGATTTTCTACAATGCGAATGCGTTCTTGAATTGCGGCTAAAGTAGTATTCAATGTATGCATCTACTTTTCATATTCAGGAATTTCAGCATATTGCTCGTCAGAAATGGCCTAAATATCATGTAGATAGTCGAAGTTTAACAGATAATCTTCACCGCTTTTATTAGCATCCAAATCCATAATAGTAACAAGATTAGAATCGTAATCTACGGCGCTAACATACATTTTGGTAGTTACATTACTACTGTCAACCGTGCGCGTTACTGCGGAAGAAGAGTAAGGATAAGTTAAATCTATATGACCTTTTGCGTCATATAAATAATTGTTATAATAAATAACATGTCGGCCAGTAATCTAATAATTGTCATTATAATCATATTCATAACGACAAAAAACACCAAATTGTTCCGCGATTGTCTGAGTTATGTTATAAATATTGCTTTCTTTCGTTTCAATAATACGGCACTTTTCGCGCGTATTTTGAATCGCGCGAGGAAGCAATTTATCATTAGATTTAAGCTCCCATGCGGTTACGTATTCATCTTCATATAATACGCTACTTAACTTTTTTTGACTAGAAGCCTAAGTACTAAATGAAGACCAATCCATTTCTATACTGTAATCCCAGTTAGTCTTCCATTTTTTCTTTCCGTCTGTGCCTTTCTCCTTAAATACTATATCATTCCAAAACTGTATATTATTGAGCGGCTATTCTCCGCTCATACCTTTTTGTTCCCATTCTTCTAAAGCATCAATATAATTTTGCTCAGATAGAGAAATTTTATATCCTATTTTCCCTAACTCATGGAAAGCTAAACCTTCAGCTTTTACAGTCAAGTCCACATTATCGGACGAATGGTCATAGGTGACTTCTGTTACTAAAAATTCAAAGACCTTTTCATCATCTTTTACACCCTTATTAAAAATAACTTTCAATTTATGCATATTAGCCTCAAGCGGCTAATTCTGCAAATGCAACCACATCGGATTATCTACGCGGTTTGCGCCAAGCCAATAAAACTTAGGAATAGAAAAAGTAAATTCCTACGTTCCATCATCACGCAATACTACTTCTGGCTCCTAAATTTGTCCTTTACAATCCATATCGGCCCACTTCAGGACAGATAAAAACCTGTCCTGAAGTGTCCAAATAGAAACCTCATAGCTGCGCACAGTGTTCATATTCTCAGCCATGAAAAATTCCTCCTTTTACCTCTTATAAATACATATTTTTAAATTCAAAATGTAAATCCTGTAACCCATTAGCAACGTCGTGCGTAATCAAATAAGCATAATCAGGATGTGAACTAGTCCAAGCTTGAACTTGGTAATTCTTATCTAATACATTTCTTTCATCTAAAATTAAGTAGTTACTCCGCACCATATCTCCAACATTTTCTTCTTGTGTTGTAGTATAATTTTCACCTGATACAGAGTTTTTAACCTATGTTTTTAATGAGGTACTGCCGCTAGTAATACTAACTTTACTAATATCACGATATGTAAATTTCCCTATTGCCAAACCAGTTTTACCATCAAAGGTAAATTGGGCAGAGAACGGTTCATCATTATTATCGCATAATAGAGTAGACATGCCTTCTTTTAAATCCGTGCGCACACTTGTGCTTTGAATAGTGCTATTACCGCCTGTACTATCATACTTATTAATGAGCATGTTTGCCCATGCGCGAACAACCGGATGCCTAATCGTATCACGAATAGCTTCACGTACATTCAGCCAAGCACCACCAACTGCCATAATATCAGTATTACTAAATATTTCTAATACCTAATTATAACTTAGCCAGAAAGTTGGTAATGTAAACTTGAATGTACGAGTTCCAACAGACTTAAGAGTTATTGTATTATATTTATTTCCACTTCCAGATGAATGATTATTCAAAGGAGTAATAATATAATAAGCACCACTCGTTCCCGCCGCGCGCATTTGAGGTATAAGTGAGAAGCGTAATTTTACAGGAGATGGAGCTGTCCCGGCATAGTATAAGTTTGCAGGAGTCTTATATGGTAAACTAATTCCCTCCACGGAAGTACCTGCGCCAGAAAGCTCTGCGCCGCCGATTTTCCCGCCAACCTAATTTCCATTGTTCTTATACGAAATTACCGCACCTCTATAATAACAGGTAACATTCTGAGTAGAAGTTGTTCCGGTAGACGCATTTGTAACAGCACGAGGCTCAACGGTAGTAAAATATGCAGAACGTAACTAAGGTGTAATCGCTTCTGAGCTTATTGCCTAATTATACTATGCTTCTGTAATTTCTACAGGAATGCGTGACCATACTTCATAACTTACAGAAGCATAGACTCCACCGCCTAGGAATACATTAATACGAGTTGTACTTCCTAATGGGATATGATCTTCATATATAATTTTAAGAGCATCAGGAGATTCCCTAACACGAACAACTTTCCCATTAGCGTCTACCCAATTATCTTCATAATATCCTTCTAGCGTATTCTATGTACCAAGTACATTTTTTATAGAATACCAGAAAGGTTCATCCATTACAAATTCAAGATCAATTTCACCACGGTAGATGGTTGTATAAGTGGAATAAGTTGTTGTTGTCACGGTTTCCCCTGCGTTAGTATCACCAACTGCAAATGGCACTTCTACTTCCTGTTTAAAGGCAAGTAAATGTAGCCGCGGCGGGGCCGCTATTCGCGCCATAATCGCGCGATTAGGATGCTCTGCCATTATTAGTTCTCGTATTGAACCGGCCCTAAACCAGCGCTTGAAATCATCCAATTCTACTTGAGTCATAGCATCAGTTGCTAATGTTATACTCAAAGTATTCTAATGAAAATAAGTTCCCCAGTAAAATTGCCCCTAAATTGTATCATATACAGAAGTTAAGTCTTCAAATTCTGCATATCCTTCACGTTCCATACGGTCACCGCTTGTATATGCTAATACATTGAAATCTTCAATATTTTTCCCGCCATAGGAAAAACTAATAAAAGAACGTTGCATGAAGGGCAAGTAAGATTGCCCATCATGCGTTGCTTGATAAACCTGGGTACGAGGTGACGTCGAAGACGCCACCTCATTACCCACTAATTTTGCTATTGCCATACTCCTTTTACCTCCTTATACTATTTGTTGCGCCTGTTTTACGAGCAATTCTCATCATCTCGTTTAGAGCTTGTTCGCCTGCGCGACGAGCATCATAGTCATTAGCAATTTGTTTAACTTCCATATTGAGTTCAACCTTCTCGATAACAGTAGAGTTGTCTTCAATAGGAGCTATACCGTTAACGGAATTATTAATTCCATCGTAGCCCTCGTTGTAGGACTTAAGTAGAGAGATGAGAGAATTTGGACGGTTAGAGAGAATATTGTCACGGAGAACTTTGGTTTGAGAAGCAGTAAAGACTGTTTCAGTACCACGTTCACCAAGTTCGTAGATACCATGATTTACGTAACCGCCAGAAGCTGCTTTAGTTCCTCCAGCTGGTTTTTTCAGCCAATCTAAAACGGTACTTGCCGCATTCGCCATCGCACTTATACCGGTATTTATTAGAGATGTTACAGGGCTATTAGATATCTCTTTTTTGGAATAATCTGATACTGGATTGGGTTTATTAGATATATCCATTGGGTTTGTGCTAATAGAATTAGAATTATTGGCATTAGTAGAATTTGAAGGTTTCGCGGTTGAGCCACCTGAACTATTAGTTGGAGCAACTTTTTCCTAATAATCACACTGAGTGCAATAAATAAAACCATTACTGCCATTCACATTAAGAGAGTGTACCTATAAACTGCCATATTCTTTATGCCCATCTGCATATATTTTTACATGTTTATGTCCACTCTTACCTTGTGATTCATTGTATTCTCGTTTAACGGCTCCGTGCCCCGACTTATTAGTTTTACCGGAGTCACCTCCACCACCGCCAGAACCTCCGGATGCTGGTGCAGCCGTTGTTGGCGCTGCCGCTGGTGCAGCAGTCTATTCCGCAGCCTTCTTAGCAGCTTCCGCCGCAGCTTTATCGGCAGCATACTTAGCTCTCGCACTCGCGGAAACCTTTGTTAAATCTCCATGCTCTTGATACTCAGAATAGAATAAATCCTTATAGGTACCGTTCTTATCATAGTTATTACCGAATTCCTTCTTCATGGCTTCATCGAATATCCTATAATCATTATCTTTCATTTGTTCACGATTCATAGTGACCATTAAAGCGACATTTTCTTTAATATCTTTCGCGGTAACACCATTCTCACCGATACCAGTTTTTGCGGCGGCTAAATCTTCTCTATAAGAAGTCCACTGCTCGGCAGCGAATAGTTGTTCATTAATAGCTTTCTTACTAGCTAATTCCGAACTAGCCCAAAATTCAGAATTTCCGTTTGTAATGAAAGAAACAATCTTCTCAGAGGATTCCTGCATTACTGCGTAGACGTTACCCCACAGCAATCCATATTCTTTCTAATATTCTAATGTTTCTGTCATTATCTCGATCTAAGAATCCATACGCTCGATTTCTAGGTCAGAAGCGGCCTAAATAGCATCAATCTGCTATTGCTATAAATTAAAGTATCTATCACGTTCAGAAGAGTCAATTTCGGAGCGGAGATTAGCGATATCTTGCGCACTACTTCCAGACCGCTGTAGAATTGCTAAACGGCGCTTCTACTAATTAAGTGAGTTATCCGTTTCTTGATTCTCATACATCTGACGCTCATTATTAAGCGCATCAGTTAAGCCATCAATATACTTCTAAGTAGATTCCTCTAACTTATCACGCTCATCTTGCAATGTATCAATTTCACGCTAGCGCATATCTACGATAGCATCAAGTACGGCATCTTCGACCTCCATCTGATTGTCTCGAATTTCTTCGAATATATCATTTTGGTCAGCTTGAAGTTTTAGTAAATCATCTTCGCCCTCTTTAATGGAATCCCATAAGCTTTGAGTAGTTTCCTTATATTCATCAATCCTATCCCAGAAAGCCTTTGTGGCATCACTATAGAAAGATTGACGTTCTTCATCGGTAACTTTCCCATCGTTATCTCCATCCATCTTAATTTCGCCGCCATCGTTATACTTCATATAGTCGCCATAACCTGCAGCAATAAGTCTATTATACTTCTCTTCATCAGTATAATTGGCTTTTCCATAGGAATCGAAACCAGCTAAATCAGTTAGCCATTCCATTGCTCCTTTCTAGAAGAACATTTGTCCTTCATTATTAAAACTAATGAGCTTTCCGAATGGACTCTTTTCTAGAGCTTCAACTCTCTAATCATAATATGCCTAGCGACTTAGATTAAGTCGCTCTTGCGCATCAATCTAATCACGTAATGCTTCAAGAGAACGTTTCTGACTAGCATAATAATGATTACCATTTGCATTCCAGTCAGACTACAACTTAGAACGTAAGGTTTCTTCATGTGTAATTTCTTTCTCAAGCTAGGCAATCTTCTGCATTAGGTTATACCAGCGTTCAACTGTATCAATCCAAATAGAAGGATCAACGACTTTGGATTTGTCTCCTCCACCGCCGCCTCCACCGCCACCACCGGCGCCGGCGAGATCAGATATAGAAGCGCCCTTGAGAGATTCCCACATTGCGCGAAGTTGTTTTAAAGCAGCTAATGCCGCGGATGCAGATGCCATTGCAGGGCCAGTGTTACCAGTTGCGAATGCGACTGCATTCTTTTCAGAGGTAACGGCTTTGCCGCGGCCATTGGACATTCCTTTCTTTAGAAGTTGCTCGGTTTGTAAATGGTTGAAAACAATTGCATCATCTGCAAGATCAACCATTTCTGCACCATTTTGTCCTGCGACAAAATAGCGCCCGTTGGAGACTACAAGTTCGGGGCCGAGTTCACCCATAAGGGTTCCTTTAGCTTTAGCAAGTCCGATATTACCTGTTGCACCAAATCCGTCAATAGGGAAAGGTACTTTTCCACGGCTGCCATCATCCGTACCCATGCCACCAGGATATTCTCTTCCGCCACTTTTGCCACTAGTTGTATAATTAGTATGAACATTTATGGTTATATTCTTAGAGACAACAGAACCCAATAATGTTACTACTTGCCTTAAAGCACTAAGAGCCTAATCTACTTGAGCCTTAATAGTCGCTTCAGCGCCTTCATTAATTTTATCAAGCATAGCTTGAACAGAATCAAGATCCTTCTCTGCTGTATCTTTATCAACCTACAACTCAGATTTCTGCTTTACTTTCTATTGAAGTTCTTCAATTTTCTCATCTAATTCTTTTAGAGTATTTAAAGCAGCATTACTATTAAAATCTATTTTAGTACCATTTAATTCAGTAAGATCTTCAGCAAGTTCATCTACGCCTTGTCCTTCTGCATCAAATGTTTTACCGGATTTTTTACTTTCTTGTTTTTTCTAAGGTTCCTAATCAGGAACTTCTGGTATCTATAATTGTTTAATTGAATCAACTATTGTTGCGATTTTTCTAGCTAAAGTATCCCAAAAAGAACTTGTTGCTAGATTCTGTAAAGCCGTTAAAGCTGAAGTAAAGGATTGCTCTATAGTTGTAAGTTTATTAGTATCTAATTTCTCAATAGCTTCAGGTAGTGAAGAGAAAGCTTTAGTAATTGCTTGAGTAATAGTATCAGTTAAAGATTCATCAATTCCCATTGCTTCTCGTATTTTAGATTTTACCAATTCAGCATCAAAATTACCATCAGTTGTAATATCATCGGCATCTAATGATAAACTATAGTCATTGCCAATATCAATTTCAACTTTACCTTCACCATTTGGTTTTAATGCTTTAATAATTTCATCATTAGCTTTATTTAAAACTGAATTAGCTTCTCGTCTAAACTTGGGATCTTTAGAGGGATCTTCAACAGTTTCGCCATCTTTTTTTACCTCTGCTTTCACTTTCATATGAATGCCAAAAGTCTAATAGATCCAAGATTCTTTTGTTGGGAATTTTATTGGCTTACCTTCTTTATCTTTAGCCATATTTTTAGTAACATGAGCATACATATCATCTAATAAGTCAGATTGAGTTCTTATATCCTTTTTCGGCGTATAATTCTCTAATCCTGGGATTGATTTATAATCATCGCCTAAATCCCAAGTAACTTTACCATCTTTACCGACAGTAGCTTTCATCGTTACATGCGTTTTAAGTTCTTGCCCATAAGTAATTTCAGCTGTAGTAGTTCCTGTTTTTTCATTATAATTCCCAATTTTAGCTTTAGAATCAATACCCTACTAATCTTTTAATATAGTTTTCTAAATCGTTTTATACCAATTATCACTACCTTCATAATACTTTTTCCCGTCAGGGCCTTCAACATAATCACCTTTCTTATCATGTTTAATCAAAGTATTATGACGAAGTTTAATAATTTCAGTTACTGGTAATTCTGTAGTTGCTCCTTCGCCATTTAAGTATTTCTAAATTAATTCAGAAATTTCTTGACGAGCTTTAGTAGCATCTTTTTGTCCAGCTTTTGCCTAATACTACTTTAATACATCTTTAGCTTGATCGGTACTCCAATCAGCAACTTCAACCACAACTCCATTAGAGATAGTATAAGTAATATCTCCAATATCAATAGTAAAGCCATCAACTAATTCTCCAAATTTTCCGCTATTAAGCATCTATTGAAGACTTCCACCAATATCATCAAGATTCCAATCGGTGCTAATTGCTGCCTAGTATAATGCGTCTAAAATCTAAGCATCCGCTTTCGACCACTGAGCCGCATCACGCTCTAACCAATCTCGCCACGTCATGCCATTAATATTAATACCATCTACTACTTCTTTTAACTTATCATTTGTCTCATATAATTCATCAAATTTATTTAACCATGTCTAATATTGTTCTGTAAGAGCATCTAACTTTCCATCTCCATCAGTGTCAACGGCTATATCTGGTAAATCAATTGTTATATCTTCACCGGCAATATCGCCAAGAGATTCCATTGCAACAATTAATTCAAGCATAGCAATCATGCCATCTAATGCATGAATCTAAGCATCAGCGACTGCATCAATGCCCGCATCAATATTGTTTTCAAAATCTTTTCCGCCTTTAGCAAGATTAATACCAAGTGCACCAATATTAACCATCATTTCACCAGTATCAACAGCAGTTAATGTATTGATACCGTGCATGATTGCATCGGAAGCAGATGTTAAAGAGCCATCTAGAGTAATAGCATCTCCTTCAATGGTTTTACCAATAGTCATAGGCTATTTCATAATTCCTGCCATGTTATTAATTTCATTAATAACATTGTAAAAATCTTCATAACCCATATAACCAGTACGAGTACGCTTTACTCCGCCAGCTTTTAAGTCTCTAGTATTTTTAACTTTATAAGCATCTTTAATGGTCTTTAAAGCTTTTGTCCAATTTTTAGCATAATTTAATGGATTATTCTAACCAGCAGGAATTTTATTATCCATAAAATTGAAAGAATCATCCTCAGTGGCGCTTCGAACGGCAACTATTTCTTTAGCAACTTCTAGCTCTGCTTTATATTGTTCTAATCTGGCTTCAGAAATTCTTTCATCCGCGGCTAATGTATTATCCCGCATCCCATTAATTGTTTTTGTTAAGTATGCAATACGATTTAATAATGCAGGAGTTGTAGCAAAATGCTCATTAGATTTCTTCAAAGATTCTGCTAATTTATCAAATACAATTTTCCCTTGCAAAGCATCAACTTTAGCCAATGCCTAATATAATTCAATTGCAGATTGCTAAGATAATTTTAATCCTTCAGTAGTCTATTCAAAATGAAGGTTATTAATACCTAAATTATCTGCCATTTTAATTAAGTTAGAAACATCTGTATTAGATAGCCCACCTCCAATGCCAGAAACAATAGCATCGGTATAAGATTTAAGTATGTTTAATACTGTATCTTTTACTTCTTCAAGTCCATTGCCAAGCTCTAAACCGGCTTCTTGTGCTGCGCTCTCTAATGTCTATGCTATACCTAATAAATTAGCATTGTCGCCAATCTTAAGGATACCATCTTCTAAAGAAGCTCCCCACATATTCAATTCTGCATTAACAATATCTGTTAAACTATAAGCCTATTCTTCGGCAATATGAAGCTATTCAGCTCTCTTAATACCTGCTTCAAGAGCCTAATCTTTCGTAAAGCCTTCATATTCTTGAATATCTAATAATAAACGCTTTTGCGCTGCATCTAAAGCTTTTATATATTTAGGAGCAGTTGAGCCAAACTATTTTGAAGCTTGTTCATAAAGCTGTGCCACATAAGATTCTACATCCTCAACAATTTCACCAGCTTCAGTCATCTAGGCAAACGTAGCTACAACATTTTTTGCTCCATTTTTAAAGTCTGAAGCACTAAAAGTTACACCATTTATAGTTCCCCAGCCGTCGCCTGGCCCAAAAGCTTTATCCATTAAAAGATCAGGAATAATTTTACGATTTCCAAGATTTCTAACATTTCCATTATATCCATCAAAATTAAATTCAACTGTATTAATAGCTTCCTCTAATTTTGTCCATAGCTAACTTAAATTAAGCCAATCTCCAGCTTTTGCGCTTTCAATTTGCTTAATTTCTTCAACTATAGCATCTTCTGCATTTTTATTTAACTCAATAAGTCCATCATTATATGCTTTAAATGCACTTGTATATTCCTACGTGTTTTTAACCTGATCTAAATTGTCTCCCCAAATACTTTCTGCAAATGCATTCCAATCAGTAATACGAATATTACCAAAACCATCACGCATAACAGTATCAGAATACTTAGTCATATATTCTTCAAAGCTGATATTATACTTAGTTAAGAGATTACCAAAATCAGCATAAGACATGCCTGCGCCATTTTTTAATGCTTCAGTAATATCAATATTACGCTAATCTTCCGCAGTAAGCATTTCTGCATAGACGTCATTTAAGCCAGCAACTGTTGCACCAGCAGCTGTACGCATTTTATCATAAATTGCATGATAAGCTTGAACCATATTAAAGGTATCATTTACAACGCCATTTGCATCTGCCATTCCTAATTCAGGGCTAGATAAAATTTTTCTTAGCTCGCCAGTGACTACTGAACCTTTGGAAACCTCTGACAATTGTTTAATAACATTACTATAATTATCAAATGGCGCGGAATAAATTTTAGCTAGCTCTTCTTCAGATATATTAGGATATAAGTCTTTGGCTTTCTCCATTGCGGCTTGGCCGCCAGCCTCAAAAGTAGAAATCCATGATTCAAGTGTATTTTCATCTGCTTCTTGTCCATATTTTTCTAGAGCGACTTTCGCTAAACTAGTCTTAAAGTCTGACCGATTCTTAGCAGTTCGCTCACCAAGCAAGTATTCACTTATTTTTAAACCTTCTTGAGCAGTATTTAGGAGAGAGTCAAGGAACCATTGGCCTAGTTTATCTGCAGTATCATTAGCATCAGAAATAGTATCTTCCGCTGCACTACTTAATTCTTCTCCAATAGTAGATATATCCATCTCTGAATCAAGTAACTATATCTAGTTATCGGCATCCTTATAAAAATAATCATTAAATTTACTTAACTACTCAGCATATTCTGCTAACTTTTGAATATCTTCTTCAGAACTTGCATTATCACGAATATCTTCTAATTTGCCTACTTCTTCACGGACACTATCTTTATATTTCTTAACATATCCTTCACGAAGCGCGGCTATTTGTTCCATGGTGCCATAAAACTTTCCATCAATAAACTGTAAGTCTGTTAATTCTAAATTCTAGAATTTTCCAGCTGCATCAAAATATTGTTTAGTATCGGATAGCCATGTTTGAGCAGCAGCAATATCCATACCAGATGAAGACGCGGAAAGGTTGTTCTCGGTATTTTTCCAGGCAGAGGTAAATTCATCCTAAAGTGCCTAGAGACGTAAAGAAATACTATTAACATAAAGCTCAGATAAAGTGTCAAGACTATTTGCAATTTTTTCAGCATCATCTGAAGATAAAGTTTCTTCATCTTGCGCTGCACGTATTGTTGCCGCAGCTTTTTCTAAACCTTCCTAGGAAACCCCATTCGTAGCAATAGTTTTTTCTATAAAGGCCGCAGCGGCGCCATCTAAGCCAATTATAGTCTTAATTAGACTAACGGCTTCTTTAGCATATTGTGTTGCACGAGAACCTATTCCGGTACCATATATTGCTAATTTTTCATATTGATCTTGTAAATTATTGAAAAGATTTTCATCGCCGAGAGTGAATCGCGCTTGACCAAAGCTTAATGACTACCTAATCGCAGATGCTATTGCAGAATCCTAGTTTAAAAAATGTTCGGCCAAACGATCATTAATATTAGTTTCATAATCGGTATAATATTTTTTAATAGCATCTTGCACTTCAGAAGGCATTTTTGTTCCAAATTCTTTAATAATATCTTCAGCATTATAATATGTCTAATCATTAAACATTGTTTCAAATGCTTTTTGCCTATCTTCAGTCATAGAATTATACCACTGTTCAGCTAAGGTGCCAAGCCCCTCTTCGCTGAATATACCTGCATAACTCTATAAATAAGTCTTTAAATCAATATCTTTTCCCTGCTCAGTTTTTATAAACTCTTGATACTGTTTATATATTTTATCAGTTATAATGCCTAGCATCGTTCCAGAATTAGCTATAGCCAAATTTAAATTATCAGCCTACCCTTCTAAGAACGAATTAATCTATAATTTTTCAGCAGAAATCTAAAGTAAATTTTCTGAATTATATTCAGCTAATTTTTTATATCCATCGCCAAGACTATCTTCAAGTTGGTCTATCTGTTTATATAATCCATATTTCGCATCGCGCCATTTATTTAAAGTATCGGTTAATTTCTTTTGAGCATTAAAAATATCCTAATCATTATCTGAATCAAGTGCAGTTTTCATTTCAGAAATCGCATTATTGATTTCATCAACTGCTTGTAACTAGGTTTCTTCAGTCACTTCAGGATTTATTATTTGCTATAAAACATTTAACAATGTTGGGAGATCTTCAGTTAAAACTGTATCATCACTATTTTCTATAAAAGGTTGTTGATAAAGATTGTTTAAAGAACTTATAAATTTATTGATATCTATAGTTTGCCCAAAATCATTCGGATTTTCCCAAAATTGTGTTTCATCAAACCAATTACCAAGCTCAGTCTGTTTTAGCGCAGTATATGCTAGCACTTTGGCAAAATCATAATTATTTCCACTAATTGACTCAGCCATTTCGGTTAACTTAAAACCTTCATAGCCACGATACTTTTTAAGCTCCTACATATAATTTGAATCGCTAAACGCGTCAATATCGGACATTCCAACAGTAGATTCAGGACCTGTAATTGCACCTTCTGCCACAGTAATAGTACGCTTTAAACTTTTTTTAGCATCTTTTAAATCCTATTCCTTCGCTGCTTTCGCTCTTTCAACCTCAGCTTTCGCAGCATCATATGCTGCCTAAGCACTCTTTTTTCTTGCTTCTGTTAAGGTATCAGTTAATGCAGATTCATTTAAAATTGCATTTCCAGCATTATCGAAAGATGCAATAAGTTCTGGGAACTTAGAAGTTAAATCTTCAACCGCGGACTAATATGCTTCGGCGGATTCAGCACTCTCGTACCTTTTTTCTTTTAACTCTTCATATTTTTCTGAAGTACTTTCTAATGTTTTATACTCATTCTTACTGACTTTCGCCGCATCAGACAGTTCCTAAGACTGCTTAGTTAAACGTTCTAACCTTTCACTGTCATCTTCTATCATAGTATCAATGGCATTTATTACCGTAATAATACCGCTAACAATAGCCATTATACTACCGCCACTAGAAAATATCTTTAAGGCGCCGCTAACTAGCTATAAGGAGCCAGCCATAGTCTTTCCGGCTTGACTAGTCTAATCAAATACCCCAGATAACATTGACATTGCGCCTGCAACATTACGAATTGTACTAGCATTTTTACCATTAAAAAAGTTAAGAGCATTTCCTAATTTTTGTTTCATGGAAAGCTTTTCTTGAGCTTTCGTGGCAGTTTCTAGTGCTTGAGCTTCCTCATCAAGAGCCTCTATGTTTTTGAAATTAGTCTCAGCTACATGCTCTTTAATACGCTTAGCATTTTCCTAAGCTTCAGCTTCTTCTGTAGCGGCTTCTGCGGCTTCGGCCTCGGCCTCGGCTAGCTCTTCTGCAATTCTCGCAGCTTCGGCCATCGCAGTGTCCTTATTAGATTCTTCGAAATCTTTATAAAGCTGTTCTAAATATAACTATTCATAGTAATCATAACTTGGCTATTCTTTAGACGGGTTCTGCTCTTCAGAAGATGCTTCAGTTTCTTCATTTGTAGTATTCTACTATTGAATTAACTCCGCAGCCTTATTCGCTGCTTCTTCAGCTTTTTCAGCAGATTCTTTTGCCTGTTCGGCGGATTCTTGCGCTTTCGCAGCAGCCTATTCGGCTATACTACCCTAAGCATCTATATTAGCATTTTTTGTTTGCTGTTCTAAAACCTATGCTTCACTCGCAGATTCTACAGCAGATTCTGTAGCAGGTTTTTCAAGAGCGTCAATACGCGCTTGTAAATTTTTCTCGCCAGTATTCCAAGAAACCTAAGTCGCGCCTTGTGGTCCATAAATCTAATTATACTATTTACGTACATCAGAGAACTCTTTTTCAGCACCCTTATCTCCGCTATTAATTCTCTAACGTAAAGCTAATAATTCTTTTAAATATTCAATTTGAGATTTAATAGTTTGAATTTCTGTGCTGTTATCACTATCTGTAGTTTCTTGTTTAGCTTCAGAGTATTCTTCTGCTGCTTCAGTTGCTTCTTCATATGCTTCAGTTACCTATTCCAGACTAGAAGCATCTGTATCACTATTTTCATTAGTTTGTATATCTGCTGCTTTTTCTTGAGTTGCTTTCCATATCTATAACTATTTCTATACATAATCTTCTCGAGACATTCCAACCATAGGCGCTGCAAATTCTGCCTCATCCTCATATTTCCGGCGCATTTCAGCTTCTTCTGGAGATTCTTTCTATATTCCGATATCTTGTAATGTTAACTTTTCAATAATACCTTTATATGAATCTTGTAATTCTGGTGCTAAATTTTTAACTTGTTCAAGTAATGCTTGTTTAAGTAATTCTAATCCTTCAGGAGTCTTTGTCAATTCACTATCAAATTCTGCAATAATAGCTTTTCCAGCTTCAGCCGCGGCTTTTAATGCTTCAAGTTTACCCTCATCAATACCTTCTTTACTGCCTAGCATTAAGAATTTACCATCTTGAATGCCATAAATAGAAGGAGAAGAAACTCCCATACTAGTTCCAAGAGTATCTACAATGGCCTCTCCTGCAGCAGACACACTAGTCGTAGCTTCTGGAAGCCCTTCTTGCACACCACTCGCAACGCCAGCCATAAGTTGTTTTCCAGTTTCATCGGAATCAGTGGTACTATTTGCTAATTCTTGTTGTATATCTTCCGTCCATCCGTCGTCTGCTTCTTCAAATTCATCAAGTGGAAGATAATTCTTAAGTGTTAACCCCATAAGAGACTTCGGATTAAGTAACTCTGAAGTCGAATCTGGCATACCGAGCATAGCTCCAGCAATAAGCTGCCTTCCTCCTCCTTGCTCAGCTACGCCCCAATTCTCAGCTAAATTTGAATAAAAACTAAGTATTTTTTCTATTTCAGAGGTGTCACTATTAGAAAAATCAATACTAGACATTGAAGCTTTTAAAGAATTAAGTAATACTTCGCCAAAATCATTATCGAATAGTCCTGTAATATCTTTCTCTAGAATTTCTTGCCATAGTTCATCTATTCCCCAATCTGAACTAGTTAAAGCCGCATGTAATCTATCTAAATTTATCGCTTCTAACGCATCTTGGCCTACCAATTCTTCGCCATGTGCTCCGAAAGCCACGCCAGGAACATTATTCTTTATATAATTTTCAATTTCTTTTTTACTTGTGGGCCCAGCCTCTGCGTGATTATCAAATATAAAAGTACGTTTTGGATCTAAGCCATTTTGCGCATCAAATGCCGCCTATAATTCTTCTTCATACCCATAAGGAGCAGCGAATGCCGCTAAATCACTAAACTATACATCCCCTTTGGGTTTAACTTCCATCCAATCATATCCTGGATTGTCTTTAACAAAATGTATAAAATCAAGAGCCTCTTCTACTAATCCTTCAGCACTACTATCTGCAAATCTAGAACCGACATCTATTTTAGCTTTATCCTTAAAGCTTGTATAAAGATCAGCTTTTAATAGTGTAGATTCTAATTCTGGATTTAAAGGCCTATTCATCATTAGTTCAAGAGTATGATATAAAGCATCCTATAATGCGCCACGCCCAGTAAGTTCTGCGCCCGGCATACGTGTATTAAGAGTTGCTCCCTCGGGAAGAAAACCACCTTTACCTAAATAATATGATACTAAGCTTGATAATATATTTTCCTTTCCTGAGATAAGATCTTTATCACGAGTAGGCGTAATACGATAATCATTCTTACCATATGGTAAAGCCGCAACTTTATCTAAGTGCTCCTATGCAATTTCTAAATTAGAAACATGAATAGCATCACGTAAAAAGTCCGTAAATCTAGTCTTAAAATATGCAAGATCAATTTCTGGCGATGCATCCAATGATTCTCTTGCTTCATCATATGTATTAGCGCCAACTGGGATCGTAGGGGTATAAGCATCGCCAGTGTATAAATGAGATAATCCTAATTCTGGATTTGCAAACTTATACGGCATATATGCAGTGGCTGAATTACGCCCTCCAAAATCCTCTCGGAATTTAGCATCTTTAGGTAACAAAGCTATTGAAGGACTTGGCATACGTCCACCCCAACTTGCCATACCTTCTAAAAATTGAGGATCAAAATTATGCGTAGCGGTCATAAATTTTGAAGATATACCTTCATAGCGTATATTTCTAATACGTCCTTGCATATCTTCAAGCGCCTCTATTTTTTCTTCTACTTGCTGTGCTTGTTTATTTAAAATATCTGTATTTTCATTATTAAACGTAGCATGAACAAATTTTCTTGAAACCTCTTCATAAGCTTTATTTATATCCTATAGTTCTTTATGTATAATTCCCTAAAAAAGTTTTTCTGAGGTATTCGCATCAAAAAAATCATTTAATGTAATTTTATTGTTTTGTGACAAACTTTCGCGCAAGGCTTCTGGTATTGATAATCCTAAACGTGCTGCTGCAGCTTCAATCGCTTCTATAGACGAATTTAAACCAATTGCAACAGCATCCCCCACACCATTCTAAAACATTGCAATAATAGTGGGAGATGGTGAATGCATATTTAATGCCGCTCGTATTGTAGGAATAATGCCCGAAACCATTGTTTCTGCTGCTTGGCTAATAGGTTCTTCTCCTGCAACTAGTCCTATTACAATACTCTATATCACATCATTGGGAATAGCCTTCATTTCTTCCGGCAACTCATCAGCTTTCGTTTTTAAAGATTCTATCCAAGCATCTACAGCAGATTGGTCAGTAAAATCTATGTCTTTTGCGCCACTTAAAACGTTTTCTAAAACTGCTCTCTTTGTATCTTCTAAGGCTTTTACTTCTTTTTGAACAGTTTCTACCTTCGTATCAGTCGCCGGTTTTTCAGATTCTTGTACTTCCGCTTCTTTCTATTCTTGTTTAGCCGTTTCTACTATTTCCTAAGTTGCTTGCTATACTTCTTCTTGCTTATTTTTTAAGCCTTCCGCATATGCTTTTGCGCCTTCTTCACCGATAGTACGTAAAGTCGCCGCTATTTCTGTATTAATGTTTTGAGGAGGAAAAATGTTCTACCAAACATTTGCAATTCCCTATAATACAGTTCTTCCAATATCTTTAAGTAAAAGAATGCTGTCAATAATAACTGTAATCGCGCCAACAGGTAATTTATTTCCAACTTTCCATAAGCCATTTAAATTATCAATAAAATTCTTAATACCATCTAGCGCATTTTTCCAAACGCCTTCCGCGCCAATAGAAGTATAAAATTGCTAATAAGCAACCCGAACCTATTCTAATTTAGTTTCAACAGAATCTAAACTCTTTAACGCCTATACAGTACCGGTATCTTCACTGTTATTAGCAACATCAATATTAGCTTTTAAAGTATCAACATTACTAACCAATGCTAAGAAACGAGATTGCTATCTATTTCCTGCAAATTGAGTCGCAATATAACGCTATTGCGTGCTATCTAAGTCATCCCACTTTTCACCTAATTCTATAATAACATCTGTGAAATTACGAAATTGACCATCAACAGTTTTCATAGAAATACCAACAGACTATAAAGCGGTATCAACCTTATTGAAGCTATATGCTTCACCTTCAGCATCTTTGAATCCTAATGGGTCTTTAGTCAATTCACCATAGCGAGATGCTATAGATTTCATGGCAGAACCAATATTAGTTGCAGATTCACGAGTAACAGCAACCATTGTACCAATCATTGCAGAAGCTTCTTCAAATGTTGCACCAACGCCCTCCATAGAAGAAGCAGTCTTACTCATTGCAACTGCCAGTTCTTCCTGCGATACTGCTGTATTCGCGGCTAATGCAGAATATACGTCGACTACTGTCGCTGCATCCTACATTTCCATTTTAAATCCACGAATTGCAGTAGTCATATAGTCAGTCGCAGTTGCATAATCCATACCGGAAATCTTAGATAACTTTAAAGTTTCATTTGTTAATGTCATAACATCAACAGTTTCTAGACCTTGCTGATAATAAATCTTAGAAACTTCATATGCACCTTGAATACTTACACCATAGCGTTGTGCCATTGCACTATATGAATCAATCTAATTCCATAAATCTCCAGTTGTCATATCGGTAACAATGGCAATACCGTTCATAACACTATCTAATTCTTTAATATGATTAGCAGCTTCGCGAACTCCACTCTTAACTAAATTTAAAACCTAACTAAATCCCATAAAGTTAGTAACTGCCATTTTTAAGGAATTAAATGTATTAGTCTAAGATTGGAATTTCTAGAAAGCTGCTGAGCCTTCATTTAATGCATGACGTAAGTTATCAAACCCAGCAACAGCGCGGGAAGTAGCAGACTCTAATTCTTTTGGACTTCTCGCCGCAGCGGCTTGAGCATCCTTCCAATCATTTAAAGCTTTAGTCGCCTGCTCTAATGCAGGTTTTTGCTATTCAGCGATTTTAGCAATATTATCATTACTCTCATTAATGACCCCATTAACTTTTGACAAATCGCTACGCGCACTTGCTTTTTCACTAAAAATTTTCTTTAATTCAGGAATTTGAGTTTGCTCTGTAATTGTCCCCTATGCAGAAAATTGCTTTAATGCTTTATTTATATCTGAATTAGTATCTGCTAGCAATTTACGCACTTCATTCGCTGTTTTTCCTCTAATTGCTTCAACGTCTGATTCATTTAATTGAAATCTATCCTTTAAATATTCTGCAAATAACTGACTTCCATTAGATTTAAAATCATTTTTCTTAGTAAAAAAGTTCGTATACTTATCGCCAAGGATATCTTTTAGAGGATCGACTTGTCCTTTAGTATTCGAAAGTTTATTTGCAACTTGCCCCTCAAGTACTGTTTTTTCAGCAGTTCTAAGATTCCTTTCTGCTATTTCATATTCCTTTTCTACTTGTTTTGTTTTTGACTATATTACTTTAATTATCTAATCAAAAGTTTTAGTCGCTGCATTTGCATCTATGTTAGTAATAACGCCTTTTGTAAAATCATCAGATAATAATGAAGTCTTAGCTTCCTCTTTCGCCGCGCGAATGCTGTTTTTAATATTTGTAATTGCCTATTCTAACTAATTGAATTCCTTAGTTGCATTTTCATCTAGTTTTAAATCAGAAAAACTTAAACGAGACATAACAAGTTCAACTTTTCTAAAACTATCTTCCATATTATCAATAGTCTTTTCCACAGACGTAAATTGTGACTAATTAATAAAAGGTTTAGAAGTTCCAATAGCTAACTTGTCCATATCTGCCCGTAAGTTCTAAATAATGGCCTATAGCTATTTAAATCCAGTAGTATTAGGCTTCAATGTAGACAATGTTTTCTATAAATCAGCTACAGAAGACTATAAAACTTCTAAGCTAACTGGAAGTTTAATACCATTCATTTAATTCCATCTCCTTTTACCACAAAATAAAAAAAGAGCCACTTTCTCGCAAGAAAGTGGCTATCATATATCAGCATCCAAATCTTCTCCCAGATGCTAAATCTCAACTATTAAATTCTATTCGTCACCGACAGTCTCCGGCAACCCTATTATATCAAACGCGGACACCGTTGGATCAGCCCTTTCTCCCAATCGCAAGTTAATGTCGCTTACGATCCTAACTTTAGGCATATACAAAATATTTGTATAATTCATGCCCTCATTCTCGTCCTTAGAATAAAATTTCCCTTCTAAGGTAAACAAGCCATTAAAACGCTCTTTCTTTAATGTATAAGAGAGAGCCTCTTTCCCATACTCATAGTAATAATCTACTACATATTTCTTATTGGTGTCTGCCAATACTGTCAATTCTTTATTTTCGTATAACTCCAAGCAAGGACGATCCTTTTTATCATCAAAGGGATCCTTTTTCCCTGTAATGCGCTTTCCATATATTTTCTTTTGCACGGAATCACGCGCGAAATCAAATATAAAAGTCTTTTTTCTATTATTTTCTACAGGCCAATGCTCTAAAAATAACTAATGTTCTTCATTAATTTCCATTGGCCCTTCTTTTTTATGCATTAAAATTGGTTTATCTATACCCTTAATCGCGACTCTCGCGCCCAAAAGCACACCCAAACCAAACTAAGATATAACGCCTTGAGCCATTTGAAATCTAACTTCAGATCTATCTTGCCAAATAACTTTAGGCTAATTTTCCCAACCGCCTCGCGCGAAAATTGCTCTATTCTACTCTGATAACATTGACATTGCTATATGGTCAAAGTAAAGGACTGGCTCATCTGCCTCAATATAGCGTTCGCCAAAATTCATAGCGGTTTTCGCGCGAAGAACAACTTCATATAATTCTTTTATACCAAAATATTCTTCTACCAAGGTTTTCACCTACCTAATAAAAACCCAGGGACTCCGAAGAGTCCCTGGGATTTGTTAGTTAATTAAGGGGTCTGAGAGCTCTCAGCGGTTAGAGAACCGATGTCCTTCTCATTATCGCCAGAGCCGCTAGAGGTTACATTGTAACGAACTAGCTTCATCATTTCGTCACCATCACGTAGAACGTTTAGGGTCATTTCGAAAGTAGAAGGATCACCTTCAGCCTGTAGAGTAATAGTAACATTACTCTGTACCTTAGCCTTATTGATGATGAACTGGAATGGCTCGTCACGACCGGTCTTTTCAGAACGGATTAGAGTATCTCCAACTACCTTATAAGTGCCAGGGAAGGTATCTGGAGAAATAGTAACTTCTACTGCATCTTCTTTAGTAGTACTAGCATCTACGATCTCATCCCAGAAAATACGAATCTTATCACCGTCAGCAGGAGCTTCTCCAGCAGAAGCAATACCAGCCTTTGGATTTATGAAAGTAATGGTATTTAGAGCAGCCATTGTTCCTTCAGTAATCTGAGTACGATAACCCTTAGTTAAGTTAATTAGTTTAATTGGGTGTGCGGTAGAAGCAGCGGGCAGCATCTGAATACCAGTAATATGATCCTTAGGAGCTGGTACAAATACTTTACCTGCATTGGCGCCAGTGCCTGCTACAGCTGTTACTTCTTCAGTGTGATGTACTACTATAGTATCAGTGCCCATAGGACGCTTGATAGCGCCACCTAGCATGAAACGTAGAGATTCTAGAGACATTAGAGCATCTTCTAGAGTGATATTGATTTCCTTACCATAGTCCCACTGCACTAGTTTTGGGTTGCCCCAACCGCCCTGCGCGGCTACGTTCTCCGCAGTGGTCTCAATGGTGGAAACTTTTAGGGTATCTAGGAATAGTACGATATCGCCCTCATAAACGCCAGTCTTGGGATCGTCTGCTAGGGCTTCAAAATATACGTTAGCTACTTCTTTAATACCATACTTGTCAAAAATATTAACATTGTTAGCCATAAAAGTTACCTCCTAAATTATGACTTGTCGCCATCAGCTATTGAGCGCATCCAATGCTTTAATTGCGACTTTTGTATTTTAGCACCCGCTAATGCGGCTTGCTGATTTATATTAAACTAATCACGCCACCCCATCCGCTTGAGTTGGTCGTGAAAAGCGTAATATGTAATATCCCAAATATTTAATATATTTAGACCACAATCATTCAAAGGAATACTTGCTATTAAGTCTGAGAACTTTAAATCCGTTCCATTTTTCTTTGCTTCTTTTGCTTTTGCACGACGAAGCTTTTCACGCCTATCACGCTATTGCATTTTAAGCCGCTTAGTAATTTCTGGATCATCCTCATAAATAATAATTTCTTCATCCTCTGTTTCCAAAAAATACATTCTACGAAGTAATCGCTAAAAATCATAGAATTTATCCTCAGTTAATAGGTGTTTTTCCGCCAAAGGGCCTATAATAATTTGTGCAGGTTCCATTGAAAAAATTGCGTCTTCGTGAGTGAAAAATTTGAAACCTTTTTTCATTAGGGTATGAATTTGTGGGTCTAAATTAGCCATTAGTAAGATATACTAAAAATCTGTTAATTTAGACATTAGCTCTTTTAATTCCTAATCGGCATCATGCTAAGTACTTGGTTTAACTGCTGTAAGTACGCTCAAATACTTCTAAAATTCTTCATACCCTTCATCAACAATTTGCCCTAAAGTGGCAGGAAACACCGCGCATATGTCATCTATAAATACCGGTGAGCCTTTTAAAAATCGTAAAACATCATCATCAGTTAAATTCATTGATTTTATACACCATTGAATAACCGCCGATCCAAGGAGTCAATGTTAATGGATCTGCACGATAAAATTGCAACGTACCAATACCTGCCATTTTCGCGCCATTAAACATCTCATCTATTTCTTGCATAATAAGATATGGCCGCAAAGACTAATCATCCATAAGCCATTCCTCATAAGGGCAAGCAATATCAAACCGGACAGTAGATATTTTAAATTCTGGATTTAACTAATTAACTACAAATCCATCAAATAGAGCAGTTACATAAGACATTTTTTCAGTACTATCATCAAATATCTTAGGAACAATTAAAATTTGCTTATTAATTAAATCTGCTCCATCCACTGGAGGATATTTTTTTTCATTAAAAGGATCTCTAACCTAATATTTTAATAGGCGGCAAAGCCGCGGATTTGACATTAATTTATTAGCGATTTTAAATGTATTAAGTCCCATCACAGCGAATCGGCGCTGAGTTGGCTGTTCTAATGCCATTTTATTCACCTCACCATAATGGAATTATTTCGACTGTTTTGGTATATTGTTTTGTTTCAGATAAAACCCACTTGTCATCTAATTCTACAGAAGAATCCCAATGATAGACCGAATAATTTAAAGCTAAAGTTATTGTACCAAGATTATTTTTGTTGTTTGCGCGTAGAACGAAGACATCAGGAATCTCATTCCATGTTGGACTTTTAATAATAGTACCATAATCTTTTGCTTGTTTTTTCTTATCTGAATAATCCTAAATCTCAAGAGAAATTATTACTTTTTCCTACTCAGCATTTGTATACGAATGTATAATATTTTCTTTGCCTTCAGAGTCGAATGTGCCATCTGTTAAATAATAAGAATTTTCTCGGTCTAGTCGAATTTTATCGTTTCCCATAATATAGTAAACCTTATCTGCATCATTAATAATAATCTCTATTTTCTTTTCTATTGCATGCCTCTGTTTTAGGCGCATAGTTACTATACACTGTCCTGCCGTAGAAGCATGTAATTCTTGATACCATTTTTCCTCTTGCCCTTCTTCCTCTTTTTGTTCACTAACAAGACTAAAGTCAGAAGGACGCATTTCAATTTCCCATTGATTTAAAGTATCGGTTTCAAACTGAGGAATAATAGTATCTCCAGATTTATATATCGTAGGAAGCTTTGGAAATTTGTATTTATCTAAATCGGCTAAATCATCAGTTCCTTCACCAAGATAATCATACTGAAGATTTACTTTGTTTTCTGTTAAAGACATATAAATAATGCCTTTAACGCTAGTAAAATCTGACTCAACCATTTTCCAGCTTTCATCTTCAATAATAAAATTTGTACCTCGGTCAACAGTATCAAGAATCTCGGCGCCATCATTAACTGGCCGCGGCATGATGATTTCAGCATATTTATTTGGTTGTGGTGTTATTAGGTTATGCCACGTTCTAAAATTGCCTTTAACCTTATCATCAGTTGAGCTTAAAACATACGCCCAAGATTGCCGCAAATATCCTTTGTTATTAATCCATTTAATTAAATAATTACATTTTAATATATCAAAAGTACGATAAGTGCCGTTTACTTTCTTTTCCTCTGAAAGTAAAAGCCATTTCTCAATTGACCCATCATTTTGCGGCCAATTCATAATGTCTCCAACCTTAATAGGAATATCGTTAGAAACATTCAAATGCATAATCTTCTAATATGCCTTATCCTTACTTTGTAAAATAATGCCATCAAAATATAATCCACGTTCTACAGAAAGAGTAGAAACTGTATGTGGAGATTCACTTTTCCATCGCTGAAAAGTACGAATACCTCCATTAGTTATACGTTCACCAATAGTATCACCCAAGTGATTTAAGCGCGAATGATATACTTCAAGATAATTCATCTGGAACCTCTAATCCATCCACTAAGTGCATACTTTCAAATATTGTACGCCTAAAGTGTTCATATGTTAAATAGCGCAAGGAATTGATTTTTCCTATTAATGCCCACCAATTAATACTATTCGCGCCAAGTCCTATCAATTCTATTGTAATAGAATCAAGAAACTTAAGCCATTCGCCACCTTTTTCGCGCTCACATAAAAGGCCATATAACCGACCTTTTAATTTATTTAAATAACCATCAAAAGTTTCGTTAGATATATTTCTGTTTTCCGGCCAATCGCTTAAAGATTGCGGCTGGACTATGGTTACGCGATCTATCATATCGTCCCTCTGCTTTATGAATCTCTAGCGCGACTTGAGATTCAAGTTTATTTAATTTATCAAGGTGGTTAGCTTGAGAATAATCACTGTCAACATATAACTAGCGTATATTTTCCCAACTAGCAATACAACGTTTAACCCATTCATGCTTCATATAAAGCGCAAGCATCTATATTTCTGCATTGGTTAAATCCTCTTTAAACTGCATTACTGTAATGGGATTATTACCTTCTGACTGTTCTAACTCTTCCATTTCTAAACTAATACGTGGATATTTAAAGCGTTCAATGGCCATCTTGAGAAGCTCTTGCCAATCTCGTTCAACAATGGCGAGCTCTTCCTCCAATGTCCATTCATCTGCGGTTATCCGCGCCAAAAAAGCGTCATAAACTTTTAAGAAAGGGGTCGCCATTCAAATCACTTCTCTTCTGCCTGATGTTTCATATTAATGGCATTAATAATATCAACATCGCAGTATTTCTTAATTAGACTTACGAAAGCAGGTGCTGTAATTCCCTTATCTACTGCAATCTTTACAACAGAATCCTTTTCAGATTCAGTAGCATTAGGAATAAATTTTGCAAAACCAGTGATATCATTATTGTCAAACATAGCCGCAATATCGGTAGCGCTCACTACAGTGCCTACTTCTTCAACCTGTTCATCCTTCGCAATGCCTTCAACCTTAATGAAGTGTCCATTAACGAGAGCCATAAAGCCAGGATCAAAAGTCATTTCTTCATAATCTTCCTGTGATACAGGAACGGCACGTCCGGGTGTTAATTCACGACTCCACTTAATATTTGGGAAAGATAGCGATACGGTTGCCGTGCCAACATTAGTTAATGTAATTTTACTCATAATAAATTCCTCCTTTTATCTCCAAAAGAAAAAATGGGGTGGGTGAGCAAATCACCCACCCCAGTGGTTATCAATCAATTACTGATTGTTGTTAGTATTGTCATCGAACTTCGGAACTAGACCTTGGTTGTAAGCTTTCCAGCCGCTACCTTCATCTAGTGCCGCATTGTAATAAATTCCCCAGTAGTTGGGCATAGTGAACATGCCGACACCAACCTTTACATATCCCTGTAGGACGAAAGAATTGTCGCCTTCATGGTCATCCCATTCACGGAAATAGGGAGATCCTTCGAAAGCCATCTTAATTAGCTTTTCCTTACCAGCTGGTAGAACATAAGCGAAAGATGGATTCATAACAGTCTTAGAGTTAGTTTCATCGGTAAAGGACTGAGGCATAACAACAATTGGTACACCCTGGAACTTGCCGATATATCCGCGTTCACGAATATCAATCATATCCTGATCAGAAATCTTTCCACCAACCCAGCTTGGATTAGCATTGCTATAAACGATAGCATTAACCATCTCAGCAGCAAACTCAGGCGTGCAGTAGATGATTGGAGAGCCGTAAGCCGCAACAGTGTTGCAGAGCTTCTTCATAGCAACAGGATTAAAGGTATTAGCTGCAACCTTGTTGCGAGAAGGACGACCAGCGGCATTCCAAGAAGCAAGTAGTACTTCCTGAACCATCTCAAATAGACGGTCAACAATACCTTCCTGAATTACTTCATAAATATCGGTCATGCTTTCTAGACCATCGAGATAACGCTCGAAGTCTACATATCCAGCGCCACCAATGGCCTGAATGTAAACATCGAAACGATCGCGGTCTAGTCTAAAGGTCTCGTAGTTACCAGACTCGGTAGCACGAGTAACAAACTGCTTGCCCCTCTGCTTGCCGCGAGTTACACGGAACTCAGGACGAGTGCCTTGCTCGAAATGTATAGTCTCAACGAACATATCTAGAGCAGACTGTACACTCTGAGGTAGAACTTCTTCTAGATTCTGCTCAAGTAGTTCAAAAATGTCTTCCTTGTTACGATTGAAGACGTGACGATTAAAATGACGACCATCCTTGGTCATTAGCTTAGCTAGCTCATCACGAAGAGCAGCTTCATAATCATAATCGGCGGCTGCGAACTCAGCAGGAACTTTACGTCCAAATACGCCGTTCATTAAAATATGTAGATTATCCATAACGTTCGCACCTCCTATTAAATTCTAATAATCTGATACTTAACGCCAAGACCGCCATTAGGAATGGTATAGAACTTTACGATCTTGCCATAGATACCAGCTTGTGGAATATTCTTAACAATTTCTGGAACTGCATTAGCAGCAGAAACAGTTTCGTTCTGTCCGACAGCCTTAATAGCAACATATAGAGGAGTAGTATCAATTGCCTTTAGAGCGTCTAATAGTACTTGTTCTGCAGTCTTGCCATTAGCGGCGGGGAAAGTAGTGTCATTATACTGTAAGCAGTTAGTAGTTACAGTGTCGCCAACTCCTAGTAAGCCTACACGTGGATAATCGCCAGCAACCTTGCGGCCAAACCTCTGTAGACCATAGTGTTCACGATCATATTCTTTTTCAGTTGTGTATACAATACCAATTGGGGCGGAAGTTGCAGCAGTTGGTGGATTAATAGCACCAGCAGCCTTATCTCCTACGACCCACATACCATTCTCACAAGGAGTTGCCTTTGTAAAGGCTGCTCCTAGAGGAGTCTGGGAAACTACCATGCCAGTCTTTGGGAAAGCTACTTGATTTAGTTCAAGGCTGGCATATAATTTTTCGTCTGGATCACGATACTTATCTACCATATCGCCAACTGGATTGGTGATAGGAAATCTATTCATACCCATAACATATTCCTCCTTAATTCTTACGATACTTCTCAATGAGAAGTGCAAATTCATTTACTGCAGGTTCTGGCTGTGGAATTACATTAATTGTATTATCTTCAACCATCATCTGCTTATTAGCAAAGCTAATGGCGAGTTTACTTTCTAGCTCGCTATAAGTAAAGTTAGAAACTTCTGCGCGAACTTTAGCAATTTCTTCTTCGTCAATAACTTTTTCATATTTTTCAATTAACTGATTTTTCTTCTCTTCTTCAATCGCAGCTTGTGCAGCTTCATACTGAGCAATAGAACTTTCTAATTCAGTAATGCGATTATTTGCGGTTTCGTTTGCGGCGGTAGCATCGGCAAGCGCCTACTCCAACTCAGCAATACGACTCTGAGCATTTTCATAATTGGTGCTTAGCTCAGCATTAGCATTTGTTAATTCAGTAATAGAGTTCTGAAGAGCTTCAAAATCAGTTGGCTCATCCGCAGGTTCGCCTGCTGGCTCTGCTAAAGCCGGATCATCTACTAAAGGTAGCTCTGGTTCAATTGCAGATTCTGTATCAGGCGCGTTGTCCTCAACGGGCTGCTCGACATCTGTAACTTGAGCTACAGGCTCTTCTGCGGGAGTGCCTAGGTTATTTTCAAAATTATCCATAGGTTGTTCTCCTCCCTTTGGTTGTTTTTCCGTCTCTTCGACTAATTCCTTCAAGCCGGATAAAAGTGAAGAGAACTTTTCATATTGAGATGCATATTTATCATCGTCCTTAGAGAAGAATGTAGATACAGAAAAACAAGGTTCATGTTCTCCTATAATGCATAGCCCCATTATAGAAGCTTTGGTATAGACGAAATATTCGTTATCTTCAATATTTGCCCAGTCTCCTTCGATACTATCCCTATCTAATTCCATTGATTGATGCTATCCAACAACTAATTTGGCTTCATCGAAATATTTGTTAAAAATTACTACAGAGAAAACAGCGTATTCGCGCTCAATTCCATCTGTATCAGTAAAAGGCTGCCACCCTTCAAATGATTCTACATAGCCATAAGCGCTAGCTAGTAGTGGACCCGTGTGCCCTGCCCAGCTTTTGGATTCTGGGTCAAAAAATCCAACAACTGGAGTATTGCCCATGGTCGCGCTGGCAATAAGTTGTTCTGCGATTTCATCCGTAATATAAGAACCATTACGATTCCCATATTTTGTGAAAACACCAACCTTTAAGCGGCCTAGTTCTGGGTTACTACTAGAAATTGGCACTGTAGGAGAAGCGATGACAACGCTATCAAAATAAATAGGTATTTGTCTATCCATCTTAATTCTCCTTAACCCATGGCCGCAATATTGGCCTGAGTTTTCTCAGATTTCTCTTCATCGGGTAACTCTGGACGGCCACCTTGATTGTTCACAGTTACCGAAGTTTTTTTACTTCCACCGCCACTACCTGAATTTTCGCCACCAGGAGTAGTATAGGCAGACTATAATGGTATCATCTTATCCGCCATGTGAAGGAAGTCATTTTCAAAATTCATTAGACTTAACTAAGCTAATTGGTCAATGCCGCTAGCAACGCCAGCGCGCATCTTAGAATAGCCATACTACGCACCCTAGAAATACATACTCTGGTAATCTTTAATATTAAACATAGTAGTGGGTAAGATTTCAAAGCCAAACTATAGCCCTGTACGGGAAAACCTATGATTAATTTGAAATCTTATCCACGTACTATATACGTTTAGATAACCTTTCATAAGACTTTCATCCTTCTTTATGCTATACGCGAGAGTAGAACTATTCTCAGCGTTAAACAGAATTGAGCCTCTTCCTAGAGCATTCCAAGCATTCTTTGCATACTTATCAATACGATCAGCAGACTGAGATGCCGCAGAGGAATCCTAAAGATTCTCTAATGTAGTTTCTCCAAAAGTAGTCAATACATCTACAGTATCTAAGTCTTTGAGCATTTCCGCTACTCCTGCGTGGATATCTTCAACTTCCTCTAATTCAAATACTAATTCGCCGTTGGAATCAATCGGCATGCGCTAAATTAGTAATTTGTATAGTTCGTTTTCATCCCGCTTTTCTTCGCGGCCAACTGCGTCTTTAAGTTTACGTAATTGAGGTATTGCGGCAATGAGTAATGGTGTCTGGTCATCAGCAAAACAAAAATTTATGCCGCCGTCTGCGGATGAAATCATAATCCATGGATCACTTGTTTTCTTGTCTTTCCAATTTTTCCACGCCTTTTGTACAACCTCTGGAAAGGTTAAAAGTATGCGCGCTCTTTCTTTATCATCAGAAAACTTACGTTCAAAATAGGTTACGTTAAATTCAAGAATATTTAAATTATTATAATCCTTGAATCTCGTGCGGCAATATTCTAATGGGAGATCCTAAATAGCAAATTTACTCCCAACCTGACGCAGAATACCATTATACATACCATTAATTAACCATGCTTTTGTAATACGAGTTAAAGTATTGCGGATATCTAAATCGTCTACAAAAGTACAAGCATTATAGAATGCTTTAACAATCTAAGCCTTAGAACCCTTGCCTTCCTCAAAGATAGGGGTGACAATTGTATCATAGTAAGGTAAGGTGGCTAGGTAATCAATATTCTCACGATATTCACTATTTGTACGATAATAATAGCGAGATAATTGTCGTAGTGAATCTAAATCGCCAGAACGAATTATTTGTTCAATTTCTTCTAAAGAAAAATCGTGCTACCCTACTGAATTGATACGGCTATTCGCGCCATAGCGACTAACACGATAGCTATCAATTGGTACTGGCATAATGCGATTTTGTTTAGCAAAATTGAAATATGGTTTGAAAGAACTCATAAACCTCACCCCCTACTTTTAGGACTGAAGAAAGCATATTGATTTATCTTTTTCTTCCGTTTTTTAAAAATTTCTTTATCTTCATAGTATTTAATTCTATATAAAGAATATTCTAATGCAGAAAAACGGTCTTTTTCAATTGATCTAGAAATTCTTTCAACCTTAAATTTATTTTCGACTCCCGTCGGCTTTAAACGTAAATTATTAAGCTCGTCCATCAGCCGAGAAGTCATTTCATATGGCATCAAAAATATGCGTCTATCATAAGGCGTCATTTTAGCACCTTTCTTCGTTTTCATTAATTTTTCTTTAACAATTCTTTCATGTGCTAAAAATGATACTGATCCAGTATTGATTGCAGAAAGAAACGCAGAATGGATTTCATCTTCATTTGAAGCGCTAGCTTTTATGTCATATAAAATTGCATTATACGCCGGAACAGGAGAATTTTGTTCCTCTCTTAACTCTGGCGGTAAATGGTTTTCGTTGTTAAAGGTGAAATATGCCGGGAACTACTCGCCCGTGTGCGAATCATAAGATGGTAATGCCATCGCATCCATTAAACCAATACCTGGACCGTTACCGTCAATAACGACTTCGCGCGGATTGTATAATGAAATTAATTTTTTGATACGCGGCGCCTACTCAGTAATAAAGTTTTCACCGTTAATAACTTCGGTATATACAACATCTTTCTTAAAGCGCTAGTCATTAGGTAGTACTTTAATAACCATAATAGCAGTATTGGCATGATATCTACCTACGTCAATTCCTATTTCATACCATGCGTCAGGACATAACTCACTATAATATGCATGTCGTTCACATTTAAGTAAAGAACGATGCTTATTCAAGCGGCGTGAATCTAGCCATGCTTCTGAGCTATTACCAGTCCATATTGAAAGATTTTCGCGCGCGAATGCATCTTCATTAACAGAGGTGGAATATCTCTAGTCTTCCATGGTCGCTCTATCTATAAGCCCATAATGTACGGGAATTTCGTAACTGAGGCCCCAACAGAAGAACTCCTTCGGCCGCAATACTGCATTTACCGCTATCTCAATAAGTCGTGAATACATATAGACAGTACGGTCACTAGCAGTTGTAATAAAGGTTTGCGGCGAGCTTGGCTCATCTACATTTAAAGATCCATCGGGCTCACGGCGCTTAATGTTAAGCTGCGGCCATAGTACTTCTGTATAGGCTTCTTCGGATATAAGCGCACACTCCTCCAATATACCAGCAGTCGCACGCAATCCACGGGACGTATCTTTTGATACAACAGTAATTTGACTACCATTCTTAAAATTAACTTCATAATAGTTAGTACTGGATTTAATACCGGTTTTCCCGTCATCAGTGCGAGTAGTAAGTTCTTTTTCGAGCAAAGGCCAATGGGTAAAGAACTAAGCGAACTTATCGCGTGCAATATTAATAACTGTACCCTTAACTTCAGATGCAATCATTACGCTAGACTTTGGCAGCAGAATAGCACGTACTAGCGCGCATAGATATGCAGTGAAGGATTTAGATGTAGCACGAGTGCCAGTCCAAAAATGATACCTGTAGCGCATTGAGGCGCGAAGAGCTATGCGCTAAAATGGCATGAGGTGAAAGTGCTATGCATCTTCAACCAACTGTACTGCATCTAAAAACAAGTCTGGATATAATATCCAAAGATTTAAATATTTAGTGAATAGTTCTTGATTGCGGTCTAAGAATTCCTTAGTAAGGGTAACGCCCTTTTCAATTGGTATGCCATCTCTTAGCAGGGGTTCCTATAAGTTTTCATTCATCCTATCCCCCCTCCTATAGTTCTGCGGCTAATTCTCCTTCACCTTCGTACTCTATATCTGCGGTTTCATCAAATTCTACTTTTTCATTTTCAATTTCTTCAAGACGTTCAGTCATATTATAGCGTGCACGTTTATCTTCAACTTGTTCTGCAAAGTTCCCTTCATTAATGACTAGCCGCTTCAAATAGTTTTGAATATTTTCCATCATAAAGTCAATGGAGTCTTGTGGTTCGGTATGCCAATTTGGATGCCATCCTTTCTTACCATAATACACCATCAACTCTCCAACGGATTCAAAGTCGGCCGCAGATTTAGCATTAGAAGCTTCAAAATGATAGGTTTTTACAATGTCGTCTGCCTATTTCATCATTTTGGAAACATCAATGTTTTGGCGCAGCCCCTACTTAATATGTAACTAAAGCTCACAGAAATCTCTTGCTTTTTCTTGTAGGATTGGGGTCGATACATTTTGGGTTGCAACGATTTTATTATAAAAATCTTCAAGCCAAAGAAGTTCGTTTGGCTCGTATTCGGCACCCCATACCTTTTTCAAATGGCGCATTTGCCCTTCAGAAATAGCTTTAATCTCATCATTAATTGTGCCTTCTTTTCGCGCGATTTCCCATCTTGTATTTTCATCCTACCATTTTAAGCCTTCATAATGGTCATCATATAGTAAGTTAAAGTAGGCCGTAAATGTATGGTCTTTATGCTACTCATATAGCTGCGTCCATTTATTAAGATCAAATGGGAGGTCGAGCCAGCGTAGTACGCGGTCAACTTCACCTAGGTTGTCTTGCGGCGTTGTAGCTTCAAGGCAAGAAGTACAATATAGGGAACGATGGCCCGGGAAAAAGCGTGAAGATGTTGCCGCGAACGCAGTAATTGGTTTTTCTTGTTTGCAGCGCAAACATTTACGTAGTTTTTTGTCTTCCATCTACTTTCAGCACCTCCCCTTTTTCAATGCGAAGTTGACGTTCACATTCACGGCATCGTGATTGAAAGCCATCTTTTCGGCCTGAATTTTTAGTAAAAAAGAGTGGATGGCGTGGCAAAACGCGGCCGCATCGTTTGCAGGCTTTACGTTGGCTGGCAGGCGTTTCGCATAATATTCGGTGTTTTGCGGCGGTTCGCGCAATTTCTTTTGGAATATCGTTGGCGATGATTGTGCTTAAATAAAATGTGTTGTAAGTAAAACCAAATTCCTGCATTAGTTGATTACGTATGTCTTCGCGCGGCGTTTGCTGCATTACTTTATCTACAATGGCGCGGCGAATTGGAGTTAGCGGGGTCATTTGTACATAACGTTCTAAGTCCCAAATAAGGCAGCGCCCGTATGTATCCAGTTTATCCTTTAGCTGTTCCTTTAGCGGCAAATAGTTATTCATAAGTGCATAAACATGTTTAGGGTTCTCCCAGTCAAAGTTATGCTAACAGACTACCCATTTTACCTCCAACTAATCCCCCTCCCCTCGCGTTTCATAGTCTTCTAGGTTGCGTGAAATGCGGGTTGTATAGGAGTGGGATACACGCTATTCCCAGTCTGCGTAAGGAATCCAATATGCGGCCGCCCCGTCCCAATCATAAAATTGTGTCTTTGGGTGGTCAAGTTTCTGGAAATGAAGCTGCGGCTTATAAACATCTTTTAAATAATATTGCGTTCTTTTCATATCAATTAGGTTATGTTTAAGACGATAAAGGCGATAGTCGTCTTCAAAAAGGGGAAAGTTTTCGTCTGGCGGCAACTTGCCTTGTAAAATATGGATCCATTTGTCAAAGTAATCAAGGCGTTCCCATAGTTCTACCATGCCTGGAATATCGGAGTCGCCCGGGTCAATAAGTTCGCCAGTTTTTTTATCGTATTTGGGACGCCGAATTGTAGGAATAGACTTTTTATATACGTCGCGCTTGTATGCACTTCTAAATTCTTGTTCGTCGGTGGCTGGATTTTCAGCATCTCATCAAGTGATACCACATAGTCATCGGAAGTTTTAAAGGAGTTATAGCGTTTGGAGTTATCATAGACTTCGCCTCTGCGCAAAGAGGAAAGCCCGTTTTCATCTTTACCGTATAGAATGTAGGTGGCCATTTGCTCTATATCGGTTTCGGATGGGTCGTGATCCAAAGTGTCTAAAATCCCTTCAACTAGCTTTAGACGATCGGTATCTCTTTCAATGGTGTAATCTAATGAATATGGTTTCTTCATTTCATTTCAACACCTCCTTTGTTTTTATTTTATCATATGGGATTGCGATTTGTCAAGTGTTTGACTTTTAGAAAAAGTTGGTGGAAAGTGTAGACGTCCCCCCCTGTTCGAGTCAATTTGTTCGTCAATTTCCTGAAATACTCCCCCGATTTGGTTGGAAAATCGACCAAAAACGACAAAAAGCTAGGGGGGTTGCATTTTTCGCTGAATTGTGATAATATACAGTCACGGGGACGGGAAAGGGAAACAGCCCCGGGTTGACGGTTTAAGCTAACCGGAAAAAGGCGCGCAAGACTGCTGTAGGCAAGGCCCCGAACCTTGGCAATTATATACCCCCACACGGCAAAAAATAGGTGTGTTTGCTGTGCCCAGAGATGGGATACAATCTTCCCCGGGGAGCTGAGTGCAAAACCGGGCGGCGACCTATGGGTTTACACCATAAAGAAAGGAGAATTTTACCATGGAAAAGCTTGAAAAATTGGATTCTGTCACTTATGACATCCTTATGTATACGCTGAAAAAGAAGCGCAATACATGGGATTATGAACAGTTTCGGTCGTTCCGGGAAGAACAGGGCATTTATAAAGAGACGATTATTCCGGCCACTTTTATCATTGGTCTGCTTGCCTATCGGCAAGCTGAATATAGCCCTACAGATAAAGGTTGGCAGGGAAAGTTTAGCGAGGTGCGCGAGCGGTTGACAAATAAAGCTCTTAAGGGCTTGCCTGTCCGCTGGGTAGAATATGCCGCCCACAAGCCGGGCGAAACCGACTTGTTTTATGGTAAACGTCCGGTCGAAAAAAAGACTGGTGCTGGTGATTGGCTTTACTCTCATAAAGCCTATACCCGTGAGGGTATCGTCAAAGAGTACAGCAAGAAGAAGACCCTGTTACATTTCGAGGCCATAAGCTACGGAATTGACATTGTTTGTGAGTGGAATGAATTTATGGCATACCTTGCCGAATATCGGCGTAGCATCAAGGGCCCGGCCATGGGAGCTGAATATTGGTTCAAGAGTGAACCGAAAGCTGGGGCAGACGGTAGCAAGTGGATCCTGGAGCTGCAGATCTGGCAGAACAGCGACAAAAAAGTGAAATACCTTCGGGCTTGCCCTTTCAACAAGCTGAATGGCTAAGACAATCGGGGCAGGGCGAAAGCCCTGCCCCATTAATAAAGGGGATAAAACAATGGCTGAATTAATTATCAATCATCAGGAAATGACGGTTTTTGTCGACGACTTCAAGGGGTTTACCCCTGACTGGGATGAGATCATTCTTCCGTTTGATCGTAAAGCGGTACAAGCTCTGGAAGAGCTGGGTTATAAAATCTTTTACGGACATGATGATATTTAAGAAAGGGGAAGGAACATGTTTACAGAAATGATTATCCATGATAAAAAGTCTAACGAATATTTTTGGACGAACGGACAAGAGCGGAAAGCTATTACAGAGACGCAAGCTGATGAAATTATCGGCGACTGGGAGATGCAGGGGCACTTTGCAAATTATGCAACCTATTTGAACGGCAAAATAGAAAAAGAGTGGTATTAAGGGAAGGGCGGAAGCCCTTCTTTTTTTTATTTATTCATTTGAACAATTGCTCAACTGTTGCACTTTAGCGTGCTAAATTAAAAAATTAGATGCAGTGCATCTAATTTTTGGCCTTGACGTATCTATGCCCACGTTGTATAATATAGAAAATAGCAAAGGGGGTTATTGGTATGTGGTATGTATTCGGAGGGCTGGCCTGGGCCGGATTGGTAGCTATGCCGTTAGTGGGTATTATTCCGGGTTTATGCATCGTAGGGGCTGGATTAGGATTAGCTGCGCTGGCAGCTGGAGAAGCTGAGCGAAAAACGCAAGCTGGAGAACGGCGCAAGCTGGCGCAATATCCGAGCTATAAATATTAAGGAGGATAAAAGAAATGAAGAAATTTATCATGATTCTTGCTCTGGCGCTTGCTCTGTCTATTAGTGTGGCTTATGCAGATATTTACCCAACTACCGTTATTGTTCGTGATCTTGATTATCAATATGACTTAGTCATTTGTGAAGATTACAATGGAAATGAGTGGATATTTGAAGGGATTGATGATTGGGATATTGATGACATGATATCAATGATTATGGATGATATGGATACATCAATTATTGAAGACGATGAAATTATCATGGTTAGATATAGCGGTTATGCGGGCGGGCTTTAATGCCCGTCTTTTCTTGCTATACATTATTAGATGTAGTACATCTAAAAAAAAGACTTTACAAGTATAGCACAAAGTGCTATACTTGTATCATCAAAGAAGGAGGTACACGGCAATGGCACTGTGGCAGGAATTGATGAACAAGTGGGAAAAGGAAGACCTGGTAGATGTCGACAACGATCCGTTTAACCCTGATGACGATCCTTGTGACGAGCTGGATGCCGATCCTTTCGATCCAGCTGGTGAGGATCCGGTCGATCTGTATGGACCGTGGTGGGAATAATCCCATCACTTTTCTTTTTTAGATGTAATACATCTAATTTCTACTCTTGCGCTTTTCTCTACTCCATGTTATACTTATACCATCAAATGAAGGAGGTGCCCACCATGACCCGTATTGAGAAAGCCGCCGTCGCCATCGCCGCTCGCGTTGAACGCGAAGGATATGCCTATCTGTATGAGCGCGAAGGCATGTCTAACCGCGCGCACCATGTGATATTTGTACTAAATTGCCTCTTATACAAACGTGGATTTTATATGGTACAGTGCGGCGATCGCGTTGAGGTAAAGAGGGCATAGCCCTCTTATTTATTTAGATATATTAGATGTAATACATCTAATAATCAGTATTGACATATAGATAAAAATGAGTATAATTATACTTGTCCGAAGGGACAAAAAAGAAAGGGGAATTTCAAAATGAAAGAGTATTGTTGGATGCACAAAGAATATGGATATCTTATCCCGGAACACCTTCTGTATAATGATGCCGAAGAAATGGGTTATGATGATATTACAGACCCTTGCTCTGTAGAATATGGCAATTTCAATTTGTATTATGAAAAGACGAACATGACGGTCGAATGACCGTCATTCCCGAAACTAGATGTAATACATCTAATAATTGGGATTGTAATTTCATTCTCATTTTGATATAATAACATCATGAAAAGGGATTGAAAAAAATCCCGAATTGAGAGGAGAATGGATATGATACTGTTTGAAGAAACAATGTTGGATGCAAGCAAGATTTTTCTCGCCGAAATTATTGACAATTTCAATTCAAAAAAAGTATATTGTAATTCTACTCTAATAATTGAATTTCTTCCCGAAATGCAAACATTACACGTCCGATTCAATTACAAAACTCATGAAGAAGCAATTTCAAAATTAAATCAACTCATGACTATGATCAATTTACAGAAAAAGTAATTCCCATAACGGCATCACCGATGCCGTTATTTCATTTTCAAAATTAGATGTAATACATCTAAAAAACTCTCTTGCTATTATCCCGTTTTTATGCTATACTTATACCATCAAAAGAGGGGAGGACACCATGATGATTAACATTCGAACCATCCGGAAACTGAAGGAAAACGACGGGCTGACCCTGAAGGCGGGGCGTATCATTACGCACAAAACCGGGTATCAGGTAGCCGACTATGGTTACGAGCTGCGGACAGCTGAGGAAGCTATCGCCTGCGTGCGCAAGCTGCAAGGCAATTGTGGCATCTGGTACAGCGAAGGAATTTACTATATTGACCATTCCTTCCGTATCAGCACAAAAAAGGAAGCGCTTCGCATCGGGCGCGAGCACAATCAAATTTCAATTTTGAAATGGTCTAACATGACTCTTGTCTACTGCTAAAGTTGTGGCCCGAAACCGGGCCACAATTTCATTTTGTTTTTTTAGATGTAATACATCTAATAATTACTATTGCTTTTTCCCTAAAAGCATGTTATTATATACTTGTCCCAAGGGACAAGAAAAAAGAAAAGAGGTAACTATCATGAAAACTATTTCCTATACCCTTGAACGGCTTGATACCCCTAACTTTCACGGATGGATTGTACTCGAAGGCTCCGAAGGCTATGACGAAGAAGTTTTTTCCTCCACTTCTCTGGAAGAAGCACTAACGTTTCTGTATGAAATGACCGCGTAAGCGGTTATTTCATTATCAATTTTTAGATGTAATACATCTAATAATACCCCTTGCATTATTCCCGAAAATGTGGTAATATACAATTGTTCCAAGGGGGAACGATAAAAAGAAAGTGAGGGAAACACAATGAAGGTTCGGAAAATCAATGGTCACGAGTCCGCGCAGGTGAAGGTCTATGAATACGACAACGGCGCTATGACGCTGGTAAGCTACACCACCGCCGTGATCGGGATCAATTCGGAAGGCTGGCTTGAAGTGAGTGGGCTGTATAGCCGCACCACCATTAAGCACATCGGCTGGTTCATGCGCGAGCTGGGTTTCACCTATCAGCTGGCAAAGGAACTGTATCTCAACAACATGCGGTTCAACATTCACACGGGTGAAATTGAAAACCGGGGTTAACCCGGTTTTCTTTTATTCAAATAAATTAGATGTAATACATCTAAAAACACCTCTTGACTTCTATAGGGAAAATGATATAATGATATTGTCCTCAGAGAGAGGAACAAGAAAGGAGATTGAAACAATGTACATGTTCTATGCTGACCGCTCCGGATGGATTCCTATGGGAAATGATGGACAGCTTGTCGTGCCGAAGTCTATTCGTTCTCGCCGTGCCCTCCTCAAGCTGGCGGAAAGCTGGCTGGGCAATAGAGCTGGACGAGTATACCTTATGACTAGCTGGACTCAGGCCATGAGCGAGCTGGGACCACGTGCTTTTGAAGAGTACATCATGCGCAATGCCGAAGTCCTTATCAGCAGATAAGGACTTTCCCTTTATCCCGAAATTAGATGTAATACATCTAAAATTGACTATTGACTTCTCTTATGATATATGATATCATACTATTGTCGAAAGGGGGAAGGGATGATGAGTCCACCGGGTTAGTAGTTCCAAGGTCACGGGTTGGTACCGGACTGGCGGGATTCATACTTATCGCAACCAACTGCCGCTGGCTTGTAATGGCAAAGCAAGCTGGTGACTTGTGCCAATTGGCGGGCTGATCACCCGCCAATTTTTTACATATAATTATTAGATGTAATACATCTAAAATCAACTGTTGACTTTCTCTTTTCTTTATGCTATCATATAATTGTTCCAAGGGGAACGAAATAAATATGAAAGAAGGACACGAACATGACAATGACGATTGAAAAGAAACTGAGAGACTTCCATTTCTGGGGCGGTGCCGCAAGCAATGCCGCTAAGTTGACGCCCGAAGAGCTGGATACCATAGAAGAACAGCTGGAAGAGCTGAAAGACTACAATGAAGAACCCTGGAGCACTACAGAAGTCAACGATTTCTTCTGGTTCCAGTTTGAAGATGTTTGCGAATGGTTGGGCCTTGATTATGAGGAAGTAATGGCGAGGGAGTAATCCCTCGCTTTTATTTCATTTTGAGTTTAGATGTATTACATCTAAAGTTATAGTTTGACATTTTTCTTAAACTATGTTATCATATACTTGTCCGAAGGGGACAGAAAGGCGGTAAGCATATGATTAAGATTACTAAAGGCATGGCGCGGAAACTGTACAATGAAGGAAAAGAAATCATGGTTCTTCCGAATCGTATCAGCACCACAAGCTCGCTGGCTGGATGGATTGAAAAGCCCAAAGACAATCCCGTTTCCTTCGAGCAGGTATGCAATACTATCTTCTATTATAACTGCTCTCCCGAAACCGGCATGAGCCTTGCCTATTATGCGAAAGAGGTGTAAGCTGTGAACTTCATCCAGGCGCTTGCACTTGACAAGCTGTGGCCTGTATACATTATTATGATATTCACCGGCATATATTTCATATGTTGGGACAAATGGGGATAATATCCCCTTCAATTATTTAGATGTATTACATCTAAACATACTTATTGACTCTATCCCCATAATATGATATGATATCAGTGTTGAAAGGGACGGACTCAAGAGCATGAGTCTTAAAGCGGTTAGCATAACGCAATTGTTTGATGGGCGATGACCCTATAGTAACTGAAGCGAAGCCGCCGCCCCAATCTAATTCTGAAGGGAGCAACGAAGATGAACGAACTGTATGTATTGATGAGAGATGGCGAATTGATCGGAGTTTATACTACACATCAAAAAGTCATACAGCAACTGATTCTGTCCACTCAGAAAGAGCGCCTTACCCTTGGAAACTATTCTTTCGAGTTTGGGATTGAATTCTTTGATTATATCGGCCCAGAATCCGGTTGCCACTTTTTATGGGAAATTTACGAAATTACACCCGATGAACGGGTGTAATTTCATTTTCTATTTTTAGATGTAATACATCTAATAACCATACTTGCACTTTTTCCCGATTTGTGTTACAATACACTTGTCCGAAGGGGACTAAGAAAGGAGAAAGAACAATGGAAATGACTTATCATGTGGCGGTTCAGAGGGCAGACAGAGTAAAGCATATCATGGAAGAGATTGGTCTGGGGCAAATCATCAAAGAAAAGTATACCCGTTTCAATCTTGATCAAGCTGGACGCTGGGTATGCCTCACTGATACAGGTGTGACTATTATTAAGAGCGAAGATAAGCAGAAGATTATCACCATGTATGTAACCACACAGAGAGAGCTGGTACTTGTATATGGTGGAGCAAAGAATGTGCCGGCGTTCCTGCGGAAAAAGGTAGATAAAAACCAGTCTAAGTATACGCAAGCTGGGAAAACCATTTGGCGCTAAGCGCCAATTTGGTTGTGCATTATTAGATGTAATACATCTAATTCAGACTCTTGCAATTTTCCTTAATCTATGATATTCTATACTTGCCCAAAGGGGAAAGGAGAGGTTATGATGAGAGACAGCAAAGAAGGAACTTACAACGGAGAGCCTACGTTCTGCACAGTCAATGCCTATGGCGATTGCCCTTACTGTGACCAATGCGGCATTTGCCATATTGATGACCCCATCGCCGATTGTGATGACTTTGCTATGTTCTTTGAAGATTGGGACGAATGGCTTAGGTGCGATAGTGTACCAGAAGAGGGAGAAGACGCCGATGAATTTTGGTGGGATTATTAAGGAGGACAAAATGGCGACTAAAATCTACATTATTACTCTTGAAGGTGAACCACAAGTTGCTTATACTGATTTCAGTAAGGTTGAAGACAGATGTTTCAAATGGTTAGATGAGTGCCGAAACGGTTGGTTTGTTAGTAGAGATTTTAACCGTTGGGTTGAAGGAAGAAACTATCCCGAGACCGAAGAGGGCGAAGAGGAGGCTTGGGAAGAATACAAGCGTGAAGCCGTGGATAATGGCAAATGGGGCGATTATGCTTGGCATGAGTGCTACCTCAAATGAGGTAGCCTTTTACTATTAGATGTAATACATCTATTTTATCATTTGACTTTCTCTTAATTTTATTATATAATGCCAATGTAAGGAGGGGATAAAATGAGTAAGAAGAAAAACCCTAAACAGAAAACATGGGTTGAAGTATTCCAGTCTGAGCGCAAAGAGTTTCCGCAAGGATATTGCGTCACTCGCATTATCCCCGATAAGCGCAAGAAGAAACCGAAGCATAAGGGAAGGGAGTTGGAGGAATGAAATATAAATGGGTCATCATGCAAGAACTTGAAGATACTAACTGCGCGAATCCCTATTTGATTGTTGATTCAGAAGAGCGCGCCGAGGAACTTTGCTATCAGTTGGAATCCGAAAACCCCGGTTTCATCTTTTGGACTTATATGTGTGAGGAGGAATAATAAAATGACTACTCGTACTTATTACATGCCGAAGAACCGCATTTCCCTTTATATTATCAGCAACATCATTGACAAGGTTGGGTGCAGTATTGGAGATATCCGTGTTCAGCAGATTTCTAATACTATTAAAGTCCCCATTACTTGCAATGATAAAGATGTTCCTAAGGTTGAAAAAATTCTCAGACGATATGACATTCTTGGGGAGTAATCCCCATTTCATTTCTAATATTAGATGTAATACATCTAAAATAACCGTTTGACAATATTCCCGGATTGTGTTAATATATACTTGTTCCAAGGGGAACAGAAAGAGAGGAATTGAGAATGAAGATTATGTTTGACATGGACGGAACAATTGCCGACCTGTATGCCGTGGATAATTGGCTTTCTAAGCTTCAGGCTTCTGACCCTTCTCCGTATGTAGAAGCTGAAGTTATGCTGAACATGAGCATCCTTGCCCGGTATCTCAATAAGCTCCAGAAGCTCGGCTATGAAATCGGAATCATCAGCTGGACTTCCAAGAATGGTACTGAGCGATACAACCGGGCGGTTGCGGTGGCTAAGCTGAACTGGCTTCATGACCACCTGAGAAGCGTTTCCTTCGATGATATTTACATCGTAGAGTATGGCACTCCCAAGCAGAACTTTGCGGATGAAACCGATATTCTGTTTGATGACAACGAAGAAGTCAGAAATGACTGGACAGGAAAAGCATATGAACCTTCCGAAATCCTTTCCATCCTCTCTGGGTTACTCCATCAGGAGTAACCCTATTTCATTTCTGGGAATTAGATGTATTACATCTAAAATCTCCTATTGCATTTTCCCTTTAATGTGATATAATAGCATTGTTCCAAGAGAGAGGGAACAAAAGAGAGGAGAATGAGAAATGGAGTATCGTAAGGAAAAGAATCTGCTGATTGCGTTTGACGGCGAAGTGATTAAGGCGCAGTATGATTGGAATACCAACATCTGCTATGGCGTAAAGGGAAATGAACTCAAGGGCATTTCTCCTGCTTTCCGCAATTCTATCTATGACCGCATGATTACTTCTGTCCGGTGGATTTACGGCCATTTGTCTGGGGAAATCCTGTCGCTGGCTCTGGACAGGTGGGAGCGTCTGGCAAGTGTTGGACTGTATACTTCTGACCACGATTTGCTGACTGATGAAACCTATGAGTTCCCGAATCTGAAAAAAGATTTTGTCCAGTATTTGAAAACTAATTCTTATGGTGAACTTACCCGTTACCGTCAGGCTCTGTATCCCTATACTCAGATGCAGGAATACCAGATGCTTGACGGTAATTATAGAGTACAGGTTGATCGAATGGTTAGTCATAACTGGACACATATGCCTGTAGAATGGGCAATCAAGGCTCTGCTCAGACTCCAGTTAGAAGATTTCCAGTACCTGCCCCGTTATTTTGATGAAACTTCACTGTTGGATGGATACTATAATATGTGCACCACAATGGGACAGGAAAATCCTGTAATTACTAAGAACTTTCTTACCACCATTTGTAAGACTCATCATATGTATAACATTTGGAAGAAAGCACATATGAATGAAACTCTCAAACAGTACAACGACTTGAAAGAACTGTATTATGAAAACGATACTTATACCATGTATCCGCTCATCACGACCGAGCAGTTCCATGAAGAAGCAGAAGCGCAGAACAACTGTGTTGAACGGTTGTATATGGAACAGGTAGCGTATGGACGCACCCATGTTGTAGTTATCCGCAGAAAAGACTCCCCGGAAAAATCCCTTATTACTTGTGAAATCAATAATAACTGGCGTATTATCCAGTATTACGCCAAGTATAACCAGACTCCTGCCGCGCCCGAACTGGCTTTCAAAAAAGAACTTCAGTCCTATCTCAATTCTCTCTCTCAGAAGTAAGGCGAAAGCCTTACTTCTTTTTTCCCGAAACTTATTAGATGTAATACATCTAAATCAAACACTTGCATTTTTCTAAATTTGTGATATACTATAATCGTTCCAAGGGAAGGGCGAGCGAAAGCAGACCCGAACAAGAAACAAAAAAAGTTTCAGAAACCCTTGACAAGCCCTACAAAATGTGATATAATCACATTGTTCCAAGGCAAGGGATGGACTTCAAAAGGAGTTGAGAACTGAAGGGTTACGGATTGCACGGGTTATCCCACCGGAGCATGAAGTCGGAGTTTCTATCACTCTTCTTCGAAAGCAATCGGGAAAAAGAGTGAAAATAATACTTGACATTCACCACAAATTGTGGTAGAATGAATATGTTCCAAGAGGATGCCTGATCAGCGAGTCAAGGCGGTTACCGACAGGCAACAGTAACAGGACGCACGGAAACAGAAACTGTACGGTTATCAGGAAAATAAATTTGCGAAAAAAATTTTCCGAAACTACTTGACAATCCTCTTAGAACATGATATAATTACTATGAAAGATGAGGGGAAGGAAAACCCCATAAACCAGAAAGGAATTTATTATGAAGAAATCCACTATCGAGACTCTGGTTGCCTATCTGAACGGTGAGACTGTTACCAATCTGGACGAAATCAAGGCCGAGCTGGAAGCCGAACTGACCAAGGGCAAGGAGAAAGCCGATGCGAATCGGGCGCTCTACGAAGAAATCCACGATGCGGTGATTGAGGCCCTGACTTCCGCCACCGCTCCTGTGACCGCTCAGGAACTGGCCGATGAGACTGGCTATGCCAAGGGCAAGATTGTCTACGGTCTGCGGAACTACTGGGCCGATGAGGTCGAGAAGATTGAGGGCAAGGTCAACTCCTACGCCCTCAAGAGGTAATGCCCTAGCGCCTTCGGGCGCTTTTCTTCTATACGATCATTAGATGTATTACATCTAATTTGTATACAGTATACATATTTGACAAATAATCAAATTTATGTTATACTTTATACGAAATCAGGGAAGGAATACCCTATAAAACCAGAAGGAGATTTGAAATGGGTAAAGAAGCAAACAAAACCAAGATTCGTGATGCTATTCTGACCAAACTTTCCGCTTTTCTGGAAGATGAGTTTGACACTTATGTGAAAGTGGTTGCTTCGGGTGAAGTGACTATGCTGATTCCGGACGAGAATGGTGAAAAAATTTATGCAAACGTTAAAATCTCCATTCCTCGTGGCAGTCGCAATGGCGAAGGTGGTTATAATACCTATGACGGCTATGCCGAAGCTAAAGCTTATGCTCAGGAGCAGAAGGACAAGGCAGAGGAAAGAGCCGAAAAAGAGGCTAAGAAGCAGGCCAAAATTGCCGCCGATGAGAAGAAGCGCGCGGAAAAGAAAGCCCTTGCCGAAGCTAACAAGGGCTTGAAGGAACTCCGCAAGATTGATATTACTCCCAAAGGGGAGTAATATCATTTTGGAAAAATTAGATGTAATACATCTAATTATATGACTTGACCTCTCCCGAAATTCATGCTATACTATGCGTGAAAGGTGAAGGAAACACCGCAAACCAGAAAGGGAATTAAGATGGCTAAGATTTCTAAGACCGTAGTGGATAAGGCTCTGCGCGATGAAGTATTCAATGATATCTTCGCAGACCCTACTGATACTGGATATACTCGCATTAACGACAGGCAGTGGGGCATTATCTTGACTGACTTGAATGGTGTCAAGCGCTATGTCCGTATCGGTGCTATCGTTGCCGAAGAGCGTGAAGACATGACTGCCGAGGAACTGATGCAGGCCGAAATTGATGCTTACAACGCCAAGCAGGCCGAAAAGGAAGCCAAGGCGCAGGCTCGCGCCGAAAAGGCGAAGAAGGATAAGGAACGTAGGGCAAAGGAAAAGGAGGAAGAAGAAAATGTTCGGTGAGGAAAAATGCCCCAAGTGCGGTTTTGAAGATTACGAAATTAACGAATACTGGGATGATTTCGATGAGGAAAACGGTATTCGGGTATGGGAATGTACCTGTGAGAAGTGCCATCAAAAGTTTGATATTATCTATACATACAAATGTACAGGAATTACCGCGGAAGTTAGCGCAAGCTAACTTCCTTTTCAAAACTTAGATGTAATACATCTAATACTTCCCCTTGCAATTTTCCATAATCCTGTTATAATATACTTGTTCCTGATGAGGAACCCCAAATTAGGAGAAGGAAAACTCCCGTAATGAAACCCATGACAGAAAGGATTTTATATGGCTCGTAAGGAAATCCGGTATCTTGTTCTTGACTGTGAAACCGCAACCCTTCCCTTCGCGTCTGAGATTGCAGAAGGTGACGCGGAGAAGAAGAAAAAAATTGCTATCGCTCGTCCGCTGATTTATGATATTGGTTGGACTATCACGAACCGAAAGGGCGAAATTCTGGACAGCAAGCAATTCCTGATTGCCGAAACTTTTTCCGTTCCTGCCGTTTTCAATACTGCATATTATGCAGAAAAGCGTCCCCTGTATCTGGATATGCTCAAGCGCAAGGAAACCGAAATCAAGCCTTGGAATGAAGTTGCGGAAATCCTGCTTTCCGACCTTCGCAATGTCGATTCTGTTGGGGCTTATAATTCCATGTTTGACTTCAAGAAAGCCATTCCCTTCACCGACCTGTATATCAGGAAACTGTATTCTCCGGACTATTTCCAGTGGGAAGCAATCCAGCGGAGACTTTGTTATAAAATCGCAAATGAGCGTTATCGGAAGGATGAAGAGAAAGAGTTTGACGGCGAAAATTTCCGCTTTCGGGACGAAGAGTTTCCGCTGTTTGACCTGTGGGGACTTGCCGCTCGTCACCTTCTGAATAATGCAACTTATAAGAAAAACTGTCTGAAGCATGAGATGCTCACCGCCAGCGGAACTTTCTTCAAGACCAGCGCCGAAGCAAGTTATCGTTATCTGCAAGATAAATATGACTTTGACGAAGCACATACGGCCCTTGACGATGCAATCATTGAAACCTATATCCTTAGTCAGATTGCAAAGCGTCACGCCATCACTATTGGGATTATCTTCTTCCCCTTCCGGGAACTGGGGACAACCGATGAATTTGTCATGAGAAGGAAGAACCCGGATGAAGATGAAGTGAATACTGTGATTGATGCAATCGAAAAGTATCTTGAGAGCAAAGAGCAGAGTAACTATACCGCCAGACTTGAAAATATCCTTGCTCGTCTGGCGAAGTACCTCACAAAGTGAGGTACTTCTTTTTCTCCCGAAAATTAGATGTATTACATCTAACTCTTTGTATTGACTTTCTGTCCGAATAGTAGTATACTTATACCATCGAGAGGGGGTACGGAAGAATGAGTAATTACGAGGTTCGGGCTAAGAAGTTCATCGCCGAGGTTTATCCCTATATCAAAGATTGTGGTGACAATTTTGATTTTTCAGTAGCTATTCGCCGTTTCAACTATGACCACCATCGCAACGTGCAGATTGCCAGTGGTTCAACTCGTGTCGTGATGATTACCTCTGACTATGTAATTAAGGTTGACTATGATGGTTGGGGACGAGGGCAGTTTGGCTCTTGCGCAGATGAAGTGCGCATGTACCGCAAGGCAAAGCGTGACGGATTCGCCCATCTGTTCGCCAAAGTCACGCCTGTCCGCAAGGGCTATGACCGCACGTTCTACATCATGCCCAGAATTAGGGGCATTGGAAAGGAACCGTATGATGCCACTATGTTTGTAGACGGTGATGAGTATCATTATCTGGATAACAATGTTGGTGATTTGCACCATTTCAACTATGGTTGGAAAGACGGCCACATTGTTATGATCGACTATGCTTACAACAGCACACTCCGGCACTTCTAACCGGAGTTTCATTTTCGGCTATTAGATGTAATACATCTAACATTAAGACTTGCAATTTTCCTATAATATGATATAATAGCATTGTTCCTGAGGGGGACACAAAAAAGGAGAAGGTCACTCCACAAACCAGAAAGGATTTATGGTATGGAAATGAAGCAGATGGTGTACGTGGTGATTGAGAACGGTTATGTGACTGGCGTGTGGAATGAGTATAAGGATGCCGAAAATCATGTGGGCGAAGACGGCGTGATTATTCCCGTGGTTGTCGATACCTATGGGAAGCGCGCAGGTTGCGAAACTCCCAGCGAAGTCGTAACCGCTATGGAGAAGGAACTGCAGAATATGTATTCTTCCTACTCCACCTCTGACGATGATGAGGAAGAGGAAGAGGAAGAGGATGAGGAAGACGAGGAAGATGAGGAAGGGGATGAAGAAGATGAAGAAGGGACACTGACTGATGATGATATTATCGGTGGACTTCTGGGTATGCTCTACGACTAATAGAGGGGCTTTGCCCCTTCTATTAGTATTAGATGTAATACATCTAACACAAGCAGTTGACTTTTTCTAAAATTGTGATATACTATAATTGTTCCAAGGGGAGAGGAAAAGAACCCAGCCCGACTTCTTCGATACATTACTGAAGAAGTGCTAAAGAGCCGCTGTGCATAACAAACCTCACTTGCAAGTCCCCTAAGAACAAAAAAATGCTTGACAACAAGCAAATCCTGTGCTATAATAAGGATGTTCGAGGTAAGGGTTGAAGCTATCTTGACATGGGCTAACGTAATTGGTGGTCATTGTACTAATCCCTTCCCAAGCCTCAAAAAAAACACTTGACACCCCACCAAAACTGTGGTATAATAACCACGTAAGAAAGGGAAGGACACCCTACAAACCAGAAAGGAATTTAAAAATGAAGAAAGCCACTCTGATTGCCATCAAGAACGCTCTGACTGATTATGGTTACATGGATTCCGATGTTCTGTCTGAACTGAATCGGGAAATTACCAAGGGCGAAGATGCCAAGGCGAAGAACGCCGAAGCCTATGAGGGCATCCATGATTTGGTGATTGGCGTCCTGTCTGATACTCCCGCAACCTGTGCCGAAATCTTCGAGCAGATTGCGTCCGAACTGCCTGAGGGGATGGGAAAGGGCAAGGTTCAGTACGCCCTGACTCATCTGTGGCAGGATGAGATTGTGAAGATTGAGGGCAAGCCGAACACCTATCGGCGCGCTTAATCCCCAATGAAAGAGTTTTCGGGAGTACAGTTCTCTTGGGGCGAAAAACAAAACTGCTCTCTGACGGGTGTCAAAGATACCACCAGCCGCCTTCGGGCGGTATTTTTATTTCCAAATTATTAGATGTATTACATCTAATAGAAACACTTGCATTTTTCCTAAATTTGAGTATAATAATAATTGTTCCGAGGGGAGAGGAAAACGGAACGAGGCCCCTGATAAGTCATTCGGGGTAAGGCATCCTCACAGACAACCTCACTTGCAAGTCCCCAAGGAACAGAAAAAAATGCTTGACAAAAGCAAAAATCCATGATATAATAACCGCGAAAGATAAAGAGAAGGAAAACTCTTAAAAAACCAGAAAGGATACTATCGCTATGAAGAACACCACTTATGCCACTGTTTACTCCTTCCTGACTGCCAATGGTTTCGACAACGCCGAGATTCTCGCCGAGTTCGAGAAGGAAATCAACCGCAACGCCGAAGCGAAGCAGGCGAAGGAAACTCTGTACGCCGAAGCCAAGCCCATTGTTCTGGGCGCGATGGATGCCCCTGCCACGATTACCGAAATCTACGAGGCCATCGAGGATGAACTGCCCGAGGGGTTCACGAAGGGCAATCTCCAGTATGCGGTGACTCGCCTGTGGAAGGACGAGATTGAAAAGACCGAGGGCAAGGTTAATACCTACTCTCGCAAGGCGTAATAAGAAAATGCTCCCTCAGAGAGAGGGAGCATTTTCATTTTACATTTATTAGATGTATTACATCTAATTATGAGCGTTGACTTTTCCCATAAATATGATATAATAGCATTGTTCCAAGAGGAACGGAAAGGAGTTAAAAATATGAGAATACATAGATGCACCTATGATAACGATTATGTCCTTGAAGATAATACATTAACAAAGCAAGAACGTGAATTAAGTATCATTTATATTACTTATTATGGTTATTGCCGCACATGCCATCGTAAATATAGTTGGATGGAAGCATTTGTCCAGAACAGAGGCGATGATGGGTTTGAAGAAGTCAATGCAGAACCCCTTGACATTAAATAAATAATATGATATAATTCAACTGTTCCAAGAGGAACGGAAAGGATGAAATGAAAATGACAGGGAATACAAAAATCTATATTCTTGATTATCAAAATTATCAGGGTGAGTATTTCACAGAGTATTATCTCAGCCTCAAAGCCGCACTCGAACAACTGACAGCATTGGCAAATGAAGCCAAACAGAAAGACGAATACAAGTGTAATGGTATTGATTACCTCAGCTTCTTCGATGCCGATTACAATTCTGATTCTACTTTTATCGCTTTGTCAGATGGCACAGTAAAAAACCTTTTTCAGGATTGGAAGGATGAAAATGAATAAAATCATCCCTATAAATAGCGATGAAAAATATCTCTGTTGCCTTTGTATTTTGAAACTCATTCATTATAATGATATGTCGCTTTTGGCAAAAGAATTATTTAACACACTCACGGAAGAAGATAAAGAAGAGATAAGGAGAAAAATTGAGAATGAGAAACGAAATTAAAGAGTATAATTATGTTAATGACCTTAACGAGCCCAAGAAACTGGTGGTCCATCCTTTGAAAGATGGAAAATATCCGTGTACTCTATGGAGCAGGAGAACGGGCGATTTTTGTGGTAGTGGCAGTTTAACTCCTGATGAATTGCACAATTGGCTTGCGCACTATGGTTTAAAGGAGAATTAAGAAATGCAGACAATTAAGAATTGGTTCGGAATCGAAACCGCTTACCGTTTCGAATGGAATGATGTTCGTTGTGGAATCACCATCTTGAACGTGGTTCTGATTATGCTCTTCGGCCTTCAGGTATCATGGTTCGGCCTTGCTATCGCGCTTTTTGGTGTATGCAAAGACCTCTCACAGCATCGGCACATCAATGATGTTCTGATGCACCTCTCCAGCGTTGCGCTTAATGTTTACTTCCTTCTCCTTCTCTACCGGGGCTAATGCCCCTTTTCCTTATTAGATGTATTACATCTAATAAATAAATGCCTTGCTTACCGCAAGGCATCTTTTATCTTATCCCAAAATGTCGGGACTTCAACATAAAATTCCTCAACTTCAATCTTATAATATGGAACACGTAAGCCCTGATATTCTTTCAAATACCAAAGTTCATCATAATCAGGATGAGTAGGACACCACATAGTTCTTCCCACTTCATGATATGCATTAAGAATGTTATCATCAGACAGCGTACCGTCATACTCTTCCGCGCCAATAATTGTCTCTTCTGTCCACGGACAGTAAAATACTACTCTTTTTTTCATTACTTTTTTCATTTTCCAATCACCTTTCTAAATGCAGTCGACCAAGCAATTCTTAACATTTCATGACTATTACACCAACTGGCTTTTCCATTATAATGTACCAACTTTGAGGCATCAATTTGATTATATGCCTTATGTGCTACATCATATGCGGCAACCACATTCAAAACCCGTTTCCGCAGGGCATCTGCTTCTTTCAATTCAATGTCCTTATCCGCCCCGTCAGGCAACATATTAGCGCATCCTTCGTGCTCCATGATGCGATAACAAAGGTTAATCATTGTATCTCTATGGTCACGCAATTCCTGCCCAAGACTACTCAACTGTAAATCTTCATGACTCAGTGCAGAGGATTCTTCTTTCTTCTTTCCAAACATACTCTCAATCTCCTTTCTTGGTACGGTTATATTATAGCATAAATATAGGAAAAAGCAATATCCACTTTTAGATGTAATACATCTAACTTTAATAAGGGGAATAAATCCCCTTAATATCCAAAGTCATAGCGTCCGTCCGCATAATGCCCGTATACCCAAAATTTCTTATGTTCCTTATCATCCCAACAAACCTGTCCACAACTTTTCAAGTCGCTTTTAAACTGTTCTTCGGTCATTTCTTCATCGTCTGCCCAGTAAGCGCCCTGCCGGAAAACTTTCCATACTTTATCAGGCACTTTCTTGTTACGGTCATAGTCTTTATAGTGTGCAATCACAGTTGGCGCTACTTCTTCATGGTTATCGTCCATATTCCAGAAGTACAGCGCCATTCCTTTGTCCAACGCTTCATCATATGTTTTTTCCAGTATTGCTTCTTCTTCATCCACAAACTTATATACCTCAAACGGATAAGTTGGACGGTTCTTCTTATACCATGCTGTCCAATCATCCACCAGAAACATGGGTTCACGACTAGCATCACATTCATACTGGTCACCGAGTTCATAGCATTTTACAATCAGATACTTCGTCATTTTATAACTCCTTCTGGTTTCTCAGTGTTTTCCTTCACTTCATGTCTGTATTATATCACAAGTATAGAAAAAGTCAAGCAACGCTTTTAGATGTATTACATCTAACTTCTCAAGACCGTCAAACGGTCTTGCAATAGAAGCACCATTTAATTTCAAATATATATTTCAGTTCAAATCCCTCAGTCTCTAATAAATGCCGCATCCCCATATTGTCGCTCCATGGCGTAGCTCCAATATTCCCATGCGCTATTTTTGCACATTCGTGTAGTGCAAAACGAGCTATACCTTTTCCCTGGTTTTTCTTATTACAAATACACAATCTTTTGATAGCAGTATATCCATACTGTTCCTCCGGCACAAGAGAAACTGTAGCCAGCACCTTTTCTCCTTCCGCAACAACGTATAATCTCTCATTACAATAATCTGCTTTTACCAACTCGGGAGTAATATAAGATAAATCTTTACGATAAAGAGCTTTCACAACCTTTGTCAAGTCGGTGCGAGTTGCCTGCCTAAATTCCATTTCTTTATCCCCTCTCAATTGATATCTATATTATACTCGGGAGTAGGAAAAAGTCAATGGCCGCTTTTAGATGTATTACATCTAATTTTCCCCCTTGACAAATCAAATGTTCACGTGCTCCCGAACATTTCGTCCCAAATCCACACTAACGTTTATCCCTTGCCACGCCTGCGCCTTGTCCCATAAGCTACACTCCCGCTGTCAAGTACTTGACAAGCTGGAAGCTGGAAAAGCTGGAACTCCGTCGACGCCCCGAGATTATACGCCACAAGCTGCAAGCTGGAAACTGTATACGAGCTGGAGCTGCAAAAAATTGAATCCACCGATTTTCGGCCCGCGGTAAGCTGCAATATTCGGCTCACATATTGGAACAACGCAACCCGCCGCAAGCTGGAATTCCGTCGGCGTGAAAATTCGAGGCTCCGCCAGAAATAAAAATTTATTACAAATTAAACATTTGACTTTCGCGCAAATTTCGTGTATAATTATTATAGAAAAAGAGAAAAGGAGCTGGTAATTATGGTGACGAGAACGTATTACTTTCCACGCAATCAGATTGGCCGCTACCTTATCAATTATATCTACGAGCACGTTGGCTGCTCCATTGGTGACATTAAACGCCTCAAAGAAACGCTGGCAGTGCCCATGACTTTTGCCGCGAAAGATGAAATTCGGGTAGTCAAAATTTTGGAACGATATGACCTCGCCTAATACTTGACTTTTTCAAAATTTTCTGTTATAATATAAGTGTTCCAAGGGAACAAGAATAAAAAATTGTGCAGGCTGGTCTGCCGTAACTAAACCAGAGAAAAAGGAGTAAAAAATGAATATCAACGAAGTAAAGAATGTAATCATGAGTATTGAAGGTGCCACCATGGCTCGCCAGAACAAGACCAACTTTATTGTTATCCCAACCGATGAGGGATGCGTCAAGATTGCTGTCCAGACTGCACAGTCCAAGGATACTAAGACTCACAATGCTTTCAACATGGAAGCCGCTGTAGCTGAATATAAGGCTTGGGCCGCCGCAGGTGCGCTTCGCGCTGCTGAACGTGCCGCTAAGCCGAAGACTGTAAAGGGCCCGAACCCCGAAGCACAGGCTCGCAGGGATGAGCTGGATGCTAAGATTGCCGCGCTGCCTGCTTTCACCGAGTATACCGCGACCGACATTTTCAATGCGCTAGCTGGCCAGCTGCCCGAGAACGTGCTCGTTATGCAGATTGGCTCCGCCGCAAAGCGCCTTGTGAAGGCTGGTGTGCTTGTTCCTTCTACCAAGGAAAATGACAAGAAAACCTATTACACTAAGGCTTGACTTACTTAATGGACTGCGCAAGCAGTCCCTTTTTTTATTTTAAGCGCGATTGTATACATATTTGACTTTTCTTTAAATTTATGATATAATTTTAATAGAAAGGGGAGACGAGAATGGAGTATGTGAACCCTGTATGCAACGAGTGTGAGCTGGTATGAAGCTTATATGGCCGCGCAGGCCACGGGGCGGCCAGATATTACAATGTATCGGTACATTGATTTGCTTGAGGTTTATAATGCAAGCAAGCTGGAAATTGTGAATATGAGAGTTGTGGCGACATATGAATAAAAAAAGATGGGGTAGGCGTAATGCCTACCCCTAATATTTTTTTAAAATTCACTACGATTTTTATACCACCTTTTCAGGCTCACTTTGGAATCTGCTAGGTCAACCATCCAAAAAATATCTGTTTCTTTTAAATTGGATACATATTTATCAAAGTCAAATACTTGACAAGCCGCGAAAGGCATCTACTTATGTAATGCATCTATCTCGTTAGCACCAGAAATCATCCACAGGCCGCAATGTGGCTCATAAATAAAACCTAATACTGGAAAATTACTTGCAGTCAAATTATTAAATAAAGCTAAAATATCTTTTTCTACCTATTGTATTGTCTAATTCTTATAAGTTGTAGTTAACATACGTTTATACATCATTCTTGTCATCTCCTACAATTCTATATTGTATACGATGCGCCGCACCAAAGCGGCGCTTTTCTATTTTATCAGGGTAAGCTGCAGCTAGGGCAGCCAAAGTTTTAATACGTTTAGGCGTTACATCAGTTGTATATAATGGATACTTATCTAGTAACTCCTTCATCTCATCAATTGTATGCCATTCACAATAAATAGCTGGAAATCCATGCTGCACGAAAGATACAAGGCCGCGCGCACTTTCTAATAAATACTAGCGCTCTGGCGAGAACCTTGCGCGCAAGAATTGATGAACATCTTCATAATCATCAGAATTACAAATCCAATCCTGATAAGTCTAGTCAAATACATTTACGCTGCGGCCAAGTACGCCAGTAGTAATAACAAAGTCATACTTTTCAGGCACTAATCCATCACTAACAATTGCCTTCTCTACTTCTTTCTTTTCCGATGTATACAAGTCCGCATAAGTCTAGTTATTTTCTGACCACAAAACTATAGGATGAAAGCCCCATGGCCGCAGAATAGCTTCAAGCGCGAGCGCATCATGCACAAATTTAGTATAACACCAATACTTACGGCCATCATGCTAAAACATTCCTTCTTTTGCAGCTGCAATTACATTTTGAATCCACTCAGTATGTTTTGCAACATAACGAGCTTCAATTTCTCCCGAAATTATATAGTTAATATAAGATTCAAAAAGCAAAGCCGCACACTCCGGAGTTGCAGAAACCGCAATTAACGTAATCTACCCCGGGTCTAGAATTATAGTTTTAATTTGGTATATAAAATTAACCACAGACTTGGGGTTGCCTTTCCTTAAAATATCCGCCAGTAGTTCTGGCGAAAAATCTGGTAACATTTTGCGCAGCTTATTGATTTCGGAATTATAAAACTACTTGATATCGTCAAACTCATCCCAGACTATTAGGTCAATATCCTGCAACCAGTCCGTCCCCTCATTACGTAGTAAGGCCGCGAAAGTCTAGTAGCACATAACGTGTACATAATTTTCATCTTCCTCGGTAGTCCAGATACCTTTGCGGCGATGGTCAAACCAACCATTGTAATTGTTATCTGCAAAAACTTTCGCTTTGTCGGGATGTAACTCTGCTATCATTTGACGAGTAGGTTTGTTCTAAATTAAATACAAAACATGCTTTCGTTCTCGCGCGAAGGCTAATATTCGCTCATCGAACATAAAGGTAGTTTTCCCGGAACCTATCGGCGCTTTAATTATATTGAATGCGCCAGGGCTAATTTTTGATAAATCATTATCTGTAATTATCTATGATAAATAAGTTGCCAATATTTCTCACCTCTATTTTATTATAGCATAAATTTAAGTGGTAGTCAAATTGTTGTGGCTGACTAATCCTGCTATTGTATATGTAATTGAGCTAGTAAAGAACTATCACATTTTCTCCCAAAAATTATTTTTTGTGGTATATTTTTGGTGGTATTTTTTTCACTACCGAAAAGGGTATATTTAAATAAGGGGGGAAAAATACCACCACTTTTTTTACTACAAAAAATTTTGTCAAATACTTGACTTTTCTCAATTTATATGATATAATGAAAAAAAGAGAGAAAAAATAAGAAAAATATTTGACTTTTGTGAAAATTTGACGCACTCACCCATAAAATAGTCATTTTTTAATAAAATTTTGTTTGCATGTCTAAAATTTTTCCACCCCGACCCTCTCGCCGTACCGGAAAATTTCGCAATTTCATTTCTTTTTCTTCTCTTTTATTTCGTACCGAGATGTACATAGTAGAAACCCAAATCTTAGTGTCATCCTAATACAAATCTATCGGGGTGATAGAATGTCATTATAGAGTATCTTATTAGATTTGAATGCTAACGATGGTCCAAATATTCCGTAGCGCACGTTAGCTGTATATTGCGGCATCACACAGCCGCAACTTAATTAGTTTATGAAGACTGGAAGCGGTATTAGTGAAGAGAAGTAGGCGCAAGTGAGGAAAGGACTGGAAGAATTGGCACTTGAAATTTATAAGACAATAAAGGAGTAGTAATGAATTTAAAACTTATTAGTCTATATGTTTTTAGCTATAAAAAATCCTATTACTTAACCCACCCGCTTTGCTTTGTAAAGGAGATATGGACACACGAGCCCGCATTGCGTTAATAGACGCGCCGAATTGGAAAAAAGCGCTTACGCGCTTTGTATATACTGAACTTGGAGACCTGGCTGCACGAGGCTGGCTCTGGGACTGAGTAACGTTTATCACCTCCTATTACTGCCCTATCGAAAGATAGGGCCTTCTTTATTTGACATTTGAGTAAATTTAGAGTATAATAGGAGTAGAAAAGGAGGCGAGGCGGAATGTTGATAGCGAAAATTAAGCAGCGCGATGATGGGGTTTGGTATTGTAGCGAGTGTAGAGTAAGGCAACCGTGCCTAAGGGAAACGTGTGTCTTTTGCGGCAGCTTGTTTACGAATTTTGAAGATGAATTGATGCGCGCGAACAAGCATATTGAAGATGAAAGTACTGAAACTTCCTATCCTGAAGGATTCGTAGAGATGGGAAGGCGCATTGTTAAGGAGGAATTGGTATGACTATTATGGGTTGGTTTGTATGTATTTTATTCAGCGCGCTTGCAATAGCTGGCGCCTGGGGCCTAAAGGAACTTACTGAAAACCTAGCACTTGCAATATTTGTAGGAATTGTAGTAGTAGTGCTAATATTTGGCATAGGATTCTGGTATTGTAATAATACTGCAGACGGTATTCGCGCAATGACAGACCAGCGCGCGAATCTCTCTAATGGACTTGAACGTACCGTAACTGTCTATACGGCAGACGGGAAAGTGCTGGCACAGTACGAAGGCCGAATTGATATTGAGCAAAACGATGGCGGCTATGTTAAGTTTGACTTTAATGGGAAGCGGTATATTTATTACAATTGCTTTGTTGAAAGTATTGGAGTAATACCTTGAGGTGGCAAATGGAAATTATTTATAAAATGTTAGAACCTATTGATGGCGTAATAATTGCTCTTTCACTATTGGTTGGCGTGATTGGTCTAGGAGGATTTATTGCCGCGGTTGTCTGTATAGCTTCTGGAGATAGAGATAAAGATTCTTGGGTACTATTTGTGGCTGGGCTATGTCTATCAGGTATGAGTATTCTATCTATCGTTTCTGAATGTAATACTCGAAAAGAGCTAGTTTTCGCGCGAATAGCACCCGAAACCGCATACGTGGAACTTGCGCCCGAGTGGGAATATATTGAGAACGAGGGCGATATTTATACTCTAGTCAAGCGTGTGAATAATTGACAATTGAATAAATTTATGATATAATATGGGTAGATAGAGAGGTCTACCCATTTATTTTTGCTCTTTTACATTCAAAAAAATTTGTAAGGAAAAGAACAAATTATTATAATTTAAATGTAGTCTTAACACTAATTATATGGAGGTGGTAACATGGATGTAGTCCTAAAACTACGACAATTAACAGACTATGGCATTCCAGTTTTGGTGCTCGCGCGCGAATGCCATTGTTCAATAACTAGCATTCGAAATTATCTATCGGGTGCTTCGTTGCCAAATGGCAGTAAAGTAATAGCAATTCAGGATGGATTGAATCATATTTTACAAACAATCGAAACAATTGTAAGGAAGTGAAAGCAAATGAAGCACTATGTTGTCTATACTTGGGCATTAGCCAATAAGTTGAATAAGCGTGGTTTTCGTCCTATAGGCAAAGAATTAAACTATAAAGACCCAACGCATGAAGTTATATTATTTGAAGATACTCCTGCGTTGCGACAAGCAATTAAAGAACTTACAAAGAAAGAGAAGTGAAACAAATAAGCATGTAAGCAGGAGGTATCAATTATGATACAAGTTAAAAAACTATATAAATGCCAAAAGGCAATTCGTATATGTAAAGAAAGAAATACTACAGATGTGCATTTTAGCGCAATTAAAGATGATGTTCTCGCGGCCTCATGTGATTTAAATGAATGTGAATTTAAAGTATATATGTATCTAATTACAAATCAAGAAGGATACATATTTGGTTTAAGTAAAGCGGATATCTGCGCGCGAACCGGTATCTCAGAACGCAGTTATACTTCTGCTATACGAATATTAATTGAACGAGGATATTTAACATATACAAAAGAATTTGCGACTGATGGAAAAGAAACTGCGCCATTGTATGTTTTCCATTCTAAACCGGATGCAAATTTTGCATAATGTATATAAATGAAATGGCAAAATTTGCACCCCATCGGATGCAAAATTTTCCTTAAACCGGTTGCAAAATTTGCCATTCTTATCAGGCAAAATTTGCATTGAACCGGATGCAAAATTTGCAACCCTAATAATAATATAGTAAATATAATAATATAATAAAAATAAAAAATAAAAAAAATAAAGATATGGCGGCACGCGTGCCACTGACGTGGCACTCTGCCGCGGAATGGAGGAAATAAAAAATGCTAACCCATCTAACCGACCCCACTAACATCAAAGTCAACCTACTCAAGAAACCCGACCATTATGAATGTCCCGAATGCCTTATTCACTTCGCGGCAGCGCCTAAGTTTTGTTGGTTCTGCGGCGCCAGATTTACCAATCTTTCCGAGTGTGTAGAAGTATTCGAGCGCGAGGAGGCAAACAAATGACTTGCGGCTGCATTATAATGATTCCTTGTTTTATTACAATATTACAATTTCTTCTCATATGGCTTCCATCCTACTTCGACATTGACGACTGCGAGGATGTAATTTGGGTAACTAAAGACCGCGAACTTAATTGGTTCTTCACATACTTCCTGCCGCCGCATGCCATTATGTACGAAAAACTATGCGAGCGCATTAATGGTAACGGGCTAGCGCTACTACTCCTCCTTTTAACTCTGGTAACGCTACCCGTTACCCTCCTAATGTCTCTAATTGGTTTCTCTGCCCTACTAGTTCGTTACATGTGGCGAACCTTTTGCTGCGCCTTCCAGCGCGAGAAGGAGTGATTACATGGCTACACATGCATATACTTACTTGTACAATCAGTGTATTGATAAGACAGGGTATGATGAACTTATCGCGCACATACAACCGGATATTCTAAATTGGATAGATATACAATTAAAATCGCCATTTAAAGCAAAAGCTATATATCTTCCTAATATTACAGAATATGAATTACTTGATTTTCTAGATGGAAATGGTTTCATAGTACAGTTAGAAAAAGTTAACCGTTTAACTTGGTATGTATTAAGACCTATTGATAATACTTGACATTTATCAAAATTATGTTATAATAATTATAAAAGGGGATGAAATTTATGCCACGTACAATTGAAGAACTCGCGCAGATGCTTGCAAAGCGAGACAATCTTACCTATGAAGAGGAGCTTGCCGCAATTCACTTTGCGGCCGCAGAGATGGAAACTGCATTCTATAACGGAGATTTAGTTCTTGCAGAGGACATTCTAAGAACCGAACTCGGCCTTGAGCCAAGTTATTTGGATTTGTTTATTTACTAACGGAAGTGATAGTATGAATACTATTTTATATAATGATGGTACTGATTATAAAGGTAAAAGATATTAGAAAGTTATTCCTTTAGAATGGTAGAAAAAACGGTATGCTAATAAAAAATATGGTAAATTATTAGCCGAATGTCCGGTTTGGGTAGAGGGAATGGTAACTGCACCAGATTCTACACAAGCTATTTGGCTAACACACTGTGATTGTGGCAATGATTACTGTATAAGTATGTCATAGATAAGAAAATTATTACGTTAGAATAAGATACCAGATTGTGGTTGTACAGCAAGAAAACTACAAGATGATAAGTATATCGGAAAAACTTATAATTATTTAACAGTTATAGAGAGAGATGATGCTTATAAACAAGAAGGAAAATTTTCAAATTCTAATACTTACTATAAATGTAAGTGTAAATGCGGCAACATGACTCATGTCCGCATTAATACTTTAGTTGCGGGTGAGGTTAAATCTTGTGGTTGTCTAAAAGAAGCACAAGATAAAATAAATCTTATGCCAAGTTAGGTACATGATTTAACAGGGCAGAGATTTGGAAAATTAGTGGCATTATCTTGGTTTTAGAAGGAAAAAGGTGGAAACGTATGGTGGCATTGCCAATGTGATTGTGGAAATATAGTTGATATACGTGGATATAGCTTAGTTAATGGTGATACACAATCTTGTGGTTGCCTTCTAAAAAGTCATGGCGAACTAATAATTGAAGAAATTCTCAAAAAGCACGATATTAATTTTGTGCATAATAAAGAGTATTTTAGAGATTTACAATTACCCACTGGAGGAATAGGACGATATGACTTTATATTATTGAATGAAAATAATAAGCCATATCGCTTAATTGAATATGATGGAAAATAGCATTATTTTTCTAATGAATATTTTGGTGGAGAAATTGAGTTTCAACAACGTCAAATAAATGATGCTATAAAAAATAATTATGCTAAAGAACACAATCTTCCACTTGTTCGTATTCCTTATACTGTAAAGAATATTACTTATAATGATTTATTTTCTGATAAATATATTATATGAAAGGAATGATTAAAATGGATAAGACTTCTCTTGGCGACCGTATGAAAGGCTATGAACGCACAGAACTTCGTATGCTTACGCGGCGGGCGCCGCTCATTATTCGTCTGGACGGATGCCATTTCCATAGCTTCACAAAGGGCTTCGAGCGCCCATTCGATATTAGCTTTCTTACCTGTATGCGCAACACAATGCTGCATCTTTGTGAAAACATTATGGGCGCGAAGCTTGGTTATACCCAGTCTGACGAAATTACTCTACTCCTAATGGATGATGACACCCTTCAAACTGATGCTTGGTTTGGTAAGAACCTCCAGAAAATCGTAAGCGTTTCCGCCGCAATGGCTACCTTCTACTTCAACAAGGAAGTTGCTGCGCAAGTAGAGAACAATACTGCGTCAGACGGACTTCGCCGTGCTTTCGCGTGCGGCCGCCAGGCCATCTTTGATGCGCGCGCCTTTACGATTCCGCGCGAGGAAGTACTTAATTGTTTTGAATGGCGCCAGCAGGACTGCGCGCGCAATTCTATCCAGTCCGTAGGCCAGGCTTATTTTTCTCATAAAGAACTCGATCATAAAACTTGTAACGATATTCTAGATATGCTTTCTAGGGAAGCAGGTATTAATTGGAATGACTATTCACTGACTCTCCAACGTGGAGTTTGCGCGAAGCAGGAACCTACTCTAGTTAGTGGGAATATTTATCGTATGAAATGGAAACTGCATAAAAATATTCCAATTTTTCATGAATATCCAGATTACATCAATGATATTGTATATCATAAGAAGAAATAATGACAAAGTTTATTATTGACACTTACAATAAATACGACCCAATCGACAAGGCGGCTTCCCGTTTTGTCTTTTCGCATAATGATTAGTGGTGGGCCATAAAAGAATTTCCATACTAGAATAACTAGCTAATGCGGCCAGTCCGCATAGACGAACCAGATACTATGAATGAGTGGTTCTTTCTTTATGATACTTATGATGAGGCATATAATTTTGTGAAAAAAATTAGAGGACTCGTATAAAGTAATAAAGTTTGTTTATATTTTTATTACTTACTATCTGAAATCATAGTTTAGGAGGTAAATCAAATGGAAAATAAATTTTTCTTACACCGTATCCGCAAGGATGGAAATGCATATACAACAGGTATTGAAGTACATGATACTCTCGATGCCGCGATTCAATCATTTCACTCGCAAATGAAAATGGCGTACAACAACCCAAGCTATCCTAACATGACTTATGTATCATGTATGGTAACAGATGAGCAAGACCAAGTAATGGGGAAATACAACGAAACTTGGTCTAAAGAAAATATATCTGATTTCTTTGTTCATTATATTCGTCATGATGGAGAGACTTATACCAAAGGAATTGAAGTGCAGTCTGCGTATGGTGCGGCTTGCCGCTCTTTCCATACTCAGCTTGAATATGGCTATAACAATACTAAATTCCCAAATGTAACATTCGTTGCTAGTAAAATTACTGGCGGTAGCGGCATTATACATAAGACAGAATCTTGGACAAAAGAATAACATACGGCGGCAGAAATGCCGCCTCTTTTTTTATTTGACTTTTTTCTAAAATTATAATATAATATGTATAGAAATAGAAAGGAGCAAGAAACAATATGCATACACCTACACCTATTACATTGAAATCCGTAGTTATACTTAATGATATGTATCTCAGAATGTTAAACCCCGCCGAGCAAGATTCTTATATCCGTAAATCGCTTGCGGATGATTTTGCTAAACAAATTATTAAAGAAGATTTGATACAGATGCAGTCTAAGTATGACGCAGAGACAGATACATTAACTATTACTGCTCGTATAGTTTTTATTCAGGAGTAAATTATGAAAATAGAAAAAGGTTCTCTTATAGATAAACGGGTGCACAATCTTCCCATGCACTATATTTCCTATATCATACTCTTTTGGATATGTATAATCATTGCATTGATATATTGGATGGTGAAAATATAATGTTTAATGGCGATGAAATCTTTGGAACCCGTAATTCAAATGGGTCATGGGACTTGGAAATAACAGGAACAGAATCTGATTCGAATGGCAACTCATGGGAGCGCAAGCTTATTATAAAAGGCGCCAATATTGAGATAGAATTGTCAATGCACGAGCCAGCGAATGTTAATGTAACGATGACTGATAGCTCTCATATTGAAAGTAGAGAGATTCAATTTCCATTAACATAAGGAGGGCGCAATGTCATTAGAAAATGCTATGAGATATCCAGTTACAAATATATCATCATATTATCCAACTGCGGGAACTGTATTAACGTCAGCATGCTGTCAATCTACCGCAGTAGATTCATCCATTGTTACTATTTATAATCCATGGGAAGAAAAAATAAAAAAATATTGTGACGCTACCGATGAGCATGTGGACAAGCTAGAGGAAGATATTGATTTCCTGGACAAAAATCGCAATGATGTAAATGATAAGCTAACTTTTCTTTTTGACAAGGTTGGTAAATTTGAGTGTGAAATCGACATTCTTAAAGATGAGAATGCTAAATTACGCGACGATATAAATACTTTATGCAGTCAAATTTTCACATTGCAGCAGAAACTTGACAATCAATAAAAATTATAGTATAATAAAAGAAAAAAGGAGATAAAAAAATGAGTGGTATTAAAATGTCGGACTGCCGGTTTTATGTTGACGAGGACGCGCGCACGATTATCTGCGTGATTGCAGATACAAAAGACTTTGTAGTACGTGATGCGGTGATTGATTTTCTTGATGAGCAATTCAGATATAACGATTTTGATGTTAATCTAGCAGTTTGTTATTCCTCTCTGCGCGATGACCTAAAAATGCCCAGGTCTTTTATGGGTAAGGCCGTATGTTCTGAAGATGATGAATGGGATGAAGAGGCCGGCAAGCTTCTGGCCTTTAAGCGCGCGAAGACTAAGTTCTATAACAGCTTCTTCAAGCGCGCTAACATTCTAATGCGGGCGCTTGACAGGCGGCTTGACGATATGGTAAAAACGTTTGGTCAGCTTGGCATAAAGATTGAGGATAATATGAACGCCATCGACCAGCAGCTTGGCGACAGGGATATTCTCATTCCTGAAGACGAAATGTAAAAAAAATAAAAGGCGAGACTCAAAGTCTCGCCATTATTTTTTGTATTAGACCCCGTATTATATGCAGTATTGCGGGACGGCTCAGAGATATTTTAGTACCAGGGTAGTAAAACCCTAGTATTTCTTTGTATGTTTTTCCAGCCCGCGCTGCGGCAATTGCGCCTTTCTAACTCATGCCTACTCCATGGCCGCTTTTCTTGCTTGCGTCCCAAGGGTCTGGCCGCGCGATTAGGTATGGTTTCTTAGTGCCCCATACCTCTTCACTAGAATAGGTGCGGCCGCCATTTGCCTCACAATAATTTGCGCTTATAACCTTACCATTATAAGTAAGTACCTATCCTTTAGTTTCCCATGCGGCTTTCGCGCAAGTAGCATATCCAATTCTATTTGCTCTATAGGCTTGCGCGGTTGAACTGCTATCAGATATTACTTTTCCCGAAAGCACCCCTCTTGCAATTGCAAAGCTTCTTGCCGCAACAGCCTAAGCTTTACATGCCTCTAAGGGTGCATTCCCTACCTCAGAAGCGACAACGCAAGTTACATAGTCTTCAAGGTCAATATCTACAATGGTATTTTTCGCGCACCCATAATATTCCATATTAGATGCAGTTGTAATTTTTACTTTCATAAACATCACCTCAAATTATAAGTATTTGACTTATAACAAAATTGTGGTATAATATACTTATAGAAAGGAAGAAATTACAATGACATTATCTTATGAAAAAATAGTTGAAAAGCTAAAAAATGAAGGAACTATTGCATCGTCAGATATTACGGCAGAACAGCTACTTATGTTACTTCATGATCGGTATATCAAAGAAATAGAATACGGGCATACCGTGTATGAATTTAATCTAGTGCCTATTGAAGATACTGAAAATAAATATAAATATTGGGATTACAATAAAATAGACTGTATATCTTTGATGCGAGCAATAATTGAAACATTAATCAAAAATAAATCGGTTTATATTTTAGTTCAGGATGAACCTTTTCAAGTTGAATTAGAGGTATTGGAGACGAAACAATGAACGAACGCTATTTTAAGTTTGCGCGCGAAGCCGCAAAAGAATCCACGTATCACGGCTCTCATAACTTCTCTCCTGCAATCGGCGCGGTTTGTGTATACAAAGGTAGTATCGTAGCAAGCGCCTGTAATTCTAATAAAACTTCGCCGCTTCAGGCTAAATATAATGTATATAGATATAGCGGCAATAACACATTGCCCAAGGCTCACGCCGAAACAATCCTTCTTCAGAGACTGCGGTGGAAGTTTGGCGATTCAATACAATGGGATAAGGTACATATTTATTTATATCGTGAATATGCTGACGGAACACTTGCGCCGTCTCGGCCTTGCCCTTCGTGCATGGCTATGCTGCGTGAATATGGCATTACTAAGATTTCTTATACCACCGAGGATGGGTATGCCACTGAGCACCTAAAATAATTTTAACCTTCGTAGTAAAAACCTAAATATTATTTTTACTTTACCCTCTCTATTATGAGGAAAAATGTTTCGGCGCCATCAAACGATGGCGCTATTTTAATTTTGAGAAAAAGGAGGTAAAAACATGGCTTTAAATTTACCAGCATATAGTAAAACTTCGTGGGCCGCAGAAATGCCTATTACAGCCGATCGAATGAATAAGCTAGAAAATGCTGTTCAAGCTAATCGGAATGCTTTAATTAGTCATGATGAAGCGGTTGATTCAATTGACACTCGTATTAGTGATCGTGTTAGCTTGGTTACTACCGGTATTGCCGCTAATGCACAACTTGGCGCGGAAGCCAAGGCGGAAATTGCTTAGGCTACAACACAGCATGCACCACCATATAATTCACTAAATGCGCGTTTTCAAGCTTCGGACGAGCGTTTTCAAGCTTTAGACGATGCTCTGGGTTATATCCAAGTTAATGGTAAGACAACAGCAGCTTACACCAAGGATAGATCTGTATCTTCTGTTGTCACTGCAATGGAAAATTTACTTAGCGGCGTAAGGACAGAAGTTCAAAATGCTCATATAAATGGTGTTACCAATGTTTCATATGATTCTCTAGCATTGCATTTACTTAATATTGACCAAAATATCAATCAATTACACAGTAATGTGCGTGATATTAATAATGCCGCGGGCGAAGGGAAAACGCTTGTAGAACGCATAAATCAATTACAACTACTGCAAAATGAAGTTGATGGGGCGCATAGAAAAGGATATGCCTCAGATACTCTGGCAGCAAGATTTGAGGCAATTGATACACTAACTCAGGAAATTTAGGATGATATTAGTGATTTAGATGATTCAAAAGTTAATGTTAGCGATATTGTTAATAAATTAACCGTTAGTAACACTAATAAGCCGCTGAGTGCTAATATGGGTAAAACATTACGTGATATGATTGGCGGTACTTATGATAGCACGAATACTGTTACTAAAGCAATCACCGATGCGCAAGCAGCGGCAGAAACGAACGCAAAGAGTTATGCCGATACTAAAGTAGCTAAGGCTAATATTTATAATGACTTAGACTATGTGCCAGCACAAGGTGCGACTGATAATAAAGTATTAGACGCGCGTCAAGGTAAAGCTTTAAAAGATTTAATTGATGACATGGATAGCGCGTTAAATGAACGCTTAACTACGGCTGAAGGCGCAATAACTACTCTAAATGGTAGCGGCGATGGTTCTGTATTGAAGACAGTAAATACCCAAATTGCAGCTGTAGTAGCCAATGCCCCGGAATCACTCAACACTCTAAAAGAAATCGCTGATTGGATAGATAATCATAGTGAAAGTGCTTCTGCTATGAATACACAAATTGGTATAAATACAGGCGCAATTGAGGCATTATAGAATACAATTACTAATAAAGATACTGGTCTCGCTGCAACAAAAGCTATCGCAGATACAGCATTGAGAACAGCTAATGCGGCTGCAGTTAAAACTGAAGTTAATACTTCTTTAAATGAATTAGATACTCGTTTAGATGCTATTGATGGCGGTGAAACACTAACTGGCGCGAAAACGTTGGCAACTCGTGTTAGTGAAGCAGAGAGCGCAATTACTACATTATAGAATGAGCCAAAGTCTGCGACTGAAATCGTAGCAGAATTACCGCAAACTGGTGATGCCACTAAAGATTATCTACTTGGGCCTAATGAAGATGGTAAGTATTTCTATTATAAGTGGATAGTAGACGGTGCCGAAAATAATTGGAAACTAATAAGTGGCGGAAGTGGTGAAGGTAATACTACTGGCGTGGATCTTTCCGCAGATGAATTTGATGCTTTAACGTTAAAAGACGTAAAAGAAAATACCGATTATTATGTAACTCGTACAGACGGTATACATCATTATCGTTATGTGCCAATAGAAGACGTAGAAAGCGGTAAATCTATTTTAACTAAAGTCGAAATCGGCCAATTTGTTGATATAAATCAAATTAAACGTTATAACATAGCCACTGCTGCTGGTACTTAGGTTGATGATAACGGAAATGAAGAAGCAGTCACCTATCTAAATTTCTATCAATATGACTATAATGAGGATAATACTCAAATTGATACCTCAAAAACACCCTTCAAACAAATTGTTCTTCCACAAGGCGGCGGGACCTCCTCTGCTTAGATAAATAAATTAATTCGTTTTGGGGACTAGACCGTATAGAAGATAGTAGGCTCTCAGATATTATTACGTGGCTTCTACTCTTCTTGGGATGCTGATGGAATACAGAGTACTGCAGGTACTGCGACATTACGTACAGGAAATACAATAATTCAGTCCAATTATACGTTAGCTAGCGGCGCGAAAGACGCTGCTTTAGGAAATTGGACAATTATTGATAATCCAGTATTTGAAAATAATATTCCAATTATCAATAATCCAGATACTAATAAAGTTTATATCATTAATCAAAACAATACTTATAGTACTTGGACTTACGATGGTAGCGCTTGGAGCAGTAGCGAAGGCGCGCCCACTGGTTTCTATGTATTCGACGTTACAGATTATTGTTCTGTTGGTACTACTTAGTTTAATTTAAGTGTACAAGTAAATAATGATACTTTAGGTACAAGTTGGGCTGTAAATATTATTGATTTACATTTAGAATCTGACGCGCCTGAGGTGTTACTCATTAATGCGGCTGAAGCTTATAATTTCCCATACACTGCTTTTGGCGCGCTTACTAAGACCTTACATGTAATTATAGATGATGATACAGAGCATAAAATAACGCAATCATTGTCTTCTATTACTTCTGGACGCGCGGCCTATGTTGCTATTCCAGCGCAAAAACATGGGGCTCATAAAATTGAAATGTATTTAACCGCGACGGTGGGCGGGATTATTTAGACAACTGACAGTATTATACGTGAATATATTTGGTATGATGTTAATAATACTGATGAGCCATTAATTTTAGCTTCTCCTCAAAATGGATAGACAATTACCGCTCAGCAGTATTCTACTATAGAGATTCCTTATTAGGTATATAAAAAGGATACAAATAGTATAGTAGTTGATTATTATGCTGATAATACTTTATTCGGTTCTGTTACATTAAACGATACTAATACTGGAATGTTATCTTATCTCGCGGCAGATATAGGCGCGCACACATTAAAGATTATGGTAGATAACGATTCTGAAACAGCATTAATAATTAATTTAAATATTAAAGAGCTAGATATTAATATTGCTCCTGTTGCTGGCGCGATTATTGACTTTGATCCAACCATGCTAACAAATAGCTCTACTAACCGTTTACCAAATTGGACAGTTGGTGCGAATACCTATTCTTTAACTGCATCAGATAACTTCAACTGGTCTGAAGACGTTAGCGGCGGTGGATATAAAACAGATAAAGATGGAAAAGCTTTAGTCATTAAGGCTGGATCTTATATTGATTTAGACTATCCAATGTTTGCTAGAAACGGCGCGAATAATATTCTTACTACTGGCGCCGAGATGAAAATTATCTTTAAAGTAAGCGCAGTTCGTAACGTTGATGCTATATGGTATCAAAACATTGGTACTCTAACAGAGAAAACGGTTGGTATTCAACTTGGCGCGCATTCTGGTTGGTTAAAAACTGATAAAGCTACTGATACAGCTACTGCTACTACCAATAGTGAATATCCAAAATGGGTATCTGGAACTACATATGCATTGGATGATATTACTATTTATAAAGATACAATTTATAAATGTATTAAGCTTTGTGAAGATCATACTGGTATTATTCCAGGTACAACTGCGGGCGATACTTATTGGAAGGTATTAACTGGTGATGATATTCCATCAGATACTAGTGGAATAGAAGCTTGGGCTGCTGATGCAGAATATGAAAAAGATGCTATTGTAAGTTATAATACAGCATATTATAAATGCACGAAAGCTATTATAAATGAGATTACAACTAATCCAAAGACAGCCTCTGATAACTGGCTATCAATGGGCAAGATTGAGACCGAAATTTTAGCAACCAACTCTTATCTATATATGCCTTATTCTGAAGAGGATAAGATTGAATTAGATATTAATATTAATAAATATAACGCCAATGCAGATACAAACTTCATAATGTCTTATGAAGATGGTGTTCCTAGTAAAGCATATGCTTATGAATACGGCGCAGCAGGCGATGGATTATATCATAATAATACAATTCATATTGGTTCTAATGATTGCGATATTTATATTTATCGTTTACGTATTTATGATAAGTCTTTAACTACTGCTGATATTCTATAGAATTTTATTGCTGATGGTAATGGCATTTCTGAAAAGGTAGCCCGTTATAATCGTAATTGCATATATTGGGATAGCACACAAGAAAAGTACTTTACTTCTCCATCTGCTACAGCTATATTAGACCCAATTAAATTAGCTGAAGTAATGCCAGATGTTAAAGTATTAATGTTAGATACACCAGTATTTACAGTAGGTAAAAAGAATTTTGTGCAAGGCAGTTCTTTACGTTGTATTCACGCAAGTGGCGGTAACGTATATAAATCTCGCGGCGATGCCGATAACTGGCTATTTACAAATGGTTTCCATAGCGGCCAAGGTACTACTTCTGATAACTATGGACAAAGCGGTCGCAATGTTGATTTCTTATTTGAAGTTGACGGTGTAAATTATCCAACCAAAAAGAAAAACATGGGCACTTATAAACCAAGTAAAGATTATGTGTCTAAGGTTTTTATTGGTGAAAATGCTTCTAGTTGGAACGGAACTACGTGGGAGCCCGCGCGCGAAGCAACTGATATTGAAACATGCGATGATTGGAAAGGAGATAAATGTAAGATTAGCTTAACTGAAACTTCTGTTCCAAATAACTACTTCAATTTAAAGGTTAATGTTGCTTCTTCCGAAAATGTTAATAACGCATTATTCTAGAAGCGCTATGATGATTTCCTAGTATACAATGCTCCTTCACAAACTGCTCAAATTGCCAAACATCGGGCGGCATATTCTGCTTTAGGATTAACTCCTAGTAAAATTAAAATAAAGAATAGCATGGAATTTGTTCCTGCGGTTCTTTTTGTGCGCGAAAATCAATAGGATCAAAATGGTAATCCTGTTGGCCATACTGAATTTAATGATTGTAATTGGCACTTCTATGCGCTAGGCAATATTGGTGACTCTAAGAAAACAGACTATACTCGCGCATATGATCCTGATGATATGAATGAGTTTACTTGTGAAAACTCAGACAATAATACAAATAATGGCCAGTTCCAATCTGGTATATTTATGTATTAGGGCGTTCGCGCGATCGAAACTCCTTATGAAGCTTTTGACAGTGAAAAAACTTATAAAGAAAATGATATTGTTATTAATAATGGTAATATCCAAATTTATAATGGCGAATCTTGGTCTAATGCTACATTGACTAATTGGACAGATAGCGAAACTCCGTATTTTGCGCCATATACTGCTCCAAATACAATGCAATACTTATTCCCAATTACTTCTAGTGAATGGAATGTACAAGTAAACGGAGAATACGTTAATTATAAGCATTATACATTAGTTAATGAAGAGTTTGATGGTGACCATTCCTTTGAATTCCGTTATGCATGCCGTGGAGATTATCGTGACGGCGATTTAATTAACGAAACTGAAGGCCAAGATGATGATGCTCAATTTAATCTTAACCATGATGTAGTGTTAGCATTCTATGAATGGTTAGTAACTGCTACTGAAGAATAGTATGCTACTGAAGCACCGCAATGGTTTGTTAAGAGTGCCATGGAATTCTTCTATGCTTACACTCATTATTATACAATGATGGATAACCGTGCGAAGAATACATTCTGGCACTTTGCTAAAACAGGTACTTATATTGAAGTTAATCGCCCGGTAAAAGAACTATTGCATGTTTATGAAGAATCTACAGATAATGGAGAGACTTGGAAAAAAGCAACTGGTACTGAAATTGATTCAAACAAGAAATATCGTACTCAATATGCCTTTGACCTATGGGCCTATGATATGGATACTGCGTTAGGCATTGATAACAACGGTGCACTAGTATTCCCATATGGCAAAGAGGATGGCGATTATCGTACTGAAGGTGATCCTTCTTCTGGTTATGCCTTTAACGGCGCTGGTTCAATTTTCTGGCGCAGACTTAAGAATACTTTCTCTGGTGACTTAGCTGATATTATGAGTCAAGCAAAAGATTGCTTCAAGTCAGAAGATTTAATTAATGAGTTTGATACATACCAGAATTGTTATCCAGAAGAAATCTGGCGTCTAGATATTGAGCGTAAATATATTCGTACATTTACGGGTAATTCTATTGATAACTCAATTACTACTGGTAAGCAAAATCCACGTTTCTTAACATCCATGATGCAAGGGCGTAAGAAATACCAACGTCGTCAATGGATTCGTGATTAGGGTGTATATTTCAATAGTAAATATCGTTTAACTGATATTACTGATAACAGCAACACAATTGAGTTTAACTGTACTACACCGGCAGATATTGAGAATATTACATTAACGCCAAGTTATCGTTTACAATTGACTCCGTATTAGGATATGTACTTAAATGTACAGGTTGGTAATGGTAATTATAAAGATAGTTATATTACACTAGATGGTAGTAAGAATTTACGCGCGAAAGCGGGGCAAACTTATACATTTGATTTAAGTGGTAACTATCAGGAAACTCGTATTTACATTAATGGCGCAAATCACTTATCTGGAATTGGTAATCTTGCACCGATGTATCCTTATTCATTTGACTTACGCGCTTTGGCACATATTAAGACATTAAATATTGGTACTGATGTGACTGATTATACGAATACAAAATTTACCGAATTAAAATTACCAACATTTATGCCTCTATTAGAAACTTTAAATATTAAAAATTGTCATAGTGTAGCAGGTACAATTGCATTAACAACTGCAAATAATATTAGAACCGTTGAGGCTACGGGTACTTCAATCAGCGGTATTTCTTTACCAGATTATACCAGTATTGAAACATTGCATATTCCTTCTACGGTTACAGCTTTAAATCTCTATGGCGCTAGATTCTTAGATGATTTTAAGGTTTACAATAGTGCTGGGCAGAATGACTATAGTTCTCTATATAAATTACATCTTTATGATAGTGACTATTCTTCTGAAGTAGATTGGATTGAAATTGCTACTGCCATTTTAAGCAAAAAGAGCTTATAGACAGAATTATCGTTATTAAAATTATCTAATGCTACTATTGGTGATATTTAGACATTAGAGCCATTCAATGAATTCAAACCAACTCTTGAAGAACATGGCGGTATTCTTGAATTTGGTGGCACAATTCATGTTACTGGCGCTTGGTCAGAGATTGAACGAGATAATTATATGACGGTCTGGCCGCAATTGACATTTGATACTTCTGCTGGAACTAAGTAGAATAAATATAAAGTAACCTATCAATATAATGATGGCGCTGTTTTAAAAGAAAAAGAAATTTACGTTGATGAAGGCAGCGCCGCACCTGATATCTACTATAATGGTCTCTTAACAACAATGCCAAACAAACCACAAACCGAACGCGAATCTTATAGATTTGGTAGCGTAAATGAAGTTTCATAGAAGTATATCTAGTATTCAGGCTGGCGGTTAAGTACTTCTACTTAGCCAATTTCCTCTACAGGAACGCCATATGTATTCTCGAATATGCAAATTATTGCTTATTTTGTTCCAATTCCACGTACATATCAAATTAGATGGTATTTAGATAAAAATCCGGATAATCGTCTTGTAAAAACTAGTCCTGGCTTAGTATCTTATGGTGGTGGTTATGACTAGGAAGCTCCAACAGTACAAGATATTCATAGCGCTAATTTTGAAACTTGCTCAGTAACGTTCAATGGAGCATCTGTATCCTATAAGATTTTTAATGGTTGGGAAAAATTACCTACTAATATTAATCCTACTGCTAATGATACTTATTACGCGATTCATGCTAATTGGATTGAAGTTAATAATATTTCCATTAATAGCTTATTTGAAGATACAACAACATTAACGCCAGAATAGTTATTAGTATTGTCAGCAATGGATTCTTCAATGAAGGAAGCTTATGCTATAGATACGAAAATTGATACATCTGGCGCGAGTCGTCTGGTGTGCACAATGGGTTCAGATAGTGATATTGAAGGTACTGAAATAATTAGCACTCCTTATCGTTTAGATCAAGATGATGAACCAAGAACTACTTCCATATAGCCATTGAGAAGTGGTAATGATGCCTTTACCCTAGTTATTGATTATTGCTTTAACGAAGAATTAACTGAAAATATTACTACAAACTATAGTACATTAGTTAGCTGTTATTATAGTAATATTGCAGCCGGAACTAAAAATGGATTTAGCTTGTTCTACGGAAAAACAGGCAACAATATTTCTGGTCCACGTGTAGGTTTTGGTGATATATACAATTCTGTTAATCAGTCTGTATTGGTTGGATCTGACGCAGCATTAAATATGAGAAATATTGTAGTATTGCGTCATCCTGCTAATGAAGCAAAATTATATGTTTATTCTGGTATTAGCGGTACTACACTTCCATCTGAGGTAGTAATTGATCCAATTAATTGGCAAAATTATAATTCTGATGCTTATTTAAATATTGGTTAGCTTGGTAATGATGCTGATTCTACAGATGGTGCAATTCGTCAAGTATCAAATGGTAAAGGTACTATTTATTGGATGAAGTACTGGCCTGAAGATTTAGGACACGGAGAGTGTAAAAAATTAGCTAGTTGGCCGCATGAATAGACTACTTATGGTATTTCTTATTTAAGTAATGACGCTACAACAACAGTTCGTGCGATCGGGAATACAGCAAAAGGATCTATTCACTTAGCTTCTTTAAATACATTATCTCATGGTGCATATTATCAAGGAAGAATTTAGACAAGCGGACTAGGCTGGGGTAATTCTGATCTAGCAACTATCATGAATAAACGCATTATGAATGGTTTACCAATTAAATTATAGTCTATATTATGCAAAGATACTACATCTTATACAATTGGCGAAAGATAGGATGGTAGTTAGGGCTAGTATGCTTATGCTCTTTCTTCTAGTGGCGGAATTGTGCGTGATTATGTACGTCCATACAGTTTGGCTCATGTCCTTTATAATGATGCAGTATATAAAAATGCAGAAGAAAGTTCCGCGACTGCGCCATTCCCATGGTTGGATTTAGATAATATCGTGATATATGATTATGGTTCTAATGGCTGGTCACTTAATACAAGTACTGATAGCGGACTTGTAAATTATTTAAATATCAGGTTCCCAAATAAAGCTATTACTTGGGGCGAAGGTTCTAACCGTATGCGTATCTTTAGAGAAGTAAATTCTGGTACCACAGTCCCATCTTCTACCGCAGTTGCCGATAGTATTTATTAGGCCACAAACACATTGAAGAGTGGTGATATTTATATTATGAAACGAGGTGAAGTTGAATATACCTTTATTTATGCTACTACTCAAGAAATCTTAGCTTTGGGATTGTAGCCAACTTCTACCTTATTTGATAGTAGACTAGGTGCACCAGCTCTTACTGAAAATCGAGGATTGTGGATACGTGCGGATCAGTATTGGACTCGTTCTATAATCATTAATAATGGCTTTAATTTTGGCTATATTTATGAGCAAGGAACACCTAATACAAACGTTACAAATTCAGTACACACTAGTGGCTTGAAGTTCAGCCAAATCTTAATAATCTAATATACAGGAGGCAGGAGTAATCCTGCCTCCTCTTTTCTGAGGTGTTATAAATGAAATATTATAAAATAATGACTTTTGAAAATAAGATAATTGGCGCTGTATCTTCATCCAATTTTGTCCGCTATTCTCCAATTGGTCATAGCTATATGAGATGTGATGAAAAAAAGGGAGAATATGTAGTTTTTGATGGAATTACATATCGTGCTGCTTGGATGGCGCCATGTAAAACTGATAGACCCTATATCGAAGTATAGGTAATTGAAATCTCTGAAGAAGAATACCAAATTTTTATGGATGCAATTGAACATAATGAAGAGCTTCCGGATCAAGGAGAAGATATACCTCCTCTACCCGATCCTATTGATGTTATAGATAAAGAAACAATTGATTTCATTCGCTCCTCCAAGCTTTCCGAAATGTCCTACGCTTGCCGCCAAGCTATTGAATCTGGCATTGACCTACAAATTCAAGGCGAAAACCGCCACTTCTCTCTTACCACTCAAGACTAGCTCAATCTAATGACCTTGAGCGCAACAGGTGAGGGTGCACCCTATCACGCCGATGGTTAGGAATGTACTTTCTATTCTGCCGAAGAAATTCAATAGCTTATGGCCGCGGTAAACAAGCATAAAACATATCATACTACTTACTATAATTCCCTAAAGAATTATATCAATTCACTACAAACAATTGAAGAGATTACCGTAATTACTTATGGTACTCCAATTCCAGATGAATATAAATCTGAAGTATTGAGGGTGATTGAACAATGAAACGTTTTTTGAAAGATTTAATTTTGTTCATTATTTTTGGCGCAATTTATTTTGCTTGTGAATGTCTATGGAAAGGCGGCTTCTCACATTGGACAATGTTTGTCCTAGGTGGATTAGTTGGCGTACTAATTGGTGGCATTAATGAAAAAATAGAGTGGGATATGCCATTCTTCCAGCAGTGTACAATTGGTATGGGCGTTGCCATCTTTAGTGAAGCATTCGCGGGCATTATTCTTAACATTATATTAAGACTTAATATCTGGCATTATACACGTTTATCTTTCTTTTGGAACCAATGTAGCGTACCTTTCTGTATTATATGGTTTATACTTGCTTCTGCTTGTATTGTTTTAGATGACGTACTGCGGTGGAAACTATTTGGAGAAGAAAAGCCCCACTATAGGTTGAGGTGATATAAATGGCTAATAAGGTAGCCGCTGCGGCTCTACAATATAGTAAAAAGCTTAGCAAATTTATTTGCTGGATATGGGCTATTTATCGGTTTTCTGCGTTAATAGCAATTGCAATTGTACCATCTGCCGCAGAAGCATTCGCTTCTTCAATCGTTGGTATGGACACCATTATGATGGCTAATGTATCTACATATTTAATCAATTCACTTGGTGAAAAATATCTTTATAGTGATAAGTTTTTACTCAAATGGGTAGATAAAGGTGGTTTCAAAACTTTGATTACTAAGGTAGCTAACAAGCTAACCGAAGAAGATGGAGGTGAAGAAGATGGCGACAGTGAAAACGGCTGATTTAATTGCGAAATTTCAATATGCTTTAGATAATAAGTTTGGTTATATCTTGAATACTTGGCATACTAAATGGACACAAGAATCACAAAATGAAAAAGTTAGACATATGGTAAATAAGTATGGCAATGACTGGGAAAATAATAAAGCCGCATAGAATGATGATTGCTATACCGCGGCGTTATATGGTTCTAAATGGATAGGGTCTTGGGTAACAGACTGTTCAGGACTCTTCTACTGGGCCTTTAAAGAACTAGGAGGATATATGTATCATGGGTCTAACACAATGTGGAATAAGTATTGTGTGTCTAAAGGGAAGCTCCGCGGCGGCAAACGTACTGACGGGAAAGAATTAAAACCAGGTACTGCCGTATTTGTTTTAAAAGGAGAGTCCGATAGGTCTCACGTTGGATTATATGTAGGCGATGGAAAGGTCATCGAAGCCTCCGGCACAAAATCCGGTGTAATTACAACCGCCATCACAAATAAAAAATGGGCCGAATGGGGCGAACTTAAAGGAGTAAAATATTCTGATGCATCTGCTCCCGCTCCCACGCCTGCGCCCACACCACCTATCCCAGAGGTGGGTAGCGCAGTTGTTAATGATACTCGCGTTGCATTGCGCGCGGCGCCATCTACTAATGCATCTATTCTAACTCGTGTGGATAAAGGCCAACGTGTTTAGGTTCTATAGGATACTAATTGGACCAAAGTAAGCTATATGGGTAAGACTGGCTATATGATGACTAAATTTTTGGATTAGACCTAATACTTGACATTTTATTATAAAGTATGATATAATAAAAGAAAAAGGAGGTTATGATCATGACAGACGTAACTCAAATTATTATTGGTGTAATATTCGTTTTAGTGGGTATTTATGTCGCTTTTATTCGTCCTTGGCTTCGTTCCAAACTAACACCAGAGCAGCTAAATCTATTGCGCCAGTTTTCTTAGGTGGCAGTTACTGCCGCGGAGCAGATTCTTACTATCACCACTGGTAAGGATAAGAAAGCTTATGCTATGGATTTAGTAAAGCAGTTTCTAGCTAAGTATAATCTAACCTTTGATGAAGAGATTGTTAGTGCTGCAATTGAGGAACGAGTTTATGAAATGAACAAGGAAAAGAAAATTAAAAATGAAAATAGTGAAGGTTGAGGGAAATAATGGTCCTGTTAGGCTCCGTAAAGAGCCTAACGGGCAAATTATTACTTCTATCCCGCAAGGTTCAGTTGCCGATGTGCTTGAAACCGAAGGTGATTGGAGTAAAGTATTGATAAATGGTACAACAGGATGGATGATGAATAAATTTTTATATAATCAAGCACCAAAATCAAATTTATCTGAATTAAAAGCTAAGTTAAAGGAAGTTTTGGCGCTACTAGATAGATTGGAGGACTCAGATGAGTAATTATTTTCAGACTCAAGGTTAGCAGCCGCTTGTAAATGGTGGTGCATCATTTACTCCTTATAATAATTATTTTCCTATGCAGCAGTAGCAGCGTCTTCCTGTATACAATGCGGCGCCAATTCATGGTGAAAATGCCGCATGGCAGTTCCCGATGGGAGCAAATAGTGAGATTTATTTGCCGGATGCAGAATAGGATATAATATGGTGGATTCGCACAGACGCGAATGGCAATAAGAATGTGCAGGGGTTTGATGTAAAACCGCATCAAGCGCCAGTTCAAGTAGATACAAACGATTTAGCGGCAAGATTAGCCGCCGTGGAGGAATGGATAAATGCCAAGTCTAATAAGTCAAATGCGAAACGGCCAAATGCAACCGTAGCCGCAACCACAGAGCAGCTCCCTTAATGCATCTATTCAATAGGTAAAAGGGATGATGTCGCAACTAAAAATGGCGACTAATCCGCAGCGAGAGCTGATGGGAATGATTCAGCAGAATCCTTAGTTTGCACAAATTGCGCAAATGATGAAGAGCAATCCAAATGGATTAGAAGGAGTTGCGAGACAAATGGCGTAGGCCAATGGAATTGATATAAATAGCCTATTGAGGCAATTAGGAGGAACCTAAAATGAATACAATTAAGTTTAATGATGCGGAATTTGAAGTAGAAAGTTATAGTAAGACTACTTACTTCAATAACGAGCTTTCTAGTAATGCTAGTTGTTCAATAATTACGAATGATATAGATACATTGAATGCTTTAGCGATAGAACCGATTACCTCTCTTCAGATTCTTCATGAAGGAGAAGTTATTTATAATTTACATGATATCAATGCTAAAATTGATAGCATAAATGAATATCTTAATGGTAATAGGATGAACATCAATGTAAGTTTGAATTTTCTATTTGAATGAGGGCGCAAATGCGCCCTCTTTATTATTTGACATTCTTTTATGGAGTGTGATATAATAAAAGAAGAATAAGAAATTGGAGGTGAGCAACGAATGGCAAGTGGCTCACAGAATATGACAACATATAAAAGTAATGTGCTGTCGCCCAAGCTTAATAATGTAAGTTTATCTAATTTCACTGATGATTCAGATTTAATTTATAGTTATCATGGTGGCGGTAATAGTATTGGAGATAAGCCAACCGGCGTTGATGCATTTGGAGTTCTTTCTTTTAAAACGGCTACTGGCTGGCATGGTTAGTTATTAATGTCGTCTAATGATTCAACAGGATTGTATTGGCGTACAGCTGCTTCATTAGGCAGTGGTTGGCGAAAAATATTAGATAGTGGAAATTATACGGATTGGTGTGACCCTCGATATGTAAATGTAACGGGTGATACAATGGTCGGTACGGGTACAGAAACTACTGAACAGTGGGTCACTTTAAAAATGGGAAATGATACTCCTAGCGGAACCGCTGGTAACTATACCGGTCAAATTTGGTTATATAGTAATACTGCATATAGTAATCAATTACGTGGTGGCCGTGCATTAACTAAAAATGTAGGTACATATTTACCAGACTATGCAGGCACACAGTATTTAGTGTGTGTTAATACATCCGACGCTGTTGGAGGCGCCAATTAGCCACTAAGATGTGATTCGTCTGGTAGATTATATGAATGTAACTCATTTGTTCCAACAACTGGTGGTACATTTTCTAATCCAGGAGAAGAAGCTTCCGAGCATTGGTGTACTATTACAATAGGAAATTCTACTGTTAGTACAGCAGCAAACAATAGCAGTGGTTGTCTTCGTTTATATAGTAATTTAGCTTATTACTAGGAATTAAGAAGCGCAAGAAGTGCATTAACCGCGAACAGAGTTGTATATTTACCAGCAAAGAATGAAAACTGTACATTAGTAGATACTACTGGAACAGGAGCAACTGGAAGTTGGGGCATTTCAGTTACTGGAAGTAGCGCTTCATGTACAGGTAATGCTGCGACCGCAACCAAATGGGCAAATGCTCGTACTATTTCTCTTACCGGCTCTGTTACTGGTTCTGTATCAATAGATGGTAGCGGCAATGTTTCTTTGGCTACTACAACCAATCATGACCATACACATATAACTCAACGTTCTAGTTTTGCAAAAGGCTCTAAGCCCAGTTCTGCTACATATTTACTTAGCAGTTGGGGCTATGAAACTGGTTCTGGCACGGAAGTAAAAAATAGATTTTTTGGGCTTCAAGGATGTGTTAATACTAATGGTCGTACTTCTATATATTTGATGGCATATTAGAATACTGCAGATTCAACTGCTTACAATACTTTTTCTGTATGGATGGATTAGGACGGAACTCGTGGTTATAGTGTATCTGATGCCGCCGCTTTCCGTTCAGCAATTGGTGCTGGTACATCCTCTCTAACAATTGGTACCACCGCCACAACTGCCGCAGCAGGTAATCATAATCATAACAGTGTTTATGTAAACGTTAGTGGCGATACAATGACGGGAGATTTAAATTCCTGTGATATATTCCCGGCAACTACTTCTACTTCAACCTCTACAGGATATGACTTAGGGTCTAACACTAAACGCTACAGAGCAATATATGTAAATCAAGGTATTTTTGTTGGCCCACAAGGATATACATCAAGTAGTACGGCTTATAATGGAAGTACAATGGGGTCTTCAACGTTTCATAGTACCAGAACCACAGCGGGTGGTGGATACTATGTACGAGATGCAGATGTGGTTGTAGGACGTTATTGGTATCAAACAGAAGGTACGACAAGTGTAGAAGGTAAGGGAACTATTTAGTTAGGAAATGATATTGCAACTGGTACAGATAAGAATGCTAGCGGTCGTATTCGTTTATATGGTTCAAATACTGGTTATACAGATATAGATGCAAAATATGGAAGTATTGCTGGAGAATCTAATAAAACCTATCTAAATGTTGGATCTCATATTTATGTAAATGGTTCCATAGATACAAAAAGCGTCCGTTCGAGAGAAGGTATGACAATAATATCAGATGCTAGTTCTGGTAATTGTGCAGTATGGTTTGCAAACTCTAGTGGTAATACTTATTATTGGAAAATGGCAGTAAAAACTGATAATAGTCAATTTATTTTTTATAGAGTAGATAATGGGACTTTAACTTCTAAATTTTGGATTAATTCGAATGGCACAACTGGCACCTCATCATCTCGAAAAATTAAACATAATATTCAAAATATCAATTTTGATACTGGTTATATTATTGATAGAATGCAGCCAGTTTCTTATATTGTAAATGGAGACTTAACTAATAAAACCACTTATGGTTTTATTTATGAAGATTTAGTTTAGATCTTACCCAATGTTTGTGATAGTACCGGGGACACTACCGGTATAACCTATACCGCAATCATCCCTGTTCTTACAAAAGAAATTCAAAACCTCCGTAAACGTCTTGCTGCGGTTGAGAATGAGTTAAATTCTTATAGATCAAAAACTTGACTTTATTATAAAAAAGAAAATTCAACATGTGACGAGATACATGAGTTTTGAATTTTCTTTTCTATGAAAAATTTGCCGCGGACTAAAAAAGTCCGTGGCAATTTTTTTATTCCCCTGCAATAATTACCTAATTTTATCTTCTTCATTATCACATATCATGTGATTGGGAAACCAATCTTTTCTCTCTATTATCATTTTATTTGATAAAATATACGAGTAAAAGGAGGAGATAAGAATGGGAGAAAATGGTTTAAGCGCATCTGATGTTGCTCTAATGTCTCGTGACGGCGACGGTTTCGGCGGCAATGGATGGGGCGGAATGATTTGGCTTTTCGCTATCCTTGCAATGATGGGCGGCGGCTTCAATTGGGGCAATGGTGGCTATCGTCCACAGTATGCAACCCAGGACTTTGTACAGAACGGTTTTAACTTCAACGACTTATAGGATTAGAATCGTGACATTATGCAGGCTATCAATTATGGTGCTTCTCAGTCCATAGCAACTACTAATCAGGTATATCATGACCTAATGAATGGTCTATCTGACAAGTACAATGAGCTACAGCGTGATATTGCTGGACTAGCCGTAGGACAGGCAAATCAGCTCGCTCGCTTCAACGAGTGTTGCTGCCAGACGCAGGCTGCAATTCAGCAGGCTAACTACGAAGCCGCAATGCGCGATGCTGCGACTAACGCGAACTTTACTTCTCAGATTCAGGGACTAAAGGACATGATTAAGGACGACAAGATGGACGCGATGCAGAATCGTATTAACCAGCTTGAACTTCAGAACCAGCTAAATGGTGTTGTCCGTTATCCTCAAGGATGGACCTACAATGCCGGAAATTCTCCTTTCTGTGGAGGATGCAACATGTAATTAAGAGTGTATTCAGTACACCATAACACATTGGGCGTACTTTTGTACGCCCTTATTTTTTATTATACGGAGGTAATTGAGATGTTACAAACCTATTCAAGCAATCTAGCAGTAGAAGCTAATGCCCCATTTGTATTCAATAATGTGGTTGTAGACAAGGGCTGCGGCGAAAGCCTAAGCGCTCCAAGCACCATTCAGCTAAATAAACGTGGGATTTATTTAGTAGAGATGGATGGTTTTGCTACTCCAGACGCCGCGACAGAAGTCTCTGTTCAGCTCTATGTCAATAATGTAGCGCAGCCACAAGCAATCTCCACTTTTGTTCCTGCCGCAGTAACTGATACTCGCACTTTCGGCTTCAAGACTTTTGTTCGTGTACTTGAAAACAATTGCAACTGTAATTGTCTCGCAAGCCCAACCACTCTTCAGTTTATAAACGGCACGACCGCATTAACCGATGCTCATATTAACGTAGTAGTAACTCAGATTCGATAATATAGGGCGGGCAACCGCCCTTTTCTTTAAGGAGGATATATCATGACAGTAGAAGAGATTTTTAATAAATTAGCTTCTCACATGGTAGAAGGAATAATGTATCATGATGATATGGCAAAAGCGTATGATTTCTTAGGCCTTAGCGGCTTTGCTAGATGTCATGATTATCATCACATTTGCGAAACAAAAAACTATCGTAAACTTTCGCATTATTATGCAACCCATTATCATAAGCTAATTAAATTGGAATAGCTTAATTAGCCAAAGATTATACCGGATAATTGGTATAAATATACAACTCCTGATGTGGACGTTGCGACGAAGCGTAACGCAGTTAAAGATTTGATGGCAAAATGGGTTTCTTGGGAAAAAGAAACTAAGACATTATATCAATCCATGCGGCAAGAGTTATGCACAATTGGTGAAGTTGCGGCAGCCCTATATCTTGAATGCCTCATTTGCGATGTTGATGAAGAATTAACATGGGCGCAGAAAAAATGGATAAAATTTGAAACACTTGGCTATGACATTGGCGCGATAATCCAATGTTCAGAAGCTTTACATAAAAAATATAAATAAGACGGTGGTAGTATGATTAGAGTAATATAGAGACGCTTAATCATTCCTCGCGGCGATACCGGAATATTTACTATCCCAGCAATGACACAAGAAGAAGGCGCGATTGGAGTTTTCACTATATTTGACCCTATAACTAATACTAGAATTTTTTAGAAGTAGGTGGAAATAGAAGGAGAGAATTTTAATATTAGCTTTTCTCACGCAGACACCGTAAATTTAAAAGCCGGAGAGTACTTATGGGATATTAAGTTCTATAAGAATCCGATTTTGGCTGATAATAAAGTTATTGATGGGGAAGAGATCAATTCCTATTATGCCGCCTTCTAGGCGCCTAAATGTGAAATTAGAGAAACTGGCGATGATTTTCTTATGATAGAAGGATAGCCAGCTAAGATAGAGGATTTAAATATAATACTTGCGGCCACTGAGACCGCCAACGCGGCTAAGGTTGCCGCAACGGAGAAAGCAGAAGAAGCCGCCGCGAAATTGGAAGAGATGGTGGCGGCGATGCCTACTAAAGTTAGCGAATTGGAGAATGATAGTGGGTATTTGCAGGCGGAATCTGTACCTGCTTGGGCGAAGGAGGCATAGAAACCAACCTATACTGCATAGGAAGTTGGTGCGCTGCCAGCAAATACATTTATTCCAAGTAAGGTAAGTGATTTGACGGATGATAGCGGGCATTATACGAAGCCAGCAAACGGGATTCCGGCGAGTGATTTGGAAGAGACGTATCTGACTTCCTTTACTGAAATTGACCCTACCGTACCAAACTGGGCTAAGTAGGCGCAAAAACCTAGCTATACTGCGTAGGAAGTCGGTGCATTACCCGCTGATACGGTTATACCAACCATACCTGCTAACGTTAGCGCTTTTACTAATGATGCGGGCTACCTAACCGAACATTAGGATATTAGCGGCAAGGCCGATAAGAGCGCGATTCCAACCAAGGTTTCTCAATTACAAAATGATAGCGGCTACCTAACCTCCTTTACAGAGACAGACCCAACTGTCCCGGAATGGGCTAAAGCCGCCACGAAGCCTTCATATACGGCGGCGGAAGTTGGCGCACCGACTGTTTAGGAAATGAATAGCGCCATTAGTACTGCTATCGGGAATGTAAACTCCTTCGATATGGCAGTCGTGCAAGCACTTCCAACGCAGGATATTAGCTCTCATACCATATACTTAGTACCTAAGACTGGGGAAACTAATGATGTGTATGATGAGTATGTTTATATCAATAATGCGTGGGAAATGGTGGGTAATACGTAGATTGATTTGAGTGATTATGCGCTTAAAAGTGAATTACCAACTAAAGTAAGCGATTTAAATAACGATAGTGGTTACTTAACTTCCTATACTGAAACAGACCCAACAGTTCCACAGTGGGCGAAGGCAAATACAAAGCCAAGTTATACTGCGGCGGAAGTTGGGGCATTACCAAACAATACACATATTCCAAGTACGACCGCGGAATTAACAAATGATGCGGGTTTCATTACAGTTGAGGAAATACCGGAAGTGCCAGTGTAGGATGTGCAAGTTAATGGTACGAGCGTATTGTAGAATGGCGTTGCGAATGTGCCGATAATGGAACAAGGCAAATTAGGCGTTGCAAAAACTAGCTTAACGCTTGGTGTAAAGGTCAACGCATCTGGTCAACTGTATCTTTCAGAGCCAACAGCACAAGATTTGAAGTCTGGTGCACAGCCGTATATAGCGGTTACGACAAGCCATCAGCACGAAGCCGCATTCTATGGCCTCGCGAAGGCCGCTGGTCATAACGAAAAAGATTCAACCGAACCCCTCGGCACCTACACTCCCGAAGCCAAAGGCGCTATCCAGTCCATGTTGGGCGTCTCAGACCTAATTGCGACTGCCGAGAATAACTTGGTTGCTTCTAAAGTATACAAAGTTGGGGATGTGTTTACTGCCAACGGCAAGCTCTATAAGGCTACGGCTGCGATTGCGGCGGATGCGGCGATTATTACTGACGGGGCGAATGCGAATTGCGTGGAGACGAATGTGGGGGAAGGGTTTGTGAAGTTCACAGATTATGCGACTACTAATACCGCCGGAACAATAAAAGTCGATAGTGGTTGGCTTGGTCATGCAACTAATGCGGATGGCAAACTTTATCATACGCCGCCCACGGACTATCAAATAAAAACTAGTAATGATGGTTATCATGCAATTTCACCTTTAGTTCAACATGCCTCAACTTTTTACGGCTTAGCAAAAGCAGCAGGAGATACGACTCAATCGCAAAGTGATAACGCTGTTGGTACTTATACTGATGAAGCCAAGGCGGCGATTAAGAGTATGATTGGGGTTAATGTGGATGATGTGCAAGTCAATGGAACATCTGTGGTTAGCGACGGAATAGCAGAAATTCCAAGATTAGGCGCATCAGGGTCTGGAGACTATGGTGTTTGTAGAGTCAACCAATCGTTTGGTATAACACAAAATGGAGATAGCGGGTATCTTATTTTGTCACAAATCAATGATGTAACAGTTAAAGCTGGAGATAACCAATATATTGCTTTAACACCCAGATATCAGCATAAAGCAGTTTTCTATGGCCTTGCCAAAGCGGCTGGCGACACAACTCAATCCGCATCCTCTAACGCGGTAGGCATCTATACCGACAACGCCAAAGCCTCCATCAAAGCGATGCTCGGCATCGTAGATGGCTCCACAGGCACAGTAGACGTCAGCGGCACAACTCCAACAATTACGGCAGTTGAGAACACACGTTACGTCTGCGGCGAAGTAACCTTATTGAGCTTTACACCGCCCGCAAGTGGCATCTCAATTGTTCGCTTTACAAGCGGCAGTACGGTAACAGTTCTAACTTTACCCAATACCGTAAAATTCCCCGAGTGGTTCGACCCCACTTCTCTTGAAACCAACACAATATACGAAATATGCGTAACGGACGGTGAGTTCGGGGCGGTGATGTCATGGCCACTGTAAAATATAGCGGACCTGTGGCGTCGTTCCATTGCCCGACCGAAGCGACAATTCGGAGTTTGAAAGTGCACTTTAGCCCGAAGCAAGAAGGTAGTGGTGATCCTAGCCCAGAGAATGTTAGACCGATTGTGGGATGGGATGGTGTAGAAGTATATAGGAATGACTCCACAATAAACTACGAGTTTGGAGTATTGGGGAAGAATAAATGTCCGTTACTTACTTTAAGTAAAAATGAAATCGTTGAATTGGGTGGTTGGCAAAGCGATAACACGACAATGAGATTAGTTATCGACAATTTAGTTCCTTCTACCGATTATACTTTATCTTGTTTAGTTACATCACAATTAAGTGGAGGAACTCAAGACAGATTATATTTACGAGGAACCACAGAAGGTTTTATTAATCTTGACACTTATCCTCAATCTCGTCAATCTATTACTAAAACTTCAAGAGCGAATGGTACTATAGATATAACTATTAATCATACTTTTAGTAAAGATGCATCAAGAGTTTCTGAAGTTGTTGATATACAACTCGAACTCGGCTCCACCGCAACCGCCTACGAGCCCTATGACCCGAATAGGACAGTGTATGGGGGATGGGTGGATTTAATTAGCGGAGAAGTGTGTGAAGAATGGCTCAAAGAACATATAGATGAAAATACTACAAATTTCACTTATACTAGCAGAGTAAATAATAATGGAATATATTTTTATCGTTCAGTTTTAAACAACGTTTGCAGTTTATCCGCTAGTCAACTAGGATCTGCTCGTATTCAAGAATTTTATTCACATGGAATTATAGCTAATCCTTATACTTCAAAAGAATTATGTATGTGGGTTTATACACCGGATAATAAATGGAATATCACAAGATTTAGTTTTCCAGATGAAATGAATATTAATAGTATGGATGACTTTCATAATTGGCTAGTAAATGTAGGAGGAGTGGATATATGTTATCCACTTAAAATACCTAATACTTATCATTTAGCTCCTATCCAATTGCAAACTTTTCTCTCTCAAAATAATATCTGGTCCAACGCCGATTATGTCGAAGTCGAATACGACCTCCACGAAACTCAAAACATCCTCGCGCGCAAGTAGTTCATCATAGCAAACTAGCCTCACGTTGAGAAGCTCGCGGCCGCGCCGTTACAGAACTTCGTGACGGATATGGTGGCACCGATTAGGGAGTGTAAGGTACATTTTGAGCCAAAGCAAGATTTACATGGGTATGACAGCCCGTGGCCAGCTGGGGGTGGGAAGAATAAGTTCGACATATCATCTGCAAGTATAAAAAAATGGCAACTTATGTCTAACTCGTTTTTACCTAGGCCGGATTCCTATGCATATATATCATATACGGTAAACGCTGATGATGAATCCGTAACGGTAGTAACAACGGGTACTTATATGGGAATATGCTTTGATGTTTCTGCCGGTTCTTCTGTGAGGGTTTTCTCTCAAAACGAAACAGTTGCAAATTCCATTCTTTTATACTCTGCTTATGAGGACGGAGCAACCCTCGTTAATTCTTCTGCAAAATCTTGCACAATCCCAGCTGAAACAACTGGTGTTATTGCGGCGTTGTTCTACGCCGTTGGTACATATACAATTAAATTTCAGTTGGAAGAAGGTTCGACTGCGTCCTCATGGACTCCCTACTCCAACATCTGCCCCATCATCGGGCATACCGGTGCAACGGTAGAGCAGAGAGGATACAACTGGGCGAATATCTACGGGTATTCTGCCGCTGGTATAATACGCCCAACCGATAACAGATCCGTAACAAATAGCTATGGAACCACCATTTCATCCGTTGACTATGAAGAAGGGACTGCGCTTACAATAGCACAGGCGAATCGTTCCGAAACATCAGCAGTATCCTACAAGAACGGGTATTTCGTAATAGGCGTACACGGGTTGGTAAATGGCGCACGTTATGGATTCAGAGCAAGAATAAACATAACAAGCAATCCTCTCAACGTAACATCTACCATTATTCTTTCGAATGGTGCACGGGCGGCAGCCGTAAATATTTCCAATGGGTTTATGTATGGTGCTTTCACTTATAACGTTTCCGGTACTCGAGAATACTTAGAAGTTCGTTGCTCCGGTATGTCTTTTACCATCAGCGAAATCATGCTGTTCCTTATTCCTGCCAATTCAACTGATGTCGATCTAATTACTCCCTACACTCCCTATACCGGAACTACCCTCCCCATCTCATGGCAGTCAGCAGCCGGCACCGTCTATGGCGGCAATCTGACTGTCAACAGTGATGGGACAGGGACGCTGGTGGTGGATAGGGCGATGGTTGCATTTGACGGAACCGAGGACTATGATAACACATACTTCCCGACCGTTGTTTGCACAAAATCGTTCAATATTAAAGGAAACTTTTCCAGACGAAACGAAATCATCAGCAACTACGGGATGTACCCCAAAGTCAACCTTGCCAATAGTACCGCCAGAACATTCCAGTGGAGCAACGCAGACACGATTTATGGCGTTTCCGGTGCGAGCGAACTTAAAGCATTGTTTGCTCAGTATTACGCAAACGGCAATCCAATGACGATTTGCTATCCTATCGCCACCCCCATCACCCACACCCTCACCACCCTTGAAGTCCTTAAAACGTTGAAAGGCATTAATAATATATGGGGCAATACAGGAGATATTACTTTATCTTACTGGAAACATTAAGGAGGTAACCTACAATGAAATACTTAGTAATCGAAATTCAAAAATTTGACACCGGGGCAATCTCAACCCCCACATACGCATACGACGACCGCAACGCGGCAGAAGCCAAGTATCACTCCATTCTCGCATCTGCGGCTGGCTCTGCGCTTCCTTCCCACGCTTGCACTATGCTAACCGAAGATGGTCGTCTAGTTCGTAACGAAGTCTATAAGCACGAACCTGTCGTGCCCGAGGAGGAGCCAGAGGAAGTGACCCCAAATGAGGAAGCTTGATTGGAATCTCAACCGTCACCTAACTCGCGACCTACTTCTCGAGTATGACCAACGCATAATGCCACCCCACCCTCGTGCGGGCGGTATCCCTATCATTTACCCTTGGGGCGATGATAATTCTTCTGGCACCCTAATGCCGCCGTTCCCCGACCCGATCGCAATAGAATCCATCTATCCGTGGGAAATGCAAAACCTCGCCATAATGGGCGATTGGCTTTATGCTTTCGCAAAAAATAGCGGCTATACCGGTTCGCGCGAAGAGTTCTACTCACACTTTGGCTACTACCTAGAGCAAAATCGCCAAGAAATTCTATTTGATGCTTTTTCAAATTTTCCTTCACCGGGCGTGTAGAATATGTTATATTTTGACCTTAATGAAAAAGTCTTATATTATTGGAATGAAGGATATATTCCCGTAAATGCTATGTTAATTACAAATACAATTTTGAATGGAGGCGAAGCCTAATGGCAACTAATACAGTAAAAGTTACTTTACAAATTAGGCACGATGAAGCCGCCGATTGGACTACAAGAAATCCCGTACTTGCCGCTGGCGAGTACGGGCTTGAGTCCGATACTTTTTTAATAAAGGTGGGTGACGGCGTTCGTGACTGGGCGCATTTGCCGTACCTAAATAAATTAGATACTCGTTACTTTAAACTAATGTCCGATGGTTCCCTTACTTTCAGTGATGAGTTTGCGGAAAACTTAGAAGTAATTTCTGCAATTGCAGGAGATGCCATTGAGCATTTAACAATAACTGACCCGCCAGTTAATCCAACTGACGCAGTTAATAAGCAATATGTTGATGATTAGATTCTTGCCGCTAATCACTTAAAGCGTGCAGTTGTTACCGAGTTACCTTCTGCCGCGGAAGCCGATGAGAATACGTTGTACATGATGCTTTCTACTGATGGGAGCCATTATGATGAATATATGGTGATTAACGGTACATGGGACGTAGTTGGCGCGACCGGTGATGGCTCTGGCACTTTCACACTAGAAGTTGCAACCAACATACGTCTAGGCGGTGTCAAGTCCGCTCCGCTAGATAACGAAGGAAACGTAATGACAGATTAGGACTACATTATAGTTTAGAATACCGGGTTTATGACATTCAATCAAGTTTCAACCTCCAAGTTATATGTACCGACCGGGGATACGTTAGTTATTTATGGAGGTACTGCATAAGGAGGTGAAGCGCAATGGCGGATCATATTTTAGAAACAAAAATCTAGCTACGATATGGCACTTATAGCTAGTGGATGAATAGCGATATTATCCTATTGAAAGGTGAAGCCGCGATATGCGCTTTTCCTCGAGATAGAGTAATTGATTAGTTATCTAATATCACACCCGAAAACACTCCACCAGCTATTGGTATCAAGATTGGTGATGGCGTTAATTACTTTTCTCAACTTCCTTGGGTGTAGGCTATTGCCGCAGATGTTTATAACTGGGCAAAGCAAGGCACTAAGCCAACTTATACCGCTTAGGAAATTCAAGGATTACAAAGTTTCGTTGAAAATTTAGTTGGCAGCGATGTTGAAGTAAATATTGCTCCGCGTATTTATCAATTAGTACATGGTACTAATGAAAATATTGATAAATGGTATTTGCGCTATAAAGAAAATAACGAAGAATCACCTTGGATAATTGATACAAGTGCTTATATTGATTTAACAGACTTAACCGCTCTTATTAATTGGATTGGACGTACTAATATAGAAGAATATCCGACTTTTCTCAATCGCACTTATGAACAAATCTAGTATTTTATTAATCAATTAAATGCCGTTGATCGTGCACAAACACACTAGTTTATAACCGCTGTTACAGAAGAAAATGGCATTATATCTGTTGAGCGCGCTCGTCCAGACTTTGAGGACTTAACTGGCAGCGTAACAGTGGCATAGGGCGGTACTGGTAAAACCAATTTTCTGGAAGGCTAGGTACTTGTCGGCAATGGGACCGATCCAATTTACACAATTCCTATTGCCGATTCAATCGCAAATAATGATTATTTAGTTCCAAATAGAGTTATTAAAGAATATGTAGATAACTTAACTAATGGTTTAACTGGAGCAATGCATTTTATTGGCGAGGCCACAGTTGCTATTATTCCTAATAGTGGAATTGATCCAAGAATAAATGGATATGTTTTTGCAAAAGCTGAACCAGGTGATGTTATTTTATCCGAAGCAAAAGAATATGTTTGGACTGGTGCTCAATGGCGTTTGCTTGGCGATGAAGGAAGTTATGCAGTAAAAGGAAGTATTCGTGATGCCGATATAGATTCCGATGCCGCAATTCAATAGAGTAAAATTGCGAACCTCGCTGAAACTTTTGACACTAAAGTGGATAAAGTTGATGGAAAAACATTAACCTCAAATGACTTTACAGATGAGTTAAAATCAAAATTAGAAGGAATAGATGAAGGCGCATAGCGCAATACAATCGAGCATATTCTAAAAAATGGAGAAGAAATTCGACCAACAACAGTTGAAACATTAGATAACGCAGTAAATTTAGAAATTTCGGAATTTACTGATGAAGCTTAGACTAAATTAGCCAGTATCGAGGCAGAGGCTTAGGTCAATAAAATTGAGCGTATTATCTTTGATGGAGAAGAAGTTAAACCAGACGATAATAAAGTAGTTACATTAACTTCTAATCCACATGAAGATCATGTTAATAAAATAGAATAGATTTTTATTAATGGTAATGAGTAGATTCCTAACGAGAACAAGTAGGTTAGAATTGTTATAGATTAGACCGCTTTAGACTTGGACGTTCTTGAAGGCGCGATTGTCCCTGATGGACGTGGCGGTATACAAGAAGTTAATTAGATTGGAAAAAAATTAGATCTTGCGCGCATTTCCGTAACAGGTAATGTGCAAGATTTAGAGCAAACTTAGGATACATACATAACTCTTGACTGCGGCAGCAGTACTGAGGTAATTTAAAACTTGCTTGGAACGATAGCAAGGAGGTCTTTATATGGCAGTAAATAATAACACTATAAAGACGAGAATTCGGTTGAAAAGCGATACCGAAGCCAATTGGAATAAGGCCGGTCCTAGGGACGGGTCTGCGGGTTTCGTACCGCTTGCGGGTGAGTTGATCGTCTATAGTGCAGACGCGGCTCACCCTTTTTCTCGTTTAAAGGTGGGCGATGGGAGTACTAATGTAGTAAATCTCCCATTCATAGACTCCGGGACTTTAAATGGGAATGAAACCGAAATTGTTAAAAAGGATGATTTTTCTTAGTTTCCCTCGCCCGGTTCCGATGATAAGTTATATGTTGACTTATCAACCAATCGAATATATCATTATGCGGCGGCGAGCGGGTATACACAACTTTCTAATTTTAATTTTAATGTACAGCAAACAACTGTTGGCAGCATAGTTAGCTGGCTACCAGGGGTAACTACGCAAGCTTCAGTAGAAAATAATGTATTTAAAGTAAATAATGGCTTATTACCAGAATTACTTTGGAAAAAAGAAACAGTAGTAACGGATGTTACTAGGGAGGAATAATAAATGGCAAGTTATATAGGTAAAGTATAGATAGGAGCTACTGGTGATTAGATACTAGTAGGTTCAACATTATACGGCGTCTGCGCCAGTGGTGCCGCTGAAACCGCAAAAGAAGTAACATTACCGGATTTTGACGCCGTAATGCACGGTATTACTGTGCAAGTTAGATTTGCAAATGGTAACTCAGTTACTACTGGCGTAACGTTAAAGATTGGCGGTACAAATGCCTTCCCCGTGGTAGGAAATTGTGTTTGCTCTGCGAATGATGTAATTGCTTTTACTTTGTCATAGACGGGAAGCAATACAGTATGGTATGCAAATCATAGTATTAAGGTAGAAACTGGTAGCACTAATGGTACTGTTAAAATTGCAGGAGAAGAAGTTGCGGTTGCAGGATTAGGCTCGGCGGCGTATACCGATTCCACTGCATATGCTACTGCCGCGCAAGGACAAAAAGCAGATGATGCTATGCCAAAGAGCGGTGGCACGTTTACTGGCCCAGTACAAATGTCTGAAGATACAGGTATAGCATCTCCGGCATTATCAGTTGCCACTAAAAATTATGTAGATACTAAAACAGCGGGCCTGAGCGGCCTAACTGGCGCGATGCATTTCCGCGGCGAAACCACTAACGCTGATGGTTCTGGGCATCCTATTGTCCCTGATAGTACAAGCAGCTTTGATAACTATGATTCTGGTGACGTATTACTAGTCGGTGACCAGGAATATGTATATGCTAAAGGCAACACCGCAGCAACATCTCAATGGATTTTACTAGGCGATGAAGGAAGCTATGCGTTAAAGTCTAGTACAGAAGTTATAGGTAGTGCTAGCGCATGGAACGCAGGTGCTCTCCCAACTCTAGGAGACGCAATTGCGGCAGATGATATTACCAATTGGGACGAAGGTACAGCATCAGATGCAACGGTCAATTAGGGCGTTCTACGTCTTACAAATAGTACTGTACCAACACTTGATTATACTGCGAGAACAGTACCAAATGTAACTAATGTTGGCACTCTTCCTTCTATTACTATTCGCGATAGGACAGTAGTTGTACCTGACAATACCGGTGGTGGGAATTAATGGGATATATACATGCAGTATAGCTTAATGACAACAGTACACACTTAATAGAACCAAAACTGTTTGCTACCGCCGGTGGCACTAGTACAGCTTTAACAGCAGGTATTAGTAATTTTGAACTTGCTGCAGGAGTATATATTAATTTAAAGGTAAGTACTGTTGGTGCGAATGCAACATTAAATGTAAATAATACAGGCGCAAAGCCTATTTATTATAATGGCGTAGCTATTAATGCAAATACACTTTCCGAGGATAATATCTATACTTTTATCTATACTGGTGTAAATTGGGAAATAGTAGGAGATATTACGGGAAAGAATGTAATGATAGGGACAACAGCAGAATGGCAAGCACATTCTGCCTATATTGCGCCTGAAGGGACGATTTGTATTTATACAGATAGAGGAAGCTATTTAAACAATGGCAACACTATTATTGTGCCTGGTATTAAAATTAGCGATGGAACTTCAGCTGTTTCTGGACTGCCATTTGTCGGCGATGATGTAATTGCTGCCGTTAGATCAGAACTTAATGATCACATTAATGATAATATTAGACACATTACAAGTGCAGAGCGCACTTTTTGGAATAATAAATTAAATACCGATATAGACGGGGAGATACTCGTGTTAAATCGTTCATAAGGAAGTGAAAACATATGGCTAATGAGATTTCTCAAATAAAAATGCCTAATAATGTCACATATGATATTAAAGATGCCGTTGCTCGTCAATCCATTGCAGGTAATGGTACTTTTGTAATTGCATGGGCAGGAACGTCCGATCCCAGTACTGCCGCGGCGCAAGCATTAATTCCTGCTGGGGTAAAAGTAAAATTTGGTAGTAACGCATAGCGTACAGGTACTTTAGAGGCGAGCGCGGAAACGTTAAAGAAATTTTATTTAGTTAAATCTTCTACTCTACCAGATTCTGAGACTTTAGATATATATGATGAATACGTAACAGTACAAGGCGGAACAGAGTCTTCGCCAACATATAGTTGGGAAAAAATTGGAGACACATAGATTAAATTATCTCAAATCGTTACTAATGTTACATTAGATACAAGTAAAACTGCTTCTGTTATTGGCGCGAGTTCTACGATGAAAGTAACGACGGCGCCAACATATACAGTTACTCCCGCTACTACATATGTAAAAGGAACTGCTTCCGGCGCTGCGGTTTCTTATAACCCAGATACTGATACCTTTCTAAAGAAAATTACTCCATCCAGTAAGAAATTACAAACAACGTCGGTAATTGGCGTACAAAGCAGCACTACAACCGCGTCTAAAGCAACTGAAGCAGATTCTCAAACAACCGCAAAAGGAACCGGAACTGCTAGTACTAGTACTGATGCTTGGATTAAAGGATGGAGTGTTTCTAATGAATTGCTTACGCTTGGTGGAGTTACTATGGATACATAGACCACTACGTAGCATACTTTCGCAGATGTAACCGTTCCTATTAAAAACACAAATGCAACTACTGTAGCAAATGGGAGCTTAGTTGCAACTTCGACTACTACAAATGTTGGAGGTACTATTGTAGAAAGCGTTACCTCCAGTGGGTCAGGGTATACGGCCAATGCGGTTACTTCTTTAGGTAATCCCACCGTTACTTAGCCGACTATTACATTAACTACTGCTAATACAGAATCTACTGGTTCTACTGCGGTGGCCGCTGCAACTTAGGTTAATGCAACAAATACAAATGTCGGGGCAGTTGGATGGAATAGTAAGGATGCAAAAACAGTTCTATTAAATACTACTAGTATTACTGTAACACATGCAACTTAATGAGGGAGGTGACATAAATGGCTGATGGATATATTAGTCAAATAAAAACTCCCGATAATAAGGTTTATTTATTAAAAGATAGTGAGAAGACGGATGAGAAAGTAAAATAGACTTCAAATACTGAAGATAAAGAATTTCCCATCATATTAAAAAATACAAATAATACTACGAATGAAACTGCTGGCGTAAAGTATGCTGGTGGAGTCACTGTTAATCCAAATAAATCAAAAATTACAGCTACTAATGCCTCTGTTGATAATATTAAAATTAATAAAGAATTTAATCAATTACTTATTGGTACAGGAACTGCAGGAAGTGATGGAGGGGCTAGTGCTAGTCCCAATAGATATAAGCCTGCGAAATGGACTTTTAATGCTGGTTTTAACCCCGCAGATGGAGATATGATTACTATTAAGATTCCCGTAGCGGGACACGATTATGGCGTATTTCTTTCTACCAATAATGGAACAAATTATTATCCGGTAGTATTAAATGGAACAGGACGTTTAACTACGCATTATCCTGTTAATACATATTTAATTTTAGTATTTGAAAGCAATGGCTCTGCCGCATCTATGTTTGCATTAGCAGGTAGTGATTCACGCGTAACTGTATCTAATGGGGCTTGGCGAGTAATTAATTATTATGTCGATGGTAATTCTGGTGATTGGAATTTACGGCAATATAATTTATTAGCACAAACAGCAATAACAGCTGGGCATATTATTGGAGGTACTGATAGTGGATATAATCATGTAGATACTACTGCATTTGATATTCGTTATGCAGTACTATATGCAGGCAGTAATATTGAAATAAATAAAGTTGGCAGTAATAACTTTGTACATCATTATGCTATTAATATAAAAAATTCTTCAAATACAAATGTAACTTGGACTTCATATAAGAATTTATATATAAAAGGTACTTTATCAGGTACGACTTTTACGCCTATTAATGGCGGGAGCCCTTTTGTATAGGATATAACCGCGAGCGATGATGGATATGTTTATTATTATATTGGCCGAGCCTATAATAGTACAAATGCTATGACTTTTGATAGTACTGCTAAAAAAATATATTGGTATAAAGATGGAGCAATTCGAGAATATGGCAGTGGTAGCGGCATTAAAAATATAACCCGTTCTGGTACTACCTTTACTGCTACTAGAGACGATGGAAGTACATTTACTTTTACATAGTAGGATAATGCCGGTATTACTTTAGTCACAATTGGAGCGACATCCCCTGTGCAATCTAGTACTTCTACTGCTTAGAGCGGATCAAGTGCGAGTACAACTATTTCTCTTGCAGATGCATATGGCGATACTAAAAATCCATATGGAAGTAAGACTAAAAATTATGTACTCGCAGCGCCAAGTAATGCCAATGGAGTGCCTAGCTTTAGAGCATTAGTCGCAGCAGATATTCCTGCATTAGCCTATGTTCCAGCAGCAAGCGGTGTAAATGATGTTAATACTCTTGTAAATACAGGTATTTATAATATCACTTCTGGTTCTGCTACTAATACCCCAAAAGGATACGGATTTGGTCAATTATTAGTAATGAGCTATCGTAAACACACAGGTAATACAACGACCGATTGGGCTAGTTAGATCTATTTACATAATGGTGGTGGAACTGCCAGTGGAAACGCTAGTGCCCCAGGAAATGTATTATATTATAGAACAAGTAATAGTGCATCTAGCAATACGTGGTTTGACTGGCAAAAAGCAGTACATGTTGATGATGCATATACAAAAGTGGGAAATACGAATAAGCCAGTGTATATTGCCGCGGATGGAACAGCAACTCCAATTTCATATGAAATTAATAAAAGTGTTCCTTCTGACGCCATTTTTACAGACCATTATGCTTGGAGTGATATAACTGGAAAGCCAACTAAAATTACTCTAACTGGCGCTGTGACTGGAAATGTAAGTCTTGGATCAGGTGAATTAAGTTTAGCCACAACAGTAAATCATAATCATGATAGTGATTATGTAAATGTAACTGGAGATACTATGACTGGAGATTTAGTGCTCTCCAATACAAGCAGTGGAGATTCACCAGCATTACGTTTTGCTCGTAATAGTACTAATACAGATTGGAGAATAAAAGTATCATCTGGTTAGTTACAATTTGCTTCTGCAACTAATGATTCTTCATATACTACTAGAGCTTATTTTAAAGATTAGAGTGGAGATTTAGTATTAAGTTCAATTTAGTTTGGAAATAATACAAGTAATTATATCAATGATAGTTTTTATACTGGAAAATCTAGATTTTCTTATCATGCTTCTGCCGCGCACGCTTCAATAACTACTTCTGGTTCTGGATGGTTAAAAGTTAAAATAAAAAAGAAAGCTTCTTGGATGCTTACTTTTACCATTAGATTATATACTTCTTACGCTTATTATGATTATGCAATTAGCGGATATAATTATGGTGGTAATCATTGGTATTCTCCAACCGCTGTATTGCTAGGATCAAATAATACTGGTAATAGAATAGTTAAATTTGGATATGATGATGATGCAGAAAATAATTATTGCACTTTATGGGTCGCAGTACAAGCGGGAAATTATTATGGTATAGATATATTTAATGTAACTAATGGTCATTCTCAATATATAAGTGACATTGAAAATATGTTTGAGATTATTCATGAAGATGAATTAACCGGTACTCAATAGGGTAATGATCAAACTATATATGGGCCATGGAGACGTAATGAAACTGTAACAAATGCAACTAATGCTACAAAATTTGCTTCTGCGCAGTCTATAACCTTAACAGGTGATGTAACTGGTACTGCTTCTTCTTAGGCTGGTTGGAGTCTTGCGACTACTATAGGATCTGGAAAAGTAACAAATGCAATGTTAGCAGGGTCTATTGATAATGACAAATTAGCTAACTCCAAAGTAACAATTGCCGGCAATTAGGTTAGTTTAGGTGAAAGCCTTTCTGATAGCACATTACGTGAATCACTTGGATTATCAAATGCTCTACATTTCATTGGAATTACTTCTACCGAATTATCTAATGGTTCAACTACTGCGACATTAACTCCTAAAACTTCTAGTCCAAGTAGTTTAACTAAGACAACTGGTTTTGTCGATGGCGACGTTGTTATGGATGGCGATTAGCTCCGAGAATACGTATGGTCCGGTAGTGCTTGGCGTTTGCTTGGTATTACTACTTCAACAGCATATACATAGCCCGCTTCGACTGTAACCAATACTTGGATTGCCTAGATTAGTTAGGGAACTGATGGAAGAATTATAGCGACTACGGGGAGTTTAAATACAAGTGGTACTTGGAGCGGTAATGCTGGTACAGCTAATAAACTTGCCGCTTCAAAAACTTTATGGGGACAATCATTTGATGGCTCTGCAAATGTTACTGGTAATTTAATAGACGTAGGTAATCAAATTAAATTATCATCAGGGCAAACTGAATTATAGTTCTTAACATCAGCTGGCGGAGCGGCCAACGGAAAATTTGGAAAATTAGGATTAAATACAACATACGCTAATGTCGATTTTAATAATTATACATTAGATGTTAATGGCAAAGCAAGAATTGGAGCTTTAGATGGCGGTCAACATGTTATTAATGGTAATGTTCAGCTAAATTCACAAAGTGGCACTTATAATGAAGGATTACGTATTAATCGTTCTACTACAGGCTATGCTAATATTTATCTTGGTGGCACTAGAAGTTCCGGTTCGGGCAACTAGACAGGCGGTTGGTGGATTGGTACATTAAGTACGCCTGCAGATGCAACTAGTAATGGTGATGCAATTACAAATACTATATTTACTATTAGTAATAATAATACATCCGATACTTTATCTATTAAAGGTACTCGTGGAGCAACTATTGGCACTAATAGCGGTTGGGCAATTAGACCAAGACTTGCTATTGGGACTACTTATAATACTTCATATACACTATATGTAGCCGGTACTGGATATTTTACCAATAATGTTAATATTGTTACTACAAGTACTACTGCCGATACAGCGGCTTATGGCACACTAACATTAGGCAACAACGCTAATGTTAATACGACAACCGCCCATTCAGAAGGTTAGATTATAATATACTCTGCTGCAACAGCAGAGCATATCATAAAAGGAACAAGCACTACTACAAGTTGTACGCATACCTTACCTAATGATACAGGGTTATTAATTAGTTTAAATGGTGGTACGGCAAAAGGTAGCACGACCAAACCAGTATATATCCCAAATACGGGCATAGTAGCCGAATGCTATACATATGCAGGCGGTACTAAAGTAACATTTAATGGCGAAGATAAAGGTGCATCTACTGCTTCATTTTACGCGCCAACTAGCGGTGGCAATACCGGAAATGTATTAATAAGCGCTGGCACAAATGCCCCTGCGTGGTATAGCGGAACAGCGATGAGCGGTTCTGACGCAGGGACCTGGAAAACTGAATTTAAAGGGACAACAAACGCGACTGCGACTAATGCCGCGGCAGTAACTATTGCTGGTGGTTTGGGCATTGCGCAAGAATTATATGTTGGTCAAACAATTACGGCGCCAGATTTAACGATTGGCGGTGCTAACAAATATGGTGATGCTTATACTCCAATATATTGGAATAATGGTGTTCCTGCTGCAGTTACATTAACATAGCAATGCGAGTTTACTATCAATAGCGGAATGAGCGGCGTCAAATTGTCTCATGCTGCTATTACCGCAAACTCCTATGTTACATAGATTGTAGTAACCAGTGGAGAAGCAAATTTAAATTCTAAGATCACTTGGGCAAGTGCAGATGGATATATACAACTAACATGTTCTAAAGTATCAGGCAATGTATCTGGTTACATAATGATAAGTCGTGGCGGCAAAATTACTGCAACCCCTACTGATATCGCATAAAAAGTCGCTGCTTCGCGCCGATTTTTTATATAACTAATAAGGGCTCAGCGGTGCTGGCCCTTATTATTTTTTTAGGAAAATATACCCAAAATAAGGTCTTATTTTAGGACATTTATTATGACAATTAAAAACATCATTTGGGTCAGATGATGTAAACTGGAGGCGAATAAGAATGGCGGCGATAATGAGTAAAAGAGGTAGTTCAGATAATATAATTACCTATGAACATTTCTGCGACACTGCCGCAGATTTAGCAAATATTGATCCAAAGTATATTACATTAGGATCTGTCGCAGTAGTAGTAGATACTATGGAAGTATTTATTGCTAATAGTCAAAAACAATGGAAAAGTATGACTCCCGTTACAGAGGAAGAAAACGGGGGTGAAGGTTAATGGATATATTGGACGTAATGCTCGCAAGAGCAATGACACCACAAGGAAAAACTGAAGCCTATGTAGCTAAGGCTAACGCCGCTGCCGCGAAGGCAGAAAAAGCAGAATAGGATGCAGCTGCAGCAATTCAAACCGTAGAAGATGCCGCGACTGAAATTGCCACTGCTAAATCCGAAGCGGCGGATTTACTTGCAACCGCATAGGAAACATTAGAAACAGCGCAAGAGGCGCAAATTAATACCATAAGTACAGAAGACATAGATGATGAAATTTCTAAATTAGCTTTTGAGCTAAACCAAACTTCATCCAGTACTTATAACGGTCGCGGCTATAAAGTTCTATATCCAGACAATGCTACGCCCTTTGCTATGCCCGACGTGGTTAAGCTATACAAATCTACTGGAGATAACGAAGATGGCAGCATGACTCAAAAGGCTATTACTGCCGCACTCGCGCAGAAAGCCGATACGTCCACAGTTGCAACTAAAGCCTATGTTGATAGCGCAATTGCGCGCATTCCATCTGGTAGCGGCGGCTCTAGTTCTGGTGGCATTAGCAACCTTGGCGCGCAGAACGCCGGTAAGATTGTTATTGTCGGCTCTGATGGCAACATTAAAGCAGGCGATGCAACGCAAGAAGCAATCATTCAAGCACTAGTAAAAGCCGGTACTTATAGCGCTGATGGCACACTTGGCCTATTAATTGACTATGAAAATAAGTCATTTGAGCGCACTCAGGATGCCGCAAGTCGTAGAGCAGGAAGTGACTTCAATGGATACACTATGTATGGCGGCCGTATGCGTTGTAATGTAGCAGATGACGGCACAATTACTGCTTTCTATGGTGATTCTAATTATCGCGAAGATGGTTCTAACGGTCAAGTAATGGTTTATCAGCCCAAGTTCTACTACTCTCGAACCTTTATCAAAAATAGTACAACTAGTCGCGGCGTAACCGTACAAAAAGAAAATATAATTCTAAGTGCAGATAAACGTGCGAGCTTCACTCTTCATCCTCTATTCAAGCTAGGAGATGAAGAACTAGATTATGTATTACTTCCAGCTTTTGAAGGAAGCATTTATGATACTAGCGAAGGAACTTATCTTCTAAACAATGAAAATACAATCACATTCTCCGAAGATAAATTAAGCTCAATTGCTGGCGCAAAAATCTTTACAGGAGTAGGTAAATCTCTAACCCTACCTCACGTAAAAACAATGGCCTCTAACCGTGGTGAAGGATGGCAGCTTACTAACATGGCTTTTGAATCTGCAAATCAAATGCTAGAAATGGTTGAATTTGGCATGATGAATGGGCAATCTGCGCTAGAAAAAGGCGTTGTCAATATTTCTCGTAACAATGCTGCAGATTGTGCAGTTGTAACAGGCTCTACTTCCAGCTTAGGTAATGGTACAGGCGCAGCGGCGCAAACTATCATAGACCGTGATGGCACGAGAGAGACTACAACTACTGCCGGTCAGCGCGCAATTAGCTATCGTGGTATGGAAAACCCATGGGGCAGTATGTGGCGTCTTGTTGCAGATACAACAATACGTGGCAACGGAAGTTCCGAAGGTGGTATTCCTTATTGCGGTGATAATCCACTTAACTTCCAATTACCAGCTGCTATGGCAAATTGGATATCAGCTATGGGCTACCAGAATATTTCTTATGATTGGGTTTATCTTCCAATTGAATGCGCAACAAATGCAAATAGTGCATTCCCAGTAGGAGATTCTTTATGGACAAATAGTCAGCTAAATGGTACAAACCTATTATCAGTAGGCGGCTTATATAGTTCTGGAGATAATGCAGGCCCATTTAACTATGGCGCTGATATTGATGTAAAAACAACATTGCGCTATTTCAATGGACGCGTTATGTTTATCCCAACTAAAAATGCAATTTATGAAGCCAATATAAACAAATGGCGTCAACATTATGGAGGTTGATAGCAATGAAAGATTATGGCATTATTTATGGAGCAGTTGAGCCCCAGCCAATTGAAATTACATCAACTTCAGTATTTATTGCCAGCAACGTAGAGCCATATCAAAGCGAAGATGGAGAGCATCTTGTTTCTGGCTATAAATATAATTATAAAGAATATGGAAAGGATGAATATTTGTTGCAGCAAGCCGCAAGTATTGCTTCCTTACAGGAAGAACTTGCTGCCGCAAAAGTGCTATTGGGGGTGGAGTAATTGACATTACTTGAATTGGCACGTAAACTACGCCCCTATATAGAAAAGGCCGCTCTTTCACTTTCTGATGAAGATTCTCTCGAGGCTGTCCAACTATTCCCTAATTGGAATGCTTCCGCCGCATATCTTCAAGGAGATAAAGTACAATATGAGAACGTTCTCTACAAATGTTTACAATCTCATGCGGCACAAGAAGCATGGACTCCTACTGCCGCGCCAAGCTTATGGGCGAAGGTACTAATTCCAGATTCAGATGTAATTCCAGAATGGGAGCAGCCCGATAGCACCAATCCGTATATGCGCGGTGACCGCGTTATGTTTGAAGGCAAAGTATATGAAAGCGCAATTGATAATAATATCTGGTCACCAAGTGCTTACCCAGCTGGGTGGCAGGAAGTAAATATTTGACTTTTTCCTCCATATATGATATAATTATTATAGGATAAGGAAGTAATATTCTTTATTCTATAATAATTTATCATAAGGAGATTATTACATTGAAAAAGCCAGTTACTATCAGCGCAGAAGAAAGCGAAAATGTACAACGACTATTCCTCAAGTATCATGCTTATATGAATATGCTCGATTACCTTGCTAATTCAATTTCTAATACAGAAGTATATGATAGAAAGTGGGATGAAGCCATGGAAACCTGGGCAGAATTAGATAAAGCAAAACGAGCAGTTGAAGCAAAATATAAGCCAGAAGGTGACTGGGATAGTTTTGAATTTGACTTTGATAATACACAGGTGGTTTTTGTAAAGAATGAGACATGATTTTTCAGAAGAAATTATTCTTAGATATCGGGAGGAAGACCCAAAAGCAAAATGCCGTAATATTACTTTTTAGGTAACAGATGATTGCTGCCTCAAATGTACTTACTGCTATCAAACGCATAAAGGACACGCCATGATGACAAAAGAAGTAGCCAAAGCCGCGGTTGATTTATTATTCAAATTGTATGATGACAATGATGAGAACATGGTCATAAACCATCATACATATGGAATTATCTTGGATATGATTGGCGGCGAACCTTTTATGAACGTGGAAGTGATGGATTATATTGTTGAATATTTTATTTAGCAGTGCTATGACCGCGATCATATTTGGCTTACTAATTTCCGTATTTCTATAAGTACAAATGGGTTATTGTATTTTGAGCCAAACGTATAGGCATTTTTGGAAAAGTATCATAATCTTATTAGTATGAATGTAACAATCGACGGGCCAAAGGATGTCCATGACTTATGCCGTTTAGACCATGGCGGCGAAGGTAGTTTTGATAGGGCTATGGCCGCATGGGAAGATTGGTATACAGTAAAACGGCATAACGTGCCGGATACAAAAGTTACAATTGCGCCAGAAAACTTACCAAAAATGGGGGAAATATTTGAATTTTTCCTATCTAAAGGATGCAAAATCATTCATGCTAATCCTATATTCGAGCATCCTTGGACAGAAGAAGAAGCACGTTTATATTATAAATTACTAATATAGCTTGCTAATCGTTTGTTAGAAGTCGAAGGTGCAGAAAGTTCTTTGTTTTCTGATTACAAAGGACACCCACTACCAGAAACTGAAACTAACAATTATTGCGGCGGTACGTCTGCAATGTTAGCCTTCGACCCTCAAGGATTAGCATATCCATGCTTACGTTATATGGCTAGTTCATTAGATTCAAACCGTAAGCCTATTGTCATTGGAGACACAAGTGGTATTTATAACACACCAGAATATCGCGCAATATATGATGATATGTAGAAAGTAACACGCTAGTCGTAGTCTACATAGGAATGCTTGGAATGTCCCGTCGCATCGGGTTGCGCGTGGTGCTCTGCAGCTAATTACAATGAGTTTGGCACTTACAACAAACGTAGCACTAATATATGTTGGATGCACCGCGCGGAGTCGCTTGCATGTACATATTACTGGAATAAATATTATATCAAGCATGGACTTACCGAGCGCAAAAAGGTATGGCTCCCATTTGACATTGCAATGCACATAACTACTTCAAAAAATTATAATGAATTAATATTACTGTCAAAAACTTGACTTTTTTTAAAATTTAGTGTATAATACATATATAAGCAAGGGAAGGAACTTGCTTTATATAAATTATTTTATAACCATAAGGAGGGTTATAGTATGAAGTATTTCTCAGAAAAGTTGAACAAATTTTATGACACAGCCGAAGACTGTCAACGCGCAGAATTTGCAGCTAAGGAACAAGAGAATCTAGCAAAGATTCAGAAGGAAAAGGCCCTGAGAGAAGAAAAAGAACGTAAGGAAGCTCTCGCGGCCGAGCGCAAGGCAGATGCAGAAAAGGTTGAAACCGCACGTAAGGAAATGGAAAAGGCCAATAAGGCTTATAAGGATGCTCTATCCGAGTTTATTAACAAACATGGGGCATATCATTTCACAACGTCTAATCCTGATGAGATTCCTTCTCTTCTAGACATTCTTGGTTATGCGTTCAACTGGTAACTAAACGGCTTGGACTGAGCCGTAATCAGTCCTTTATAGCCCGTAGGTGTGTGGCTGCACGGGGGCTCTCTAAAAGCCCGGCTTCTGAGGCGAACGGACTGGGTTCGATTCCCAGGCGGGCTGGTTAGGTTCTCTTACTTCCCTAATCGCGATAAAAGTAAGAACGCAGGCAAGCACGTATGCTACCCGGGAGTCATTACCCCGTATAAGTCAGCCTAGGATGACAGAGGTGGGAGCCAGCGTTAGGCTGCTAGAGTAAATATAACGACGAATTTAGTGTTCCGTAAAAACACTTGCCTATTCTCTGCGGCATAAAATCATGAGCGTAGTCACAACACGTTATATTGTGGGCAAGGCGACGCCATATATCGCCCGCGGTTGGGGAGTTGCGAACCTGCAACCGCACCTCCGTATCACTATCAGGCTAACGCAATTAGTTTCTGAAATATACGGAGTTTTTTATTTGACTTTATTCCAAATTTCGTGTATAATAGATATGTAAGGAGGGCGAGAGATGGCACTGGATAAAGCGATTAAATCCGGAAAAGAACATCGAAAGCCCTACCGTGGTTCGAAAGTAATTGATTATTCTTGTCGGAATCATGGCTCATGTCCTTACTGCGAACGAAATCGTAAACATAAGTTTCTTGATTTGAAAGGAGAGCAAATGCTAGACGATTTTATTATGAATTTTTCCTATGATGAATTAGAAGATGATTATTTGACTTTTGAAGAAACTTATGATATAATTAATACAGAAAGTGAGGAAGAAAATGGAAAGTATTAAGTTCTGGTATACTTTTACTAGTGAGACAAACGATCAGGCGAATTTGGATTACGATTTGGGTATCTCAAAGGAAGATGGCCTTTCCCTAGAAGAGGTGTGCGAAACTTTTATTAGGTTTCTTGAGCTAATGGGCTTTTCTCCAGCGAGAGCAAAGGGATATTTCCCCACTGAAATGGAAATGAAATAATTAATATTTGACTTTCAACAGAAATTATTATATAATAATTATGTTGAAAGAATGATGGGCACTAGCATAGTCGGTGAATGCAGTGGTCTTATAAACCAAAGAGGCAGGGTTCGAGTCCCTGGTGCCCTACTATGGCCGCATCAAGCCAGCCGTAAGGTAAAAGATGCAAGGCGCAGTCATTCGTTAGTCGGCGCTCAAATACAAGTAAGTAACGGCGCGAATAGGGAGGCGGTATGTCTAGACTCTCCACCCTGAGCAGTGTGAAAGCTCAATAAAGGAATATTCGACTAGGCTGTGGATGGATTTTGTGGTAGTCCAACGCTACAGGAGGCAATGGAAACCTACATACGTATGGCATCGGCGGATGTAAAACGAGACTCAGTGACACTGAGGATAATTACATGTAGTCCAAGCACAGACTTGGTATCGCGCAAAGTTTAGGAATGTTCTTCCTGCATTTGATCGGCGCATTATAAAAGAGGATTAAATCAAAGAACATTGCCCGAATTCCGCAGGAGGGATGGTATTCCCTGCTAAGCAAAACTTAGCGTAAGCGGTTCGACTCCGTATGCGGCGTACCGATATAAAGTTCGGAGTAGGGCAGTCGTATACTGAGCCCATAACAGATAGGATAGTGGGCGGTGGGCCGTGCCACCTTTAAAAAGGGTTAACCGCCGGACCACCGCGGTATATAAATGAGGGCGATCGGCAAGCAGATCACTATGCTGCAACTCTGGTAAACAGGCAGAGTACTGAAGAGGAAAAATATTAGTTTTAGGTTGTAGGTTCGACCCCTACTGCACCGGTGTAATCGAGAGGAATACCATGAAACTAATATGGCTTAGCTAGCTAGCCTGACCTCTGTCAGCTTGATAGCTACAAGTTGACCTTTTATATCGCACCTAGGACAAACAGTTAAGTCACGGCGCTCATACCGCTTGAGGAATCGGTGCAACTCCGATAGGTGCAACTCGGCAAGGGTATCCCGCCTGAGCCATCATAAGTATGTTATAAGCCGCGAGTGAGGGCCGTAATACTCACTCTACATCTACCAAGGCTGACAACCTACTGTCCGACCAAGAGTTTGTATTTGTCGCAAATTATGTCGTTAAACTGTCCCCAAAAATACTCATTCACCTTAGTATTTTTGGGTTGCTCATCACAAAATATTAAGGAGGAATGAAAATGAGTAATCTAAAAACTAGACAAATTACAGGTATTGCCATTCTAACTGCGCTTTATTGTGCCTTAAGCGCAATGATGAAGATTCCCTTCATCGGTGCAATTTCTCTTGACCTTGGTTATATTGCACTGACTCTTGGATGCGCAATCTTTGGGCCTTGGGCGGCATTTATTGGTGCCGTAGGATGTGGATTAGAAAGTATCCTGTTCTCGCCCTACGGATTCAGTATTAGTTGGTTTATAGCGAATTTGATTATTGGTCTGGGATGCGGAATTACTTTCAAAAAAACGGAGAATATTTGGATTCGTATTGTAGCCATCATTGGGTTTGTTGCAATTGGTATGCTTGGCGCGAAAACTGGTATTGAATGTTATCTCTATCACATTCCATTTGCAGTTAAGATTGTAAAGAATTTTGTTGCGTTTGGAGTTGATGCTCTTGTAATGATTATTGGTTTGGGTATCAGTAATAGAGTAGTAAAATATTGGAAATAAAAATATTTGACTTAAAATTAAATCTGATGTATAATTATTATGTAAGAGGGAGAGATTCCCTCTTAGATGGCCTCTTAGCTCAGTGGTAGAGCGGGCGGCTGTTAACCGCTTGATGGGAGTCCGATTCTCTCAGAGGCCGCGCTACTTCAACATTCCCTTCACCTCTGCAGCATTTTGTGAAAGAATGTTAGTGCTTGGGCACCGCACTATAAAACGTGCCTACTAATGGCCTTATCGTATAGAGGTTATTACATCCGGCTGTCTACCGGAAAACCAGAGTTCAATTCTCTGTAAGGTCGCTTTAAAGACACATCAGCATTTCTTCTTTGCTTAGGGAGCCCGTCAAGTGTTGGTCCGAATCCAACCCTCCCAATTGGTGGGAGGTCGCTCAATTGGCAGAAGCGCGGTTAAAGTGTGTCTTGTATATGCCCGATTGGTGTAATAGGTTAGCACGGCACCCTTTCAAGGTGCAGACGTGGAGTTCGAATCTCCCATTGGGTACGACGTATGTAGCAAAACGCCTCCCGTTAGCAGCGGAAAAGCGCGCTACGCAGCGAGAAAAACGTGCGCTCGCAACCGTTAACACGGATTTAGCACTTAAACTACTACTGGCATCAATTGAATTAGAGAAGTCAATTTAAGTGACCCAATAAGATTGATGATATGTAGCTTGCGGAAAACGGTATAGAAAGAAGCGAAGTAAAGTGCAAACTGAGCGGCTACTCAGTATAATCTCTAACAGTAGGGTGCTAGAAAAATGTGAATAACAGCCCTAATAGACCCGTGCTAAGGGTGTGCTTAGCAAATTAGGCGCAGACAGCAAACTTTTACAAGAACATCTTTCTATTTAAAAGTATTTTATGTGCCTAGTATTTTTGGTAGTATTTAGAGCCATCGCGAGGATAGTTATCTATAACATCCTACGTCCTACCATATGAGGTGGCCAGCCGCGCGATTGCTGACGACTGAGATGCGCGCGTAATAAATGTCGGAACTAGTCGTACTCCGGTTTTACGGCTTTTAGGCAATGGAGTTAAAACAAAAGCCGTGGCGCGTGCTTAATGAGTACACGCTTCGTGTGAGGAAGTACCAGCGTCGAGAATGGCGCTGAATACTAGTTGTACTTGCTCTATGCACGATCTCCAGTATGAGGAAAAACTACTGTTTGGGCTGGGTGAGATACCCTTGGTCCATCTTCCTTGCCTATGTGTGGTTGCCGTAGGCAGAAAACATGCGGTCCAGCTGGACGCGATGATGGCTAGTTTGGGGTTTTACGCCACACTTTATGAAGCGCAACCCGCTAGAACGAGATTCTAGCACGCCTCTCACACTGTAGATGAGTTTCTCTTGACTCTGGGAAGTTCCCTAAACAAGAACGGGATGAATATCCCGTATAAACCGCCGGTAACTTGCGGTATATAAAGAGAGTGATTGATCCTCGAGACATCAAAACTGGCGTTTCTAGAACGCAATGATAGCTTAGTACGCGGGGTTAGGTGCTATCAGATTTACAGGAGTGATGAGACGCTACTTCACTTAATACTCTGCGCGCTGTGGACGCACGGCAAACGAATCCTGTATTTTATGCCCGAGTGGTGGAATAGGTAGACACAGCGGACTTACGTAGGCCCAGTGGCTTGTTGGAGAGCAGCACTCCTTCCTACGACCAAAATCCGCTGGTAGCGATACCGTGCCGGTTCAAGTCCGGCCTTGGGCACTCAACCCCATTTACATGGGGTTTATTTTATATCGGAGGAATTATAATGAAAAAACTTATAATTGCTTTACTAATTATACTATGTATCCTATTATTATGTATGAGTACCGCTAAAGCTATGGAAGAAATATCAGAACCCATTCATCCTCAAATAGATTTGGTAACTCCAACTCCTGCTCCTACTCCAGAGCCAACTCCTTCCCCAACTCCAATGCGCGAAATTAAAATAGACTATTCGCCGCATAAAACTGTAATGGAAATTGGCGATGAAGTAACTTTAAATGCTACTCTGATAAACTTTTACGGAGATTACCACTGTACATGGCAGTATAGTGCAGACGGTAATTCATGGTCTGATATTCCAAATTCAGACTCAACAGCTTATACCTTTAAGATTTCACAGGAAAATTACCGTTATTATTGGCGAATTAAAGTTTATCATTAAAGAAATATTTGACTTTTAATAAAAATTTTGTTATAATATTAATGTACCAAGGGA